AGGTTTTTATTATGAGAGAAGGTAATCCAAAATACAAATACAGTGAGGACTTGAACCTTGCTGACTTATGGAACTATGTTGATGATACATATGGTCAACATTATTCTAAGAACAAGTTTCAGGCAACAGAGTTTATTATCGACGGAGGTCATGGAGATGGTTTCTGTATCGGTAATATTATGAAGTATGCCCAACGCTATGGTAACAAGAATGGTTACAATCGCGATGACATAATGAAGGTACTTCACTATGCATTAATACAACTACATGTTCATGACCACTACGGGAGAGAAGAAGATGAATAGAAAACTAAGAAGAACAACTGATGCCGCAATGAGAGGTACATCTGTCATAGATAGAGAACTGGATATGTGGGCAGCAAAATATTCAAGTGGAGGTTCTGTTCCTCGCTCTGTAAAGTTACGAGTTGCAAGACTAGTAGAAGCACGTAAGGTTGCCGGTACAGATGGAAGAAGAGAAGACCGATGGATAGTATTGTCTTACCAATGACTATCATATGGACTATTGCTTTTATGGCATTAATCTATATGGCAATATTATTGGGTGATAAAAATGAGTAGTATTCCGATGGAAGTATGGGCGGCATGTTATGTCTTCGTCTGTATTTTCATCGCAATAATTTGGAAAGACGAATAGTAATGTTAGATTGGATAACAAACCTTGGAACACCTACTCTAGTGAGTGCGTGGATAGGTGGAGCATTACTCGTCGCAATTATGTGGAAGGATGATTAAATGTTGGGATATATTTTTATAGCGGCAGTAGTTACAGCAATACTTGTAAACTATGTAGAAAACTTTATTTAAAAAAAGTGAAAATAATGCTTGACATTCTCTGTTAAGTATGTTACTGTAAGACATAATAAGAAAGGAAATATTATGTTTATAGTTAGATGTGCAGATACCCACCGAATGGTATGGGGACTTTTGCAAGAAATCAAAACAGAAGCAGAAGCAATACTTCGTGGACAACAGTTCGTGGATTGTGGTTTCATTCAGAGATTTGTAATAGAGAGGATAGAAAATGACTAAAGAAATACTTTGTCGTCTACTAAGGAAAGACGAACTCGATAAAATACACGGAACCTGTAGGATAGGTGAAATCCGAGCAACTCGAAAACAGTTGGCAAAGATACTTGGTAAACCTCGTAAGACTAAGGTGCGTCCTCATATGACAAAAACTTTGTTCGAATGGGACTTGGCACTCAAGACCAAAAGTGGTAAAGAGTTCATCGCGACTATACATGATTGGAAGTCGTGGGAGAATGGTATCAAACCAGAGAACATTACTGAGTGGACGCTTGGAGGTAATCGTAAAAGTGCCAAGAGAACTTCAGATTTATTGGAAGAAGTTCTTTCTGCAGACTCTAGGATTATTGTTTGGAGGAACGCATGATTAGATTATTAGTTGGATTTTTTCTGATGGCAGGAGGAGTAGGTGGTATAGAACAAAATACCGATATGTTCCCTAGTATCTGTTTCGCGATTGCGGGGTGTCTATTGATGTTCTCTGCAGACTTTGAAAAACTTTCGAAAGATTAAAATTAGTGCTTGACATTCTATGAAAAATAGTGTATAGTAGTAATATAGAAAGGAAATATTATGTATTCAAGAAGAAGAGAAATAGACGAGATGAAGCATTGTCCTCTTGAGTCAACTATGTTGGCGACTGAGAACTACAACCTAATCCGTCCAGAGTTTTATGAATTAGTAGAGAAAACTTTTGGAGACAATATCGTCTACAAAAACTACGCCATTGCCGAGTATAACTTTATACAGGCAGATATTGATGCGGTAGGTTACTAATGCAACTGTTACATGGTTCAATGACTCACAACATACATGGTCGAAAACGCTCGACCAACGCATGGAAGAAGGCAAAACCTTACCAACCAAAGGTTAGACTAGAGGATACATATTCTCTGGGCGATGAGGGTAAAAAACATCGTGAGGCATATCCTTCTCTAAGTGAAATGGGCATGGACTATGTAACACCAGAAGACAAGTCATATAAGTTGAAGGAATCAAAAAACTACACAGTGGCAATCGGATATAACAAAGGTACATACCAAGTTATTCCACAAGACGAAATAAAAAGTATTGGTAGAAAATAAGGAAGGTATAAATAAGAATATAGTTTGTTAATACGAACTGAAAACTAGGCAGGACGGGGGTGCGAATCCCCCCGCCTCCACCATAAGAACTGATGAGACCCACGGAGGGATGCATACCTCTTCGCAATGAGGGCAATAGGTGATACTATCTGACCCCATTTGACCAGACGCGCAATCGAAAGTCTCTAAACCAATGTCGGTGCATTTGGGTCAGTCTTTTTGATGGGGGCGAATAGTATCGACTGATAGGAATAAGTGAGAGTAGAACTATCGTATGACCGCGACATAGGTCAATCTAAACTAACCGCAAATGATAACTCATTCGCACATGAAAACTTTGCCCTAGCGGCATAGTCTTTCGGGGTTCGGGGACACCTAGCAACAGAAGTCCTCACTTATTAATAATGGAGAATTTATGAAAGAATTTATATACAATAGTTGGAACGCAATCTTTGACCACAAGTCAAACCCCCTGAGAAACATACCCGATATAGGTGTACGCCATATGGTGTTACAAGTACTCGCATGGATGTGGTGTATTGTGTTCGCAGTAATCTTAGGAAGTTTCCTCGCAGGAGTGTATAGTATGATATTACATATGTTAACACTTGCCGCGATTACGATTACAGTAGGAACCTTTGAAACCGCAAAGAGAAAACCAGAAGTGTTCATAAGACCTTCTTCAAGTTCAACCTCTTCACGCGGATATGGTGGAGAACACGAATAAGGGTTGGTCGCCTAATAGACCCGTGAGGTGACATGGTCAGCACCTCTTTCCTTTCGAGAGTGGGGACATCTTAATTGGTGTCCCTTTTTTTTGTGTTTGTAGGATATAATATGTATAAATAGGAATATGGACGCGGTATTTACATTAATAAAAGAACTTGGTTTCCCTGTCGCAATGGCAATGATAGGTGGGTTCTTTATGTTTCTTACACTAAAATATATTATGGAAGGTGTTATTGGACAAGTAAAAACCCTACATAGTATTACAGGTGCATTAGATAATCGTGTAAAGACTATGAACCACGATATGATAAGGATTGATACAACACTATGTGTCATACTTGGATTGAGACCAGACCTTGACAGGATATCAAGGGCAGACGGAAAGAACGACGCAAGAAGAGATTGATTATGGATGAGATAGTGAACGCGGTAAAGGACTTTGGGTTTCCCATAGTTGCCGCAGTTGGAATGTTATATATGATTTACTTTGTATGGAAAACCATTACAGAGGAGATTGAAGCAAAGTTAGGTGACGCGCACGTTACCCTGATTGGACTTATTGATAGAATAAGAATGTTAGATAACGATATCATAAGACTACAACAGAAGTTAGATACCTGCGATAGAGATGAAGAGAAAACAAGATGAATAGAGACGATATACTAGATAGAATAAAATACTTCTTTGGAGGTTTGATTATTGCGTGGTTGTTAGTCGCAATACAGAATACGAGTGCTTGTGCCGCACCTATAGACCATAGGTTCAAGTCACCTTCATTCAATGGACAGAATACATCAAGTCATTACCTAACGATTGAGAACCAAGAACGAACTCGTAAAGATGCGTTGGAACAAGAGATAGAAGATGCCTTAGAAGAAGCGGCAAGGGAAGCAGAGAATACTACCCTCGCAAGGTTTCTGAGAAACGTGGAGAGTAGGATTTATTCTACACTCTCAAGACAGTTAGTGGATAGCATGTTCGGAGAAGACCCATCAGATACAGGTGAGTTTTTTGTGGATGGCGCAGGGATTAGTTATGTCGTCGATGGCGATAAAGTGGAGTTAACAATTACAGATGAATTCGGGAATGTTACGGTCATTGTTATTCCTATTGGGAATTTTGGTATCTAGTTGTTCAAGTCTTGGTATTGAGGAAATCACACTAAGACAAACAGTAGAAGATGCCCAAGTCCAACAAGAGTTACTCTCAGAGAAACTCAAGAATGTTGGAGAACCCGTTAGGAAACCTTCGGTTGCGATTTATTCGTTTACTGATAAGACAGGACAAAAGAGACAGACAAGTAGTGGTGGTACTTCATTTAGTTCTGCCGTTACACAAGCACCAGATACTTATCTGATACGCGCGTTGACTCGTGCGGGGAATGGTAAGTTTTTCAAGGTGGTTGACAGGACTCAACTTGAGTCGTTGACAAGAGAAAGACAACTTATAAGACAGACTAGAAGTTCTTATGAGGGGGAAGGTGCAAAGAAACTACCTGCATTGACTTTTGCGGGTATGATTATTGCAGGAGGTATTGTGGGTTACGACCACAGTATCGAATCAGGCGGTGATGGTGCGAGGTATCTCGGTATCGGTTCATCGCGTGAGTTTAGTCGTGACACGGTGACTATAAACATACGATTGATAAGTGTCGCGACGGGTGAAGTTTTACTTGATGTAATAACAAGTAAGACTATTTTGTCTACTGCCATTGGCGGTGACATATTTCGTTTTGTAGAACAGGGTACTAGACTTGTTGAGGTTGAGTCTGGTGTTGCCCGTAACGAGAGTGTTTCGATTGCAACTCAACGTGCTATTGAGACAGGGGTTTTAGAACTTATTATTCGGGGAAAAGATAAAAAGTACTGGACTTTAATTAAAGATATAAGAGGATAATCTAATGGCGATTTTTAAAAATATCGTTTTTGTTATGATGTTTTTACTGCCTAGTTTTGCGTTCGCGCAGGACAATGAAATCTATATAGACCAATCTGGTGCGGGTGTCACAATCGATATCACACAAGATGGTTCTGGTAACAAAGTGGGTGGTTCAGATACTGACTCAACTAAAATGCTAATAAGTGGTGATAATATTGCCCTTAGTATCGATGCGGTTGGAACAGGTAACGACGTGATTGGTAATATTGTTGGAGACAATAATAGTGTCGATTTAGATGTTGTTGGTTCAACAAACGCAATCAATCTAAACATTGATGCGGCAGATGTATACGGTTCAACAGGGGGTTCATTCAATCTAAACCTTGCTGGTTCTGGTAATAATGTTGACCTTGATGTTGCAGGAAATGACCAAGCAAACAACGCAGACTTTGATTGGTTACTTGATGGGGATTACAACACCCTTGATTTTGATATCGACGCAAACGACTATACAAGTGAAATGGATATCATAGGTGACAATAATACTTTGACAGTAGATGTCGATGGGTATGATGGTCACAGTATGAATATAGATGGTTCGGGTAGTTATTGGGATGTCACTATTGACCAACAATCAACATTACAAACCGATAGTTTGGAGATAGATTTCAATGGTTCTGGAACAAGTACGACACCTGCTACGATTTGTATTAGTCAGTCTGATTCTGGTACTGCCACAGGTTGCAACTAGTCTAGAAGATATAGGTGCTGTTGACCGCGCAGTCGGTTGGCGACAGGTAGTAAGAGAAACAAAAGAGTTAGAACCCAACAAGGGTTTTGACGTTATATCAAACGATGACCTTCGTACAGGTGACGGACGAATGCAAGTACGTTTCGTTGATGACAGTAAACTACGGATGACAGAACATACCCGTATCGTCATTGACAATGTTGTGTTCGACAAAGACCCAAGTAAGTCAGACCTTGCTATGACCTTTGCCCAAGGAACTGCCAGATTTATTTCTGGTGGACTTGGTAAGGTAGACAAAGAGAATATCAGACTCAAAACTCCGACTGCCACGATTGGTATCAGGGGTACAGATTTTACAGTTACTGTAGATGAGTTTCGGTAAGAGTCTTGATTGTTCTCCTTCCCGACATAAACGGAGTATCCTCTGGTGAGATTATTGTATCCACTATGGCAGGGGAAGTTGTTCTCAATAAACCTTTTGAGAGTACAACGACAACTCTATTTGAATCACCACCTTCCAATCCTGCTATCCTAAATTTGAGTTTGGATATGTTGAACAACATCATGATAATAAATCCACCAAAGGAAGAACAGACCTATGCTGACTTTATGGATACACTCAACGAAAAGAAGAATATAAATCCTCTTGATATTGACTTCCTTGATGAAGCACTATTAGATGAAGACGAACTTGACAGAGACTACCTTGAGTTTACAGAATTAGATGTAGACTTTTTGAATGTTGATTTCTTACAAGACCTTCTTGATGATTACTCTGACATACTAGATGACAAAGGTTTCCTTAGTGATGAACAGAAAGGTGGCGACCTACGCATAGAAGGAACTGAAGAGGGATTTGACACTACTACACAGTTCAACACAATCGTAGATGCCAAGGAAGTAAGACTACTTAGAAATGTAAATGATATTGTTGACATAAGTACTGATGTAGAACAATCTACTAGAATAATATATGAGAGTGATGGAATAGAGTTTGACGACATCGTAATAAATGGTGGTCAATCTACAACACTAACGATAAAGCAATAATATGAAAAACTGGCACGTACTCGTAACACTCGGACTACTTTTACTAGTGAGAATATCCGACCCATTTATGTTAGAGAGTGCTAGGTTATCTTGGTTTGATGGATTACAGAGAGACCAAGAACCTACTAAGTCAGAACAGATTGTTCTCGTAGATATAGACGAACCTACACTGGAGAAGTTAGGGTCAGTATCCTATACCAAGAGATATCCTAGCAGAATATATTGATGAAGCACCAGAGGCACTTATTGGATTGAATGTCTTGTTATCAGAAGAAGACAGGTTCGGAGGAGATGCCGCACTCGCATCAGCATTGTCCTGGAAGAATAGTGTCCTTGCTATAACTCCTTCAAGTAAAACGAATACAAAATACAGACCACCACAAATTGGTACTGCTACATTCGGAGAGAAGGACGCAACGGACTTCCTACCAGAACTCAACGGAATGTTATTTGCGAGAGAAGAACTTCACGACGCATCACTAGGATATGGTACAATATCTTCATCACGAGATGTGGACGGAATACTACGACGCGCACCTCTACTTGAATACTTTGACAATAGAATATATCCCGCATTCGCATTAGATATACTCAGGGTTGCGGCAGGAGATATCTCATATCAAATCAGTCACAGACGATTATGGTATTCAGTTTGTTAGGATACCTGCCTTCAAGAACATACCTACAGATATAAACGGCAATGTTCAGATAGCATTCTGGAATCAGTTCGAACGATATTCCTTTACAGATATAGACAAGATACCCGAAGGAAGTATTGCGATAGTTGGTGCGACCTTTGAGGGAAGTCCTGTTGTAACAACTCCTATCGGTAATATGTATCCACACGATATTCAAGCAAACCTTATCAAGACGATGATAGATGGTGTTGTCATAACAAGACCAGACGAGTTCTTTATATACGAACTTCTCTTTACACTGGTTGTATCTTTACTACTTCTCTTTGCTCTTGTCAAGTTATCGATATGGGTATCAGGGGTGGGATTTGTTGCGATATCTGTTCTGTCTGTAATGGGTGCTACATCACTCTTCACTAAATCGTATCTATTGATTGACCCTGTGTTCCCGTTACTCGCATTACTACTTGTATTCTCACACGGAAGTTTCGTTCAGTTCTATACTCAGTTCAAACTAAAACAACAAATCAAAGCACAGTTCGGAACCTACCTAGACCCAAGACAAGTCGAACAACTTCAGAAAAATCCAGACCTATTGAAGTTAGGTGGAGAGAGACGCGAGATGTCTTATATGTTTACTGACATTATTGGGTTTACTCCTATATCAGAACACTATAAGAACAACGATGACCCCGAAGGATTATGCGAACTTATAAATGAATACCTAGATGAAGTCACTCAAATCGTTTTGAATAATGGTGGTATGATTGACAAGTTCATGGGCGACTGCATAATGGCAGTATTCTCCGCACCTATTGTAATGGAGAACCACGCAGAGATGGCAGTCAAGTCTGCTATAGAGATAGAACAGAAGACCCTTGAACTCAAGAAGTTATATAAAGAACGAGGACTACCCGATATAAATGTTGGGACAGGGGTGAATACTGGAACCGCAATCCTTGGTAACATGGGTAGTAGTACACGATTTGATTACTCTGTAATTGGTGATGCCGTCAATCTTGCGGCACGATTAGAAGCAACTGCGGGTAGAGGAGACTATAAAGACACTCCAACAATCTATTCATCATATACAAAAGACCTCTTACCCGACACAATAAAGTCTGTCAAGATAGGCGATATCAAAGTCAAGGGTAAAGAAGAACTCATCGAAATATACTCCCCACAAAAATAATATCCTTATTATTAAAATAAGTGCTTGACTTTCTCTGTTGTTTGTGATATACTGTAAGTATAGTCAATAATAAAGAAAGGAAAATATTATGGCACATGAACTAGAAATCCGAAAAGGTAAAGCACAAATCGCATATGCAGGGGATGTCCCTTGGCATGGTATGGGCACAAAGGTAGATTCAAATCTAACTCCCGCAGAGATACAAATCGCGGCAGGTCTTGATTGGGATGTCCAAAAAGAAACGATGACAACATCATCTGGTGTTGAAATCAAAGGAAAGAAAGCACTCGTTCGTTCGGGTGACAACAAAGTCCTTGATGTAGTTGGAGACAACTGGAACCCTGTTCAGAATGACGAAGCATTTGAGTTCTTCTCAGAGTTTGTCAATGCAGGTGATATGGAGATGCACACTGCAGGTTCACTGAAAGGTGGTAAGATGGTTTGGGCACTTGCGAAAGTGAAGGAATCATTTGATGTACTGAAGGGTGACCAAGTTGATTCATATCTCTTGTTCTCAAATCCTCATATGTATGGTAAGTCAATTGATGTTAGGTTCACACCTATCCGCGTTGTATGTAACAATACATTATCTCTCTCACTGGAGATGTCATCTGCTAACGCAACTAAGATGTCACATCGTAAGGTCTTTGACCCAAGTGAAGTAAAAGAGACTATGGGTCTTGCACACGACAAGTTTGAGAAGTTCAGAGAGACTGCTCAGTTCCTTGCGTCACGTCAGTTCAATAGTGACTCACTTATAAAGTATTACAATGAAGTGTTCCCAAGAACATACAAAGGTAAGACTGAAGTGAAAGTCAAGTCTGTTGAAGACCTAACCAACAATGCAAAGAAAGCATATGACCTTCTTGGTACTCAAGCAGGTGCAGAGTTTGGTAAAGGGTCTTGGTGGTCTGCATTCAATAGTGTGACTTACTTCACTGACCACGAGATGGGTCGTAATGCGGATACTCGTTTATCCTCTGCATGGTTTGGTGCGAACCAGACACGCAAAGTGAAGGCACTGGAGAAAGCAGTGGAGTTTGCACTGTAATGTTGAAATCAAAAGTAAATACAAATGAAATCACTGACGAACTCAGTAAGGATTTTGATTACGAGTTTGATGGGACAACAGAGTTTCAACCTCCTGTCATCACATCACTTGATAGAGCAACTTACCTTGATAAGGAGTTCTCTATCGGGTTGATAGTGGGTGCAAGTGGTTCGGGTAAATCAAGTCTTCTCAAAGAGTTTGGAAAAGAAGAAACCATTACTTGGAATGGAGACGAAGCAGTTTGTTCTCATTTTGATAATGCAAAAGATGCAAGAGAACGACTAAGTGCGGTTGGATTCAATTCAATCCCTGCTTGGATGCGACCTTATCATCTACTCTCTAATGGAGAACGATTTAGGGCAGACCTCGCGCGTCGTTTGAAAGACAACGCAGTAATAGATGAATACACATCTGTGGTGGATAGAAATGTAGCAAAGAGTTGTTCACACGCAACTCGTAGATACATAGACAAAAAAGGAATCAAGAATGTAATCTTTGCAACTTGTCATTATGATATTGTTGAATGGTTACAACCTGATTGGGTCTATGATACTGCTACAGGTCAGTTCACCACAAGGGGGTCTCTTCGGCAACCCGAAATCAGTTTGGAAATATTACCTTGCACAACAAAGGCGTGGAAGATGTTCCGCGACCATCACTATCTCTCAGGAGACCTCAACCAAAGTTCACGGTGTTATCTCGGAATCTGGAACGACATCATTGTGGGATTTAATGCAGTGATAACAAATCCAAGTGGCACTCTCAAACACGCATGGAGAGAACACAGAACTGTGATACTTCCAGACTTTCAAGGTCTTGGTTTAGGTACTCGTTTCTCTGATGCGATTGGTGAGATTATGTTGGCAGAAGGTAAGAGATACTTTTCAAAGACTGCTCACCCAAGATTGGGAGAGTATAGAGAGGTATCACCTAAGTGGAGACCTACGTCACATAACAAAAAGGCAAGAATGGATTACCTAAACAGACCGAATGATAACAAATACAGTGACACCTTGAGGTCGAAACATAAAAACCGAATATGTTTTGCTCACGAATATATAGGTGAAAAAAATGAATTATTTACTTGACATTCTCTGTAAAGTATGGTACAAGTAAGTATAAGATAAATTATGAAAGGAAAAAAATATGTCTTTTAATATGTTACCAGAAGTAGATTCAAAGGGTTTGAAGAACTACCCTTGTTTCTCTGGTGAAGGTCGTCACTTGATAGTTGGAGTGGCAGGTGCCTTTGAAAAAAGTTCTAATGAAATGTTCAATAGCATTTGGCGAATGATTCGTGACAATGAAGTGTTGAACCCTGCGATGACTTCTAGTGGAAGTATGATTGATTCTGTGAATATAGTTTCAGTTGATAGTTCTGCGACTATGACTGGTTGGAAAAACACTTGCTCAAATGATTTGAATTATCCCATTACTTTTATTGGTGATGTGAACGGAGAGTTTACTCGTAAAATGGGTATGAGTACAGTGTTTGCTGATGGTAGTACTAGAAGTTGGTTCTACTTCGCAATGGTCAGTGATGGTTTCTTCGATGTCTGGACTCCTGCTAAAGGATTCCGTGACGGCACAGAAGTCAACTCGCACTCGCACTCGAACTCAGATGTTATCTACAATGCTTCTAGAAGTTTCCATAACGAAATTCGTGACTTCATTGATGAGTTGATTGAAGAAGAAGAGTTCAATTCGGTGGCAGGAAAGTAGTATATGACACACGTAAACTATGATTGTCCCGAAAAGTTTGTTCCTTATATCAAGGGGTGTCTTGATGTTCTGGGTCTATGGAAATATCCTGACCTAGAACTGACAGTCGTGATGGAACCTACTATTACAGGTGGGGCACATGGATACTGTTGGGGAGATACCGAAGAGGTAGAGATTGAAATTGCTACAGACAAAGTTGCGATGGACGAAGTATGCCTAACGATTGCCCACGAACTCATTCACGCAAAACAATATGCCTCTGGTGTATTAGAAGATATGAACTGGAAAGGTAAGTGTTATAGGGATACTAAGTATTATACAGAGTTACCTTGGGAAGAAGAAGCATTCAGAAAAGAAGAAGAAGTGATGCGAAAGGCAATAGAGATTATGACAAGGGAAAATATGATGCAGAAAGTGATAGGACTCATACCCGCAAGATGGGAATCAAGTAGGTTTCCTGGCAAACCACTAGCAGAGATAGATGGCATACCTATGATACAAAGAGTGTATGAGCAATGTCTAATGGCAAAAAAACTCTATTCAGTAATAGTTGTAACAGACAATGTTGCTATTCATCAATATTGTAGAGATAACTTTATGGAAGTTGTTATGGTAGATGATGATGTTGAAACAGGTACAGACAGGATTGCTCTCGCAGTACGAAATATGCATGGAGTAAGATACTCAGATATCTTTATCAATATACAAGGTGATGAACCTGTTATCAATCCTGAAGCAATAGACAAGATGGTTGAAACCTTTGACCACGAGATTGGTGTATCGGTTGCGTATAGAGTAATGACTGACTATAGTAAATTGAATGATAGAAACGTAACTAAGGTTGTTATAAATGACAATGGTCATGCTATGTTCTTCTCAAGACTTCCTGTATCTAAGTTACAGTCACTAGGGTTGTTTGCTTTTAATGCGAAGACACTACAAAACTTCTCAAGACGAGATGAGTCACCCGACACTACCGAGAGTATTGAGATGAGAAGGTTCCTTGAACGAGGGCAACTTGTAAAGATGGTAGAGGTACAAGACGAAGGTCTAGCAGTTGATATACCAGAAGATATAAAGAAGATTGAAGAGTTTCTTAAATTAAAAAGGTTTATAAAAAAGAAAACACTTGACTTACAAGAGTAAGTGTGATACACTAGTAGGTAACAAAGAAAGATAAAATATGTTTATACACGAATCAGTAAAACTCACAGAGATGGATGCCGTCACAACCGAGAAGGGTCGTAAATATCGTACACCCGAAGGTGTTGACTTGCCCTCTATCACAACAGTACTTTCAATCCTGTCAAGAGATAGTATTGCGAAGTGGCGTAAGAGAGTAGGAGCAAAAGAAGCAAACCGTATCTCTGGTAAGGCATCGGGTCGTGGTACTCGCGTTCATGAGATTACCGAGAAGTATATTGACAATAACCCTAACTACAAAGAAGGGTACACCCCTGATATCATTCATTCCGTTCAATGTGATGAAACCAATCCTTGATGGATTTATTGGTAAGGTCTATGCTCAAGAAGCACCTCTGTATTCCAATCACCTTGGAGTTGCAGGACGAGTTGACTGCGTTGCTGAGTTTGATGGAGTACTATCCATCATCGACTTCAAGACCTCAATGAAACCTAAGAAGAGAGAATGGGTCAAGAACTACTTTATGCAGGAAGCGGCATATGCCATAATGTGGGAAGAACGTACAGGTCAACCTATCACTCAACTTGTCACTATCATATCAGTAGATGGCAAAGACAAACCACAAATCTATGTAGAACATCGTGATAACTGGATAAACACTCTGAGAGACACAATAAAAAAGTATAATGAGGAAAACTCTAGTTCCGTTTTGTTATAAATAGATGTATAATTTAACTTTATTACAAATGGGACTTATTGATGTTTTCTTTTTTAAATTTTTTATCAGAAGAGGTTTCTAAAAAAGATTTTCCTTCAGAGATTTTTGGTGAACTTTCTGTCGAAAAAAAATCTGAAAATAGTAAGACCGCAATATTCGTTGTTAGGTCAAATGATAGGTTAGATGACCGTGATGAAATACTACGTAACCTAGACCAAGCAGGAATCAAAGCAGAAGTTCGAAATAAAACAGGACAATCTGTTGACCCAATCTTCATTGATTCTCATTTTGATGTTAAGGTGATTCTTCTTATAAAACCTAAATCTGGTGGTATGGGTGAAACAACCCTTAATGCATCTATTACTGAATTGTTTCCACTCATAGCATGGGAAAAGAACTACAGGATGGGAACTAGTATTGACAAGTTCTATGACTTCTTATTAGAACAAGAACCAACAACCCTTAAATGTGTTCTTGGTAAAGACTCTAAAGCGGCAGTAGATACTATTCAAAAAGCATCTGAATCTTCTAAGTTCTCAGAGAAAATGTTAAACGCAATGGGTGTTTATAAATATCTAGTCGATGAGAACAAAGGTAAACCTATCAAGAATGTTTATTGGGGATATCGTGCGAAACCTACAGGTGTTCCAAAGGGACATCCAGGAGATATCTTTTTAGAATTTAGTGATGGAATGCTAGGAGTATCACTCAAAGCAGGTGGTAAGAAAACAAAAGAACCTAAACTTAATACCTATGTCAACCCTATCTTCACTGCATTCAACAAAGAACGCAACGTAATTGCATTACGCAGAAAATTACATACCGAAGTGTATTCTAAGATTGAAGGTATGCCTCCATCTGGTTCATATGATAAGTCCAAGAAAAGAGATACCTCAAAATTACTTATTAAACTGAATAAAGAAGATAAAGCAAGATATGAAAAACTTTATGACCAACACCTAGAGATTTGTAGACAGAGTGTTATTGACTTATTTAATCAAAATAAAGAAAATACTCTCGAATATATTCGTTCTGCAATACTTCGTGATGCACCTTCAGTTCCTACAAAGGTTATAAAAGCAGTTGAAGATAATTTTGAAGAAGTTACAGAAACAGACGAACTAGGTGTGTTCTTACCTCTTGTTAAGTTTGTAAAAGCATATGCATCAAAAAGTTCTAAACAGAATTGGTTTTTAGAGTTAAAATCTCGTGAACAAACCATTACGATGGCAATGTCAATTAGAACTAATAAGAGTGGTACCGCAGGAAATAAAAAGTTAGGGCAGTTCTTTAATCTTTCAGTTAAATACAATTCGTTGAGTACCGAGTAATGGAAAAGTTTTCATCTTTCATAACAGAGAATAAGAATACTCACATGACTCATATTGAGGACAAGGTTCTCTATGGAGGTGTGAAGGGTACACGAGAAGCAATCAATGCATTGCGTGAACTAAGAGATATGCTCGCAGGAAAGACAGACGCAAAACTCTCGGTCAAGTGGGATGGTGCTCCTGCAATATTCTGTGGACAAGACCCAAGTGACGGAGTAGTTCTTTGTTGCGAAAGAAAGGTATCTTCAATGCGAACCCTAAAGTCTATAAGACAGACGAAGAGATTGATGCAGACACTTCGGGTGAACTCGCAAAGAAACTCAAAGAGGCATTGAAGTATCTACCCTGACCTTGGCATCACGGGTGTGATACAGGGAGACTTCTTGTTTTCAAAAGAAGATGTTACCAAAAAAGAAACTATTGACGGACAAAACTATACAACCTTTCATCCTAACACAATCATATATGCGGTTCCTTATGACCAAGCAAAGACTGTAAGAGATGCAAAGATAGGTGTTCGTATGGCATACAACCTATACAGGAAAAGACTTTGCATCAATGAGAGCATCATATGGTGTTGATGTGTCTAAGTTTAAAAAGACTAAGAATGTCTGGTCACAGGATGCGATGTTGACTAATGTAGGTGAAGCAACACTCACCGCCAAAGAGACAGAAGAAGTAAATAAACACTTGACAAATTGCGGTAAGTTGTTTAATAAGATATCGGGTTCTACATTAAGAGAACTCGAAGGTAATCAAATGCTCGCACAACACATAGAACAATACAACAATACATTCGTAAGAGAGGGTCAACTCTTACCTCCAAGTGCATCTCATGTGAACGGACTTATTAAATGGATAGATAAGAAGTATAAGGAAAGAAATGGATAAACGTAAAACAGACAAGGGAAAGAAGACCCAACAGGATAAACTAGACATTATTATGAAGTTTTTCTCTACTACAAACAAAAAATCGTTAATAAATATGTTCGATTTACAAAAAAGTATTGTATTGGCGAAGTTAAAACTTATAAATAAACTTAATAGTATAGAAAATACTGATGCATTTGTTCAGACCAAAAAAGGTTATAAGGTTAGGACAGGGGCAGAGGGTTTCGTTGCTATTGACAAATTAGGTGGTGACGCGGTTAAGTTAGTTGACCGCATGGAATTTTCGTATAATAACTTTAGTCCAGATGTACTAAAGGGATGGGACAAACCAAGGAAGTAAAATGAGCAATAAACCTCTAGGATTCAATGCATTCACTCAAAGTGAAGACCCCGAAGTTGAAACAGAAGCACTCAACATTCAACAAAGACTTGCACGTAAACGTTCGTTCGCAAAGAACAAGGCAAAGATTGCTTTGGGTCGTAAACGTGCGGCACGTAAAGTTGCGAGTATGGATGTCCTAAAGAAACGTGCAGTCAAAGCGGCACGAAAGAAAGTTGCTCTCAAACTTACAAAAGGTATCCCTTCATCAGAACTGAGTATGGCACGTAAGATTGATATAGAAAAGAAACTTGAGTCGAAAAAAGGTAAGATACAAAAGATTGCCAAGAAGTTACTACCCGCTATCCGTAAAAAAGAGTTAGCAAAGAAACAGAAGAAGGGCACTAACGAGGACGATAAGTAGATAATGATTAAGAATTTTAAAGACTATTTGATTGAAGAGACCCGTGAGGTCTACTTCACGTTTGGAAGAATGAATCCACCCTACAATAGGTCACGGAAAAGTATTAGACACGATTGCAACTAAAGCATCTGGTGCAGACTGGAAAGTCTATGTATCTCATAGTACTGGACCCAAAGACCCATTAACATATTCAGATAAGATTAAACACCTACGCAAGATGTTCCCAAAGCATGGTCGTAACATCATAGTCGATAAGAGTGTCAAGAATGTATTCGATATTGCGAGAGTATTATACGACGCAGGATACAAACGCATCAACATGGTAGTTGGAGAAGACCGACTACGAGAGTTCGATGTACTACTCAATAAATATAACGGCAAGAAAGCACGCCACGGATTCTATAACTTTGAGTCAATCAAGAGTAGTATCTGCAGGGTCGTAGAGACCCTGATGCCGAAGGTGTAGAAGGAATGTCTGCATCTAAACAACGTGCCAACGCAACAGATAATAACTATCAAGCATTCACTTTGGGTGTTCCAAAGAATATGAATGATAAAGATACACGCAAACTCTTTAATGACGTAAGGAAAGGTTTAGGTCTTAAAGAACAAACAACATTTAAAAATCACATCGACCTTGGTAAGAAAGATGATACTCGTGAGGCATATGTCAACGGGACTCTATTTGAACTGGGCGATACAGTAGCAATAAAAGAGAGCGATGAGATAGGAACCGTAACCGTATTAGGTGCGAACTATGTTATCGTTGAATGTGGCGAAAGGAAGTTACGAAAATGGTTAGACGCAGTTCAGTTAGTTGAACGACAAGACCCTGATGTAAAGGATAAGAAGGGAACACAACCTGCCAAGTATTACGCAAAGGATGCTAAAGGTAAGGAGATGTCTAAGTCTACCAAATCGAAACGCGACGCCCACTTTAAGAAAGGTACGGCAATGGATGACGATAATCCAAATGCCTACAAACCTGCTCCGGGTGACAAATCAGCGAAGACGAAACCAAGTAAGTATACCAAAGACTATGAAAAGATGTTCGGAGAGAACGCAGGGGAAATAGGCACAGACAAACTAAAAAAGAAATACACAGACGATACACCACTAGAAGAAATCTTTGGAAAGCATATTGACCTATCGGGTCGTCCTTTCCTATCAAACTTTGATGGTGTTGTCAACGGGGATATTCACAGAAAGATTATTCGTAGATGGATAAAGGATGTTGCGAGAAAGAAGTTTGATGCAACTCAAGCACAAAAACATTTAGGAGACCTCGTTAGACTCATAGGTGGTAATATTAATAATGTCCAAAAAACACTATTTAAAATCTTTGATAGGAAGGCATTGCCCGCGCGTCTTGACTATCGTAAAACAAGAACATTTATGAAGTCAGATGTAACAGTCAATAAAAAAGACCTCGCAAAGAGAATAACAGAAACACGAAGAAGGTTAAAGAAATGACATCTAGTTTCAAAGAATTTATTACCGAAGCAGACGAAGCACTCAAGAAGAAGAGTGAAAAGTCTGGAGTATCTTATGGCGTTTTGAAGAAGGTTTATGATAGAGGAGTTGCCGCGTGGAGGACAGGACATCGTCCAGGAACCACTCCTCAACAATGGGGATATGCACGAGTAAATGCATTCATAGTCAAAAAGAAAAAAGGTGGTCTGAACCACGATAAGGATTTAGCGTAATGAAAAACATAAACGAAAATGTAATCAACAAGATGAAAAAGATTGTCAAGGACAAACAAGCAATGAAGATTGATGGTGTTATGGTTGACCTCTATACTGCCTCTGCGGTTACTAAAATATATGACATTGTAAATCCTGCCAATAAAAAGAAGATGGAAAAGATGTCTCCACAAGGTCTTGCGACTGCCGCGTTCAAGATACTGGGTAAGAAAGAAAGTGTTTCTGAAGAGAAGGCAACCCCTGAAGAGAAAGCAGAACTTGCATTGAAACATGCTAAAGAAACTGAATCACTCAAAGATAAGCAAGGAAGAGAAAAAGAAACTCTAATGCAACAGAGAAGATGCCAGTGGTATGAACCCTAAACAGAAAATGAAGTTCGACCAACTTATGAAAAAGTTAAAAGGTGGTAAGGAACATATGAAGTTCAAACGCATGGCAGATAACCCTGTTGAGGGTGACGACATGTTCCACGGATATGTCAAAGACCTTGCAATGAAAGAAGCAGTAGATTTCTCAGATGCACAATTATCAAAAATGAAGAAGGCATACTCAACTCTCAAACACATTGACCCGTCCTCTCAAAACTATAAGAAGTTGAAGACATCGATTCGCAAGTTAGATGTTAATAGACTAGAACAACTTGCACGAGCAAAAATTAAGTTTGTGTCTACGATTGCGGCGGGTGAGTACGCAATAAAAAGTGGTAAACGATTACACGCAAGAGACTATCTGGAGTCAACTGAACTTGAAGAAAGTGTCAAGATATCTTTCCATAGTAAGGGTGCGAAAACTAAGTGGATGAAGAAACAAGGAGTTGCTTCAAAGGAAATCATAAACCAAACGCCTACAAGTGTTGAGTTACCTTCTAGATGGAAAGACCTTTCAAAGAAAAAAGACCACGACGAAATCTTCTCAGTTATAACTGAATATACAACTGTGTCTCCTAAGATGGCAAAAGTATTTGATAGTCTAAAAGTAGGTGATAAAATCGCATACAAAACTAAAAGATATTCCAGTGATGGTCATAAAGTCACAAAAAAGGAAATGCTTCGACACAACCAAGCAGGTATAGAACGAATTACTCTTGGAAAAGGTGTATATCTTTTAAAGAATGAAAAGACAAAAGAAGTGATGATGAAATCAGGTAATATGCCAGTTACAATTATTGATTTGGTAAAAGAATCATTAAACGAAGCACCGAAACCTTTCGGGCGGGTTGGACCACCCATACCGAAACCATCACAAGTTCGTTCTGCAATATCAAGAGTTAAAAAACAACTGATGAAAAAGTATAAACAAAAAGGTGGATACGAAAACTTCGGTCAAAAAGAATTAGAAAAAATGAAAACTCAGTTCAATTACAATCCTTCTGGTGAACCAGATGAAAGAGAAATTGCAAAAATGTTACGTGCATTCGATGATTGGGCAATGGACTATGATGGTGACATGAGAGAAGGTATAATAGAAAAGGCAATGACTCTTGGTGGTACTAACGCACCTTCTGGGAGAGACATACATGGGTGATAAAGGTATCCAAAAAATGGTTGCACTATCTAAAAAGAATCCTAATATCGAATACACTGTTAAGTCAGACAACTTTGGTGATTTCAAAGCACATTGGTTGAAGAATGGTAAGTTCGCAAAACGAACTGTTGCAAACATCAACTTTGACATGGATAAAAATGCTGTTCGTGGTGTACCAAAGGGCAAAACTGTTAAGAGTACTATCTTTGTATTACGATATAGTGTCAATGAAGGTGTCCAGATGGAAAATGATGAGTATGATAACGAAGGTGGAATGGCACTGAGTCAACTCAGAACTGCGAAGTCTGCGGTAGAAGATTTAATGTCATCTATAAAAGAGATGGACAATCTACCTGAGTGGGTTCAATCTAAGTTAACAAAAGCAGTTGACTATATGGATAGTGTCCGTGACTATATGGCAAGTGAAGAAGGTGAAGAACCTGTCGAAGAGTCAATGGCGCGTGCTCGTGCAGATGCGAGACGAGATATGGGTGGTAGAGGTGCGCAAAAAGGTATGGCGCCCCTGAAGAAAGATGTTGACAATGATGCAACAGACGGAGACCGCAAAGCGGCATCCAAACATATCATACAACAACTCAGAAAAGCGGCAGACCTACCAAATGGTGCAGAAGTTGAGTTCAAGAATGGTAAAGGTAAAGTAGACCGAAATAGTGCTCAGATGGTTCTCAAGAAATATCTTGCGATAAAGAAACCTATGGACAAAGAAAAGTTCCAAGCAAACATCAAGTCTCTTTCTGATGTAAAGAAAATATTAGGTAGATAGTTGTTGAAGTTTACGGAACATACGAACTGTGGTACATCTGATTGTTGTAATCAATGTTCATCTTTGATTGAAGACAATTGGTATCGTGTAGGTTCCGAGAAGTACTATGAGTATTTCCGTGAGGCACGAGACAAGTATTATGAAGGCAACCTAGAAGTAACAGGTAATGACCTTGAGATAATAGAGAGTAACCTTGGTGAGTTTGCTACATTCAACGGAGATAATGTTGCGTTAGATTGTATCTTCGAGGAGGAAGAACCTGAACTGAACAAACCGAAACGCGGTGGACCAAAGAAGTATTACGTACATGTCAAAGACCCCACGACAGGTAATATTAAAAAGATTTCGTGGGGAGACACTACAGGATTAAAGGTGAAACTGAATGACCCTGCCGCACGTAAGTCTTTTGTTGCACGACATAAGTGTGATACAAAGAACGATAAGATGACCGCAGGGTATTGGGCATGTAGACTACCTCGTTATGCGAAACAACTAGGATTGAGTGGAGGAGGAAACTTCTTTTGGTAAATCCTTATTGTGATAATAACAATGTAAGAACTTTCTCTGAGGAAGTTGACGAACTTGATTTGATATGGCATCGTGATAGAGAGGACAGAAGGATTGTAGTTGAGTCTGGTAACGGATGGAAACTTCAAAAGGACAATCAACTTCCTATCGTGATGGAACAGAATAAAGAATACAATATAAAGGCGATGGAGTATCATCGTATAATAAAAGGGTGCGATGATTTAGTTATTCGCATTTTTGAAGAGTAAAATAAGTATAAATAGAAGTAGAATATTTCTACATCAAATGGGAAACTGATAAATGGCAGACACACAAAAAGAAAGATTAGACCGTATAGAGTTTAAACTTGACCAGATGGCAGAAGTCATGGTCAGTCTCGCACGAGTTGAAGAGAAGTTGCAGGCAAGCGAGGAAGTTCGCACGAATGCAGTAGAGAGAATGAATAGGTTCTCTGTGAAACTTGACGAAATAGAGAAGGTCTGTGATAGTAATCACGGAACAATAAAGGTTATAAATAAAATAGTATGGTTGATAAGTGCCGCAATAATTGCGGGAACTATCAACGTAATCTGGATGTAAATAGGGAGATACTAATGAAAACATCTGATATAAACAATCTTGGTAATGCGTATCGTTCTATATACGAAGCAAAGACCAAAGAAGAAGAAGTTTCTGATAACAAAGACTTCAAACCTCATATGATGTATGACCCTGAGACAGGAAAAGGTTACAAGGCAGAGAAACCTGAAGACCACGAACGTATGTCAAAGATGGGTTATACTCACGAAGAACCTGATATGGTAAAAGAGAAAAAGTTACCGCGTCAAATGCTTGACCCAAAGAAAGATGTTATGGTCGTCAAGAATAATAAAGTACTTGTGGTTGACAAGTCCAAAGAAAAAGAGTATCTCAAAAAAGGTTGGGGTCTTGCAGAACAGAAGAAGCAGTATCCCCTGAACAACAAGCGGCAATCGCCATAAACAAAAAAGAGAAAGAAGAAATGAAAAACGAAGGTAGCGTAAAAGACCTCGCAATGAAAATAGATAAAGTTGTTGCGAAGATGAACAAGGACAGTAAACTCAAATCATTTGCAAAGAAGTTTGCTTCAATGGCAATGGATACAATGGACATAGAAAAGTCTCTAGAGAAAGTACTACCAAGTTCTGTATCTGGTGCAGTGATGATTGGATTACTAGAAGGTAAGACAAAGAGTGAAGATGCATCACAGTTCGTTGCCGCCGCTAGACAAGCAAAGAAAGATGGTAAAGATACTTTTATATTTGCGGATAAAGAGTATCCTGTTACTTGTAAAGAAGTAGAAGAAGCAGAAAAGAAACTTGACCCTGTTGACGATGCCGCGAACGATAAGAAGTTCAAAGACCGTAAGGACAAAGACATTGACAACGATGGTGATGTAGATGATAGTGACGAGTACTTACACAATCGTCGTGCTAAAGTTGATGACGAAATCGATGGTGGTAAGAAACCTGCTAAGAAAGAAGAAGAAGAAAAAGACCCTAAAAAGAAAGTTGTTGCTAAGTCTCCTAAGACTGCAGAGATTTCTAAGATAGGTGAAGACTTTGTTGCAATGTTAGAAGCATCACTTCTTGAGAAAGCAGAACCCGAAGCAATGGATGATAAAGAATCACCAAAAGGTAAAGAGTTCATTGCGAAACACAAGAAGTCTGAGAAAGACCTTGAGGATAAAGAAGAAGAAGCAGAAGAGGAAACTCCGAAAGCAGGAAAAGTTACCAAAGAGAAATCTGGTAAACGCACTTCAGATAGTACTGTAGGTGATAAAGAGGTTGTTAAATCAACTGAAGCACCTATAAAAGAAATGACCCTTGTAGATATGGCACGCGCCCATCTTGCAGGAGAAAAGGTTGACTTCTCAACAGGTAAAGTAGTTAAAGAGAAAAATCCTTATGATGGTCGTATGAAACTTGCAAAGGAATTCATGCAACGTATGGATAAGAGAAAGGGTGTAAAAAAATGATTAGACTTTTAGGAACACAAGCGGCATGTGGCACTACATCTGGTGCGGCATCTACATTTGGTGACTCAAATGTAGTACGTTTGTTTAATGGAGGAACCGCAGTTCACTTGGTAACTCTTGAAAAGGCAGACGGAACCGATATCGGTACTATCTCAATCAACGCAAAAGCAGATGTATTATTGCGTAAATCCCCTACTGACAAAATCTTTGCCGCGAATGCCGCAGTATTAGGTGTAGCAGTAGGATTCAGTTATTAATTAAAGAGAGAAAATTATGAGCAAGATACAAGCACCCGCATGGTGTGAACACGCAGTACCAACAGCAAATGGTTGGGAAGACCCAACTAGTGGAGAACTATTCAAGTCAGGTGGTTTTACACCAGAACAAATAGCAGAATGGCATGGTGACCTACCTGAACCTGCTTCACCCCCACCTTCATTAGAAGAAAGACGTGCCGCATCAATGTTGACAGAAGCACCTGTAGGTAACAGGTCTCTGGATGAGATGACCAAGGTAGAGTTAGAAGCACTAGGTCGTCAACACGGTATTGAACTTGATAGAAGAAAAAATAAAAAGGTTCTAGTAGAAACTATGAAGGACTTACTAGAAGACTAAGTAGAAGTATAAACTTTTACTTGGATACATAATGCAACTGACTAAAGACAATATTGTACTCTATGCCGCTAAGAACTACCATACTCCTAAAAGCATAGACAGTGAAGAATTCTTTGCAGACTTAAAAAGATTTAAGTACATAAAAAGACTTCTCATTAGATATAGCAACACAGGTGAGATATCTGAAAGATTGATATTGAATCACCTTATTGTTATATTCAATGTCTTTGGTTATGAAGCAGGTTTGAATATGTTAGAACTAAGAATAGAGAAGGAACACTGGGTAGCACTAAAACCATTTCTAATCTTTCTTAAAGCAATAAGAAACGATATGTATACCAACATTCATATGGATAAGAGTGTTGTTATGAAACTAAGAGAGATATAAATGGGAATATTAAAGAGTGCGGCAGACCTAGTCTACACAATCCGCTTCCTAAAAATGCTCGTTACTCCTTTCGAAAAGATGGGTGCATTCAAAGCAGGTATCATAGACAAAGACGGTAATAAACTTATAAAAAGTGGTGACCCATTTTTTAATAAAATTGCAAATCGTGAAGCATATTCAGCACACTACACTTCATTCATTAGATTAGTAATCAATCTCAAAAAACTCATGGCAAAAGTTCCGGGTGGTAAATCTGTTATCGCAAGGTATGGTGCGGCACTACTTCTCATCAAAGAAGATGGTGACCTCTCTGACAAACAAATCAATATGATACATGAAGAGACAGGTATCGACATTCTAGATTGTCTTGTAGAACAAACTCAGTGGTATATGCTAGAGGGTAAAGAACTTTCACAAGGTGTATATCGTTCTAAGTTTGATACTGTAATCACATCGGGTGAAGAGATTGTAACTAGAGGTGATAAGGTTCGTGTGGTCGAAGGACATGCATTACCTATTGATAGTGTATTGGGTATAGACATATATGAAGGTATTCATCTGAACTCTGGACAGAAGATGTACTTCTCAACAGGAGAGATAGAAAATGAAAAACTTTAAACAATTTTTAGAACAAACAAATGAGATGACAGGGACAGGTGCGGTAGCAGGGGCAGGAGATGACTCTGAGACAGTTCCAGTATATATAGATAAAGAGAAGAAGAAAAGACACAAAGTCTTGAAGAAGTTTATTCAAGCACAAGAAGATAGTAAACAAAAATGGAGTAGATAATGCTAAGTGGTATTTTAGGAACTGCTTTAGGTTTTGGAGGTTCTATTGTTCCCGCAATAACAGACCACCTAAAGACTAAGGCAAACAATAAGTTTGAACTAAAGAAAATGGAAAAGATGGCAGAACTGCGTGCCGCAGGGTTTGACCATGAAATGAAAATGTTCGAGACGCAAGCGGCAGACAACGAACATAAGAGATTGATAGAACATGACATATCAATCAATCAGGGTGTAGGGATTATTGCAGGATTGCAAAAGTCTGTACGACCTATCATAACGTATGCATTCTTTGGGTTGTTTTGTGCAATCGAAGTTACGTTATTGTTAGAGGCAGTCAATCAAGGTTCCTCTATCCAAGACTCACTCGGTATCCTATGGGATGATGATACAAAGGCAATCTTTGCCGCTATCATATCATTCTGGTTTGGTTCTCGTGCAATAGATAAAAGTCGCGGTAAATAAAATAAATTAAAAAAAAGTTTGACTTTGTTCCATTATTATGGTATAATGGTGGTTCTGAAGATGTGGAAAAGTATAAGTAGTACTACCCCCAAAAAATAAATATGTGTCCTATGGAGATGAAATGACAGTGAAGATTGACCGCAAGAAAGATAAACTATTAGCGGATTATGCGGTAGGGATGTTGAAAGATTTCTACCTTAGAGGTAATGAGAAAAGTCCCCAAGACGGATTCAAAAGGGCATCAGAGGCATGGAGTAAATACCGAGACGAGATAGACGACGAACTCGCACAACGTCTTTATAATTATGTGTCACAGAAGTGGTTCATGTTTGCGTCTCCAGTATTGTCCAATGCACCTAACGGAACTGGTAAGAGTAAGGGGATGCCTATCTCTTGTTTCCTTACCTATGTTCCTGATACACTTAGAAGGACTTATTGGTCACACTTCAGAACTTAGATGGTTATCCGTTTATGGTGGAGGTGTCGGTGGTCATTGGTCTGATGTAAGAACAGTATCTGACATTGCTCCTGGACCCATGCCATTTCTTCATACCGTAGACGCAGATATGATTGCATACCGACAAGGTAAAACTCGTAAGGGTTCCTATGCGGCATATATGGATATCTCTCATCCCGACATACTTGAGTTTTTGAATATGCGTATTCCTACTGGAGACGTACAACGTAAGGCATTGAACCTACATAACGCAATTAATATCTCTGATGAGTTTATGACTGCGGTAGTAGAAGGTACAGACTTTGACCTACGAGACCCCAAAGACAACTCAGTAAAAGAAACTATTGATGCTCGTAAACTCTGGGAAAGAATACTGGAGACAAGATTTAGAACAGGGGAACCTTATCTAAACTTTATTGATACTGCCAACGCAACTCTACCACAACCCCTCAAGGATTTAGGTCTCAAGATAAATGGTTCGAACCTTTGTAATGAGATACATCTACCTACGAGTGCCGATAGAACTGCGGTGTGTTGTTTGAGTTCTCTCAATCTAGAGTATTATGATGAGTGGAAAGATACACCTATCATTCGTGACCTCGTAAGAATGCTTGATAATGTATTGGAATACTTTATAGAGAAAGCACCCGATACTATTACTCGTGCGAAGTATAGTGCTCAACGCGAAAGGTCTATTGGTCTTGGTGCGATGGGTTTCCATAGTCTCTTACAGAAACACGGAGTTGCGTGGGAGAGTGAAGCGGCAAGAGATATCAATACGACTGTGTTTGAACATATCAATAGAGAAGCACACGCAGAAACAGAGTTACTCGCAGAAGAACGCGGTGAGTATCCTGATGGTATCGGTAGTGGTAAGAGAAACTCTCACTTACTTGCGATTGCTCCTAATGCGTCCTCTGGTATTATTCTCAGTACAAGTCCTTCTATAGAACCTCTAAAGGCAAACGCATATACGCATCGTACACGGGCAGGTTCCTTTCTCGTAAAGAATAAGTATCTTACACAACTCCTTGATGAGAAGGGTGAGAATAACGATTCAAACTGGACTTCTATTATTACAAACAAAGGTTCAGTACAACATCTACCTTTCTTTACGGAAGGAGAGAAGTCAGTATTCAAGACCGCACAAGAGTTAGACCAAATGTGGGTAGTAAAACATGCCGCAGAAAGACAAGAGTTTATATGTCAAGGTCAATCGGTCAATCTATTTTTCCCATCAGGGGCAGACAAGTCTTATGTAAATAAGGTTCATCTATCCGCGTGGAAGAAAGGTCTGAAAGGATTATACTATCTACGAACAGAAGCAAAACAACGTGCTGAGAATGTATCGGAGAAAGTAGAAAGAGTTGCCCTTGAGGGTGATAAAAGAAATGTAGTCTATGGTAAGAGAAACTGCCCATATTGTCAACTCGCAAAAGAGGAGATGAAGTTGCGCGGTATACCTTATGACTATGTTGATTTACAAGAGGTAGGTAAGACTGCCAGAGAAGTAACAGGTCGTGATGTCAAAACTGTACCACAGATATATATCCAAGGAGACTATATCGGTGGGTATGATGACTTTATGATTTGGTTAGAGAAACCCTTTGAGAGTGACGACGGAGAATGTCGTGCTTGTGAAGGTTAGATAAACAAACAAAGAAAGGTGACACATGTCCTTATTAGAATTTTCAAAAACTTATAAACCATTCAAGTATCCGTGGGCAGTAGAACTCACCAAGAAACATGAAGAAATCCATTGGGTAGAAGACGAGGCAGAACTCTCTGAAGACGTAATGGATTGGAAGACCAAACTAAACGACGCAGAGAAAGACTTCATCACACAGGTACTTAGATTGTTTACTCAGTCTGACGTACAGGTAGGTGAGAACTATCACGAGTTACTCATACCCAAGTTTAGAAATAATGAAGCACGCAATATGTTATCCTCATTCGCAAATCGTGAAGGAGTACATCAACGCGCATACGCATTATTGAATGATACACTAGGATTACCTGATGAGGACTTTCATAAGTTCCTTGAGTATACCGAGATGTCAGATAAGATTGACTTTATGAAACAGGGTGACATAAACTCTCATACTGGGTTAGCACTCTCTCTTGCGCAATCTGTATTCAACGAAGGACTCTCTGTGTTTGCGTCATTCGTAATGCTACTGAACTTCCAACGCTATGGTAAGATGAAGGGAATGGGCACGATTGTAGAATGGTCTATCCGAGATGAGACACTTCACGTTCAGGGTAACGCAAAGTTATTCCGAGAGTTTTGTCAAGAACATCCTCGTATCGTAAACGATGAATTGAAGTCCAAGATATATCAAATGGCAAAGGATGTCGTGAAGTTAGAGGATAGGTTTATCAAACTTGCGTTCAACGGATTAGAGATGGAAGGTCTTACAGAGACTGATGTAAAACAATACATAAGACATATTGCTGACCGTAGATTACTACAACTTGGTATGAAACCAAACTTCAAAGTAAAAGACAATCCGTTACCTTGGTTAGATTGGGTACTGAATGGTGCGTCGCATGACAACTTCTTTGAGAAACGAGTTACCGAATATTCCGTAAATGGTATGGAAGGTGACTGGGGTTGGGATGTCGAGGACGCGGCATAATGAACGACGAGGACGAAACCTTTCATATGGATTGTTTCGTCTGTGAAACTAAGTCTGAAGTTAGAGTATTGAACTCTGACGAACAACCTTTTTTCTGCCCCATGTGTGGGACGGAGATGGAATAAAAATATTATATATATCTGTATGTGGATATATAATAATGAAGAGTTTTCCCCGACGGACGAATTCCTTGAACCTTTTCAAGGGTTCGTCTATTGTCTCACGGAAGAATCAACGGGCAAGAAGTACATCGGAAAGAAGTTCTTCTGGAAACCCAAGACATTACCCAAGAACAGTAAACGCAAAAGAAAAATAAAGACCAGAGTTCAATCTGACTGGAGAGATTACTATGGTTCGTCGGCAGAGGTAAAATTACTCCTAGAAGGGGGCGAGAGGTTCCATAGACGCATCCTGAGACTGTGTTTTTCAAAAGGGGAGTGTTCATACTATGAATTACGTGAACAAATGATAAATGATGTTTTGTTGAAACCCGATGAATATTATAATGCTTTCGTTGGAGGTAAGATACACAGAAGGCATGTATTGAAAAAAAAGTGAAAAAAATGAAAAAAGTGCTTGACATTCTCTGTTGAATCTGGTACTGTAAGGTATAGTTAGATGAAAGGAAAAAAAAACTATGGCATATATTTCACAAGAAGAAAAGAAAGAACTCGCTCCCGCAATCAAGGCAGTTGCTAAGAAATACGGACGCAAGGTTACTATCGGTATCAGAAACCACATGGATTTAGTTGTAAAGGTAAAAGGTGCTGAAGACATCTACAAAAGACATTATGCAAAAACGGTAGAAGACAGAATACTTGCGGGTCGTGACAAACACGGTGACTCAATACAAGATGATATTGATTGGGATGCTCCGATTGACCCATCTGTCTTTTCTAGAATGACTTACCTTGACCCTGAGTTATCTAAGTTTGGATATTCAATTAACACACATTGGATTGATGAAAACTACGAAGAGAAAGACCAAGCATTCTTGAATGAGTTACATGCTTCTATGCATAGTAAAGACTTTTTCATCGATGACGATGTTTACACAGATTACTTCAGCAGAAGTTATTACACATCAATAGAATTACACAAGTAGAAAAGGAGAAGAGAGTGTCAATAAAAGATGGAAAATGGGATAAGGATGCATATCCTTTACAGGGGTTTGAAGGAGACCCTGACCGAGAACCACAATGGTGGGATAAAAAGTTCAAATGGGTAGACAAGTTTAGAACATATTCAAAACAAGAACTATTGGATTATGCCAACGAGCACTACAACCCATATGCACCAAGCAGGCAAGAAGACCATGTTTGGGGTGCGATGGAAGAGTTATTCAGACGATATGGTATTGCGTTCGGGGACTAAAAAATCTAATTTATTTTCATACTATATACATCTAGAGAAGAATAAAAGACTATATAGTAATAGAGAAAGAATAATATGGAACTAGAAGTATTCGAAATCTTTGAACGATACGCGAAACTAAAAACTCGCAAAGAGAAGATACAGTATCTCAAAGACAACAACATACCCGCATTACGTGATGTGTGTCGTGGCATATATGATGAACGACTTGAGTTCATTATTCCAGAAGGTAAACCACCTTATACCCCAAATAAACCTGAGAGTGTACCCTCATCACTGAAAAGAAAACATCGTGACTTCGGTTACTTTGTGAAGGGTGCAATATCAGCAGGACTACCTCAGTACAAGATAGAAAAAATGTATATTCAAGTGTTGGAATCAATCCACGCAGAAGATGCTGAGATTGTAATTAATATGGTGCAACGTAAAGCACCAAAGGGTTTGACAAAGAAAATAGTAGAGGAGACGTTTCCGAAACTTTTATCTTAATCCATTTCGTTATGTTTGTAATGTTGTTTTAACACTAACAATAAAAGGAATGCTTATGCCAAAAAACCAAATAGAGAGATTGAAGAATGATTCTAGACAACTAGATAATTATATTCATCGTCTAAGAAAAAGGGGCAAAGACAATCTTGCACATAAGATAACGATGAAGAGAGAATATCTCAATCAAACTATTACAGAATACGAACAAATGGATTTAACAGCATAAAAAGGTAGGTGATGTATCTCGTGGGGGGTGCTAGTCACCCCCAACGTTACACAGAGAGAATATATCATGCCACTATACACAATCATAAATGACAAAACAAATGAGATGGAAGACCTCTTCTGTTCATATGACGAAATGCAAAAGACCCTAAAAGAAAAGGGCGACTCTTGGAGAAACATTATCGGAATGCCTGCTTTGGTATCCTCTACAGGTAATGTTGTTAATAAAACAAGTGGTGACTGGAAGAACCTTTTACAGAAAATAGAAAAGGGTTCTGGTAGAGGGGCAAACTTCAAGACATGACAATGAAACGTCTCAAGGAGGAACACCTCCTTAACTTCGACCCCATAACACAAAAACAAAAAGATGCCTTTGATGCATGGGACGACAGGAACCATATGATACTTGCAGGAAGCGCGGGTACAGGTAAGACCTTCATCGGAATGTATCTTGGACTTGAAGTAGTACTGGACAAAGACGAACCCCAAAAGAAACTTGTTATCGTAAGAAGTGTTGTTCCCACAAGGGACATGGGATTTCTGCCAGGAGGTATCGAAGAAAAGATTGACACATACACTGCACCATATAGAGGGATTGCGGCAGAGTTATTTGACCAACAGAACGCATACGAGTTACTAGAGACGCAGGGTGCGATAGAGTTTCTCTCAACATCATTCATACGAGGCACCACATTAGACAATGCGGTTATACTTGTAGATGAAATGCAGAACCTCACATTTCACGAACTTGATAGTATCATAACAAGGGTAGGTCGTAATAGTCGTATTATATTCAGTGGAGACTACTATCAAACAGATTTAAATAAGGATGCCGACAAAAAGGGTATCCTAGAGTTCCTAAATATAATGGAAGTCATGAATAACTTCACGACAATAGAATTTGGGTGGGCAGACATTGTTCGTTCAGACTTTGTGAGAGACTATATAATGACAAAAGATATGGTAACACGAGGAGAAATACAATGAACCTATCGAAAAACTTTACTCTAAGAGAGTTTACAAAATCACAGACTGCCACTAGACATGGCATCGACAATACACCACAGGGTCAACACCTTGAGAGTGCCAAAGAGTTGTTCGAGAAAGTCGTACAACCTGTAAGAGACCACTTCGGGGTAACTCGATTGAACTCTGGATATCGTAGTCCTGAGTTGAACAAAGCAGTAGGTGGTTCCGCAACAAGTCAACATTGTAAAGGTGAAGCAGTTGATATGGAAGTTCCAGGAGTTCCTAACTACGAACTTGCAAAGTGGATAGAAGACAACCTAGAGTTCGACCAACTCATACTGGAGTTCTATACATCTGGAATACCTGATAGTGGATGGGTACATTGTTCATATAAACAGGGTGGACCACAACGCAAGTCAGTATTAACTGCCGCACGAGTAGATGGTAAGACAAAATATTCTGTAGGATTAATTGAATAAAAATGCAATTTTCTCTTGACATTCTCTGTTCTTTGTGATATAGTGATACTATAATGAGAAAGGAAATGTTTATGGAAAACTATGAAAAAGTAATTTTGACAGATGCCGATGGGGTTCTGTTCAACTGGAAGTATGCCTTCGATGTATATGCCGAGAAACGTGGATACGTTATGGTAGACAAGAACGTCTACGATATCGCAGAGTGTTACGGTATAGAAAAGAAGGAAGCAAAACGTCTTGTACGAGACTTCAACGAGAGTGCCGCGATTGGTTACTTACCTCCTTTGAGAGATGCCATACACTACGTGAAGAAGATTCACGAAGAGTTAGGTTATGTCTTTCACTGCATCACTTCTTTGAGTGACGATGAGAACGCACAAAGGTTGCGTACTATGAACTTGAAAAAGTTGTTTGGTGAGACTGTCTTCGAGAAGTTCACATACTTAGACACTGGTGCTGACAAGGACGAAGTTCTTGCTAAGTACGAAGGTAAAGATTACTTGTGGATTGAAGACAAGGTTGAGAACGCACTTGAAGGTGCAAAGGTTGGACTTGAGGGTTGTGTTATGAAACATGGTTTCAACATTCACGACATCGAACCAAACGGTTTGACAGGTTTTGCCAACTGGAAAGAAATCTACGAGTACTTAAAATAGTTATAAATATCCTTGTAATGTAAACAAGGAGAATAACAATGGCACAACAAACCGTTGACACACCTACAGGACAAGCAACTGTTGACTTGGAAAAGTACACGGAACTTGTCCTAAAAGTAGATGAAGCACAAGACAAAATAAAAGAGATGGAGTCTCTCTCAAAAGAACTCAAAGTCGCGACAGCAGTAGCAAAACCTGTACAAAAAGGTTTTCTATCTATATTCCGAGACGAAAATAATATCAATGAAAAATCAATTATTGGTTTCGCATCATTTCTCATGATGGTTGCGTTTGGTGTTGTTGACTTAATAACAGGTCTCGATGGTACACCTCTAGAAATATCTGATACAATCTATACATCCTTTGTTGTTGTAACACTGGGTTCATTTGGTATTGCTGAAGCAGGAAAAGCATTCGGAAAATAAAATAGTGCTTGACTTATGTTGCATAATGTGATATACTTAAAGTACTCTTTAGGGAAGGTTGGATATACACATGAGAACTATCAAAGAAAACATATGGCATTTCGTGTGTTCATCCTGTAAGGGATGGTTTAGCATTGCTACAATGGATGAATGGAAACCTAAGAAACTGTATTGTCCACACTGTGGAGAGCATCACACATCAGAAGTTTATGATAAATGGAAAGATAGAACATGAAAAAAATAAGAAGATTGATATACCAAGTAGCAGTTGGTAAACCGAGTAAGTTATATGAACACTGTATACAATCTGTTGCAGACTACTGTGACAAATATGATATAGAACATATAGTACTACGTGAACCTAAGTTGCGTATCAAACCAGATGTCTTTACAGATTATCGTAGTAAGGAATCCTATGAGAAACACGGAGGGTATCTTCCTATCTATGAGAAAGAGAATGCCTTTGACCTGATTGATAACTATGACCAGATTGGTATCATAGATGCTGACATTTATATAAGACCTGACTCACCCAATATATTTACTGAGTTTGGACATGATTGTGCATGGGGTTCAGTAAGTGAACGTGAGATGGATATCAATGATAACTATGTAAGGAAGATACAAAACTATTCTCATATGCAGTATGCAAGTTTGCATGGTAGACTATGTGACTTTCGACCTAAACAAGAGAGGTTATGAGTTCTTCAATATGGGTATGATACTTATTAATTGTCAACTCTTCAAACCTTATCTCAAAGGACAGAACGCAAATGACTTTCTAATGAGAGCAGAGTTCAAAGACTTTGTTGATGGTAAGGGTGGTTGGAAGTGGAGTACAGACCAAACACTCCTGAACTATTTCCTGAAGAGATACAAGATACCTACTAAACATATGGATGGTAAATGGAATGGTCTGTATACCGCAGTCAATAATATAAAGGATTGTCACTTTGTTCATTTCTTCCTAAAAGATAAACTACCATCTAGTGGAGAGAATATAGAGGAGTTGATGAAAACGATATGAAGTTATTTATTCACATACCAAAAAATGGTGGAATGACAATCCGTAAGATTGATGGAATACAAAATAAAGTTATGTTCTGTTCTCACGGTAATCACATCAGTATGGATTATACCAAAAGACTTGAAGGAAAGATGCATTCTACTAATGACCACCAAGGGTATGAACATGCCCGTTGGAGAGATTGGAGAAAGGATTTACGAGAACAATATAAAGCATTTGCAATCGTAAGAAATCCTTGGGACAGAGTTGTATCACGATATCTCTTTGCAAAGAAACTAATATTACACGAAGGAACTCAACCACCTTCATATGCAGATATATCTTCATTCGAAGCATTTCTTGAGGAGAGACATAAGTGGGGTGATGAAGAGTTTATGTGGCATCGTGCAGTAAGAGGTTGGTATCCTACCTTTGACCACGTAAGTGATGAGAAGGGTGAGAAAGTAAAGTGCGACATACTAAGGTTCGAACACTATAACGAAGATACAAAATTGTATCTAGGATTGTTACAAAATCCTAATCCAAGAAATATCACTAGAGTTGCTCATGATAATGGTAGAACAGGATACGGCACATCTTATAAGGATATATACACTAAAGAGACAATACAGATTATAGCAGATTGGTATAAGAAAGACATCGACTATTGGGGATTTGACTTCGATACGAGCGCAACACGGAACTATTGGAAATGAGTAATTTAAGAGATTTATTTGATAAGTATAACTGCGATAAGGGTACAGAGAAACATCATTACTATAAAGAGTATGAACCTTATTTTGAAAACAAGCGAAACGAACCTGTAAACATACTTGAGATAGGAACATTGGCAGGAGCATCTACTGCGGCATTCTCAGAATATTTTGGTGATAAAGGAACTGTCTATACAATAGATACCTTTGAACGCATTCACCCAAGAGACATACCGATACTTGAAAAGGATAATGTAAAGTGGTTGAGAGGAAACTCAATGGATGCATCTCTTCCCAACATTATTAAGAATACTTGGGGAAAGCATATAAAGTTTGATTTCATTATAGATGATGGTGCACATTACCCTGAAGCAAATAGATTGACCTTTGAAAACTGCTATCCCTTTCTAAAAAAGAATGGTACTTATTTTATTGAAGATTTCTATCCTATGCATATTATGACAAAACAACAACTTGGTCACTATTGGTTACAGAAACACCCTGATAGATTCAATATATTAAAACATAATAGATTCATGAATGACCTTGACAATTACAACTATGTGTGTTATGATAGAAGGAAAGAAACTGGTAATTGGGATACCTTTGTTGTGGCAGTAACAAAATGATTAAACTTATATTATTTGACTTAGATGGTGTATTGATTGACACCAAGAATATTCACTTCATTGCATTGAACAAGGCATTGGGAGGAGAGTTCGCAATAACAGAAGAAGAACATCTCTCTCATTATGATGGATTGAAAACAACACAGAAACTTGACCTGTTGACAAAACATAAAGGGTTGCCTGTTTCTTTACATGAGAGTATCAGTGTGGAGAAACAAAAATACACACGAGACTTACTCACAACACTGAGACCTGTAGAAGAGATACAAAAACTATTTCAAGAGTTAGAGGACAAGGGATATACTATCGGTGTATGCTCTAATGCTATTCGTAGGACAGTACTGACATCTCTTGCGAAGGTAAAACTTCTGCAACACTGTTCACTTGTATTGTCTAACGAAGATGTTGTGAACGGTAAACCTCACCCTGAGATGTATTGGAAAGCAATGTCTATGATGAAGGTTATTCCTGAAGAGACAGTGATTGTAGAAGATAGTCCATATGGATTGCTTGCGGCACAAAGGTCTGGTGCAAAACATATTCCGTGTAGATAATCCTAGTGATGTGACACGAGAGAAGATATTTGCGAACCTTACAAGTACACCTATGACTCGTAAATGGAAGAACGAGAAACTCAATGTTCTGATTCCAATGGCAGGTGCAGGAAGTCGTTTCTCAGAGGCAGGATATACATTCCCGAAACCCCTGATTGATGTAAACGGCAAACCTATGATACAGACTGTAGTAGAGAACCTTGGTCTTGATGCGAAGTATCACTTTGTAGTTCAGAAAGAACATCGCGAGAAATATAATCTTGATTCTATGTTGAACCTTATCTCCCCTGATTGTAATGTGATTGAAGTAGATGGTATTACAGAGGGTGCGGCATGTACTGCACTCCTCGCAAAAGAATATATTGATAATGATTATCCTCTTTTCTTTGCCAACTCAGACCAATTTGTTGAATGGGATGTAATGGAGTTCATGTATTCAATGAACGAGAAGAACGCAGACGGAGGTATCGTTACCTTTGAAGCAACTCACCCTAAGTGGAGTTACGCAAAGATAGATGAACGCGGTTGTGTTACTGAAGTTGCAGAGAAGAACCCTATCAGTAACAATGCTACTGTAGGATATTACTATTGGAAAAATGGTAAGGACTTCGTGAAGTATGCAGAACAAATGATTGAACGCGATATACGAGTAAACAATGAGTTCTATGTTTGTCCAGTATTCAATCAAGCAATAGAGGACAACAAAAAAATATACACTCATACTGCCGATAAGATGTGGGGACTTGGTACACCCGAAGACCTGAGATACTTTTTGGACAAACACAAATGAAACTCGCGGTCTGTATAAGTGGTGCGATGGGTAAGTCTAAAAGATTGAGAGACAATCTAAAGATAAACCAAGACATAATAAGGAAGGCAACCTATCCTTACTTTGAAGTTGATTACTTCCTTGCGACGTGGGAAAATACAATCAACACTACTCTTGAACCTAACTTTATATATGAAACACCCGAAATGCATTACCATCCTGTAATGGATACCGAACCGTTTCCAACATACAAACACACAAACTATAAGTCAGTGGTTGTAGGTGATGACCCTGTTCATCATTCTCTCAAAGAGAAGACACTACACCGAACAAAACAAATTCTCATTCATAACTATCTCATAGAAGAGATTGAACACGATGGATATGATATGGTGATTCGTCTGAGATATGATTCTGTATTGAGTGACAAGATAGATTGGAAAGAACTCATAATGAAATCTTATTGGTCAAAGAAAGCAATGGGATTTGCGATACGATATAAGAGGTGGACTGATGCTCACAGACTATACGATATTCCACACATATATAATCCTAAAGACAAAGTACCAAATAATGAAGGAGAAAAGGGTTCACAGGATTGGAACTATTCTATAAATGACCATATGATTATTCATCCAATGTCATTGTGGAGCACAAAAAGAGTACACGAGTTACACGAGAATAAAAAGTTACAAGTAGCAGAATGGGGTTGGTATCAAGTTTTGAGTCAACCTTACGGAGACAATCATCATTCTTATTATGGTGGTGTCACATTAGAAAGACATTTTAAGTATACGATATGATAAAAGGTTACATCATAACACTTGACAACAATCAACCTAGTGTTGAAGCATGTCATAAATGTATCGGTTCAATCCGTAGTACAAAGAGTGAGATAGACCCTTCTGTATTTGTTGCGACTGTCCCACGACAAATTAAAAGACATCTTGAAGAGATTGATATGGGTAACTGTGAATGGACTTACCCTGTCACAAAAGAAGAAGATGGACTTGATATTTTGTCGGGATTATACCTGAGACATTATCCTACCGCAAATAATAATAATCGTGTTGCTTGTGCAGTCTCTCATATGCGACTATGGCATAAATGTTCTATAGGTAAGAAACCTATTATCATACTTGAACACGACGCAATCTTTACAAGGAAGTTTGTGTTTGAACCTTTGGAAGAAGAGTTCAAGGGAGGGATACTCGGATTGAATGACCCACGAGGTGCAACAAGACGAAGTAATGTATTCCATAATGTTGCGAGTTCTAAGATGGGGTTACAACCTGTACCGACAGTAGATGACATGGAAGTCCCACAAGGTCTTGCAGGAAACTCTGCATATCTTATCACACCAAAGGGTGCTAAGAAACTACTAGATAAAGTAAGAGAAGTTGGAATATGGGCAAACGATGCTCTTATGTGTAAACAGTTTTTCCCTTGGATGCAAATAGTGTATCCATACTATACAACAATACAAAGAGGATTGAAATCAACAACTACATCATGACAAAAGCATATGTAATAACAATATTAGAGAATGAAAAGTCTGTCAAGGTTGCTAACAGATGTATAAGTTCCGCAAAGGTTCAAGGGTTGGAGGTGGAGAAGTTTCCTGCGATTACTCCAAAAGATGACCCCATAAAACTCTTACAGGATAAAGGCATTGACCCAAATGTATTTGATGAAGTCTACTCACGTAATCTAAATTGTATTGCCGCGTTTCTGTCACACTATTCTCTCTGGGAGAAGTGCGCAAAGGGTAATGAAAACTTTGTTATATTCGAACACGATGCCTTTGTATTTTCACCTGTTCCTGTCAACGCAAACTTTACATATGTAATGAATATAGGTCAACCCTCTTATGGTAGTTATGCAACACCATCTGTATTAGGAATCAATCCCCTGACCACAAAGAGATACTTTGGTGGGGCACACGCATATATGGTAACTCCTACAGGGGCAAAACTACTTGTAGAGAATGCACCTTTACACGCACGACCTACTGATATCTATATGAACCTTGCAACGTTTCCTTGGTTACAAGAATACTATCCCTTTGTTGCTGATGCAAGAGATAGTTTCACTACGATACAAGTAGAACGAGGGTGTACCGCGAAACATAACTACAGAGATGGATATGAGATAATCGATGCGTGAGGTATTTTTAACAGGATGTGATAAAAAAACTGAGTGGCAACTCCCTTGGTTTATAAATAACTTTAATAGGTTTGTTCCTAGCGGAGACCTAGTGATTGCTGACTTTGGTATGAGTGAAGAGATGTTGAGTCATATCTCAATGTTTGAAGTGATACCTATACAGTCTGGAGAGAAGGGTTGGTTCAAGAAACCTCGTGCTATGCTTGCCGCATCTTCTCTACCTAAAGTAAAGAAAGGTATGTTGGTTAGATACTGACTGTGAGATTGCAGGACGTGTTGACCATATATTTGATTTGAGTGAACCGCATAAACTAGGAATGGTAGAAGACAGACCTTGGACGGCACGAAGAAATGAACTTGGTAAATGGTATAATAGTGGTGTTGTTTTGATAGAAGGAACACCCAAGATACTGAAGGATTGGGCAAACGAATGTTTATCTAACCCTGTTCAAGGTGACCAAGAAGTATTGTATCTTATGATGGGAGGAGATGAGATAAAGAAACTATCCTTTATCAATCCTTTGCCTCACACATACAATACTTTAAGATTAGACTATATAGATAATATCGCAGTAGAAAACCCAAGAATAATTCATCATACTGGTGAGAAGGGAAATCAAGTAATAAGGAAACAGTTATGAAGAACGCACATTTGATAAACGCATTAATAAAGAAACTAGAGGGTGAGATTGCAGTTGCAGAAGCAAATGTAAGTGTCTACCTACAGAACCCTGCAGGTATTGGAGAACATTCTGATATCGTGGAATCTATCGAAACAGAAATCGGTAAGATGGCAGAAGCACAAGATAAGATAGAGGCATGTCAACGAGTACTCTCTAATGTATGAGTACAAATGTAAGATAGTCAAAATCATTGACGGTGACACTGTTGATGTTGACATTGACTTAGGGTTTGGTATGTGGGTACATAAAGAACGTATTCGTTTATTTGGTATCGATACCCCTGAGTCACGTACAAGAGACTTAGAAGAAAAACACTTTGGTCTCAAAGCAAAACAATTTCTTACCGATATGCTAAATGACCCCAAGGGTATTAAACTTGTTACCAAGAAAGATGGCAAGGGTAAGTACGGACGCATACTGGGCGAACTCTGGAGATGCGGCAACTTCGGTGACCAATCCATAAATGATTATATGATTGAGAAGGGGCATGCCGCCGCATACTTTGGTCAATCAAAAGAACTGATTGCAGAGAAACATATAGAGAATAGACTGAAGGTTGACCCTGAGTGGAACCCTGATACCTTTGTGTTTGGTGAAACAAAATAGTGCTTGACTTATAACACAAAATAGTATATAATGGTAATATGACAAAACGTGTAAACATACTTGGTAATGGTGATAGTGCAGGAATGTTCAAGAGAGGAACCCCTGGGAAACTTCTTGTCTGCAATATGCCTCCGTTTGAGATTACACGTCAAGAAGTACACGCAACTTGTATGGTCGATTTCAAGATGATGAAGTCTCTTCAAGCAGGTCATCTTCAACTTGATATGTATGATTGGGTATTGGGTACTCGCCCAAAGATATGGATGGAACAACAAGGTTCTTTCTATTTGAGATACTCACATCTTGTAAGAGGTTTTTATACTCACATACCTGAGTATGTTACTGAGATTGCAGGAAGTCCACAACAGGCGGCAACCAACTTCAACTGTGGTCATTTGGCAACACACTATGCCTGTAATAAAATGAAAGCAGAAGAAGTTCATCTCTATGGGTTTGATAGTATCTTTGATATGAATCTAAATAGTTTCACTGACTTGTTATTAGAGTCAGACCGAAGTACAGGGAACACAGTCAGATTGAATAATTGGTGGAGACCTATCTGGGAAAATATGTTTAAAGAGTTCCCTAATACTAAGTTTGTTCTTCATCATATACACCCTAACATAAAGATTAGGTTGCCTGAGAACTGCAGTATAGAAGTTAAATAACTTATAAATAAATATATTACTAGTAAAGGAGTAAAAACATGGAAAAACTAAAAAGTTTAGGAATGAAAATCGGTGCGAAGGTAGATGCCTTACGCGCAACAAGAAAAGGTTTATGGGTCGGTCTAGGACTTGGCATACTTAACCTTGTAGTAGGTATACCGTCTGGTAATGTTGTTATGATGGTTACAGGTGGATTATTGATTATTGTGGATGGATATGACCTATGGAAGGCAAAGTAAATAAATCTAGAGCAGTCTTTGCACCAGAGGATTATCCTGTGATACGCAAAGCACTTCAAATATATTTACATACCGAGAAGAGTGCCCACGAAAGTCGGATACTCTCTCGGTTACTACATCGATTACATCGTGTAGAGTATGAACACGAAAAGAATAAAAAGAATCAAAATACAGATTATGAACTATTTAACAGCGAAATGAACAAAAGGTGAAAAATGACTAACGAACGATATTATGACTATATGAGAAAAAGAATTATTGAAGAGAGAAGATTAAGAGATGGCGAGGGTCAACCCACCATCAGAAATCTTGAGAGTAGAATATCTCGTCTCGAAAGACGCATAGAGTTTTTAGAAGATAAAGACTTCGAAAGATACACAGAGAATAATTAGACTTACTTAACGGGAGTTCTTTTGAATGAAGTAATACCCTTTTTCTTCATCTCTGCTTTCTTCCAATTTTTGTAGATAGCAGTTGTTGGTTCTTTGTTTATCCAAGGTTTAAGTTTCTGCATCGCTTTATTGCATTGAGCAGTTAGGTCTTCTATTGTTGTTGTAGTTGCATTCTCTATCTCAATAAACTGTTTACCAAACATTCTCTTGAAATCATTACGATTTGCCTGAACTCTTTTCCAAGTCTGCGTGACTAACTTTGGTCCAATGGTTCTTTTCCTATTCTTATCTCTTTCAATAGAAGTCTCAAGTGGGGTGTTGACAAAAATCATACCAACCTCATAACCCATGTCCATCATTGCTTGACACTCTTCTTTCACATCGTCAAGGTCTTTACCTGTACCGTCAACTATGAGACCTAATCTACCCTTCAACCATTGTTCCTTTTGTTTATCAGTAAGTATCTTTGCATCTCCACGGATTGCTTGACCCTGTGCTGACGCAATATCATCGGGCGTCAATGTAAGTCCTGCCTTTGCGAGCATTCTTTCATAATTGGGGTCACTATTTGATACCTTCATTCCATACGCTCTTAAACCTGCCAGTGCTATGACAAAACTTTTACCTGACCCTGCGCCACCTGCCATCATGATTGCCTTGAAAGAAGCAGTGTCTTCCAAACCTTCTGATATAAAACTTTTAAAATCTAACATTATCCTACCTTATATATTTGTTCTATGGATTCTATATTATGAAATACTCGTTGGTATTTATCTGTTTCTTTTTGTCTGCTCATATCCTCGTTGAGAATAATATTAGATACGAGTTGAACATTTTCTCTTGGTAATATTCCACCCTGTAGAGTTCTATCTGAACCCCTGTAGATATCAATCAAGTCAAACACTTCAGTACAATGAGGTGAGAAGACTGCTTTTATTTCGTGTAACTTATGTTTACTGTTTGTGAGTGATTCGTTTCCAAGTAGGACAACAGCATCAAAAGGTTCTCCGTCATGGTTCATTCTAACCTTGTCTTGTCCTAGATGATAGAACGAATCAACTTCTACAATATCAACATCGAGGTCTTCATACAACCCACCAAATCTATTCTCTAATCTCTTTGGTGTTGTTACACTCATCTTACCTACTCCATAATTGAACTTATGTATTGCAGGGATAAGATGGTCACCTTCACTGTGTGTAGGATTACTTGATGTCACAACAAGAATATTCTTATAATCACCTGCAAGTATCATAGCACTCATAACAGAAGCATCACTTATCAAATCAACAACATCATCATCCTTTAAGTGCTTTTATGTATTCTCTTATATTTGCGAGAAGGTCTTTCTTGCGTTGACGATTGTTAATGACAGATTTAAACTCTCCATCAACATATCCCATAGGTTGTGTTCTATAGCGTATCATAACTATCCCTGATATATCTTTTGTATGTGGTCTTCGAACTGTTCTACCTTCTCAAGTCTATTCTGCCACAGGATGTAATCTTTCTCTGGGTTCTTCTTGAGGTTATTGAGTAGAGGTGTTATTGCGTTATATAGTTTATCTAGTCTGTCTTGTGTCTCGGATACTGATGTAGATACAGTCTCAACCTTTGCAGTTGCCTGTTGTACTGCTTCTAGTTCCTGTTCATCTACTATCGTAAAACCGAAATCGAATAAATCGTCTGCCATTTGTAAATCTCCTAGTTCTATTTATATAAAAAATAATTACAAAAAAGTGAAAAAAAATGAATTATTCACTTGACAAAAGATGTTTCATATGTTACTGTAAGACATAATAAGAAATATATAGAAAGGAAAATTATTATGAATTATTTAAATACTATAACAAAAACTAACGTTGACAGACTGATAGGTTTGCTTGACCCTGATAGTGGTGTATCAGTAACACGAAATGTGTACCCTGATATGATAAACCCTAAAGGTCATGTTACTCACAAGTATATAGTTGACACTATAAATCGTGATGCTAAACTAAGTAAACTCAACACTAAAGATAAAACATATCTTAGAAGATTGGTACAGTCAGTCTACGGTTGCTGTTGCTTACGTAAACTAGAATTAGAAAGGAAATATTATGAAAAAAATAGATTATGAATGTGAAGGTTGGGCATCTGGAGTCAATGGCGAAACAGCATCTGCTACCATTGAGTTTACTGCGACAATAGTAAACGGAAATGCAGTTGTTGATGCTGAGTCCATTATGGTTTGGGCAGAAGGTATATCTGATTGTTCTGAAACAGTTACTGAAATGCAGTGTCCACAAGATATGATGGAACAATGTAATGAGTACTTAGAATTTTTAGGTAATGAAGAAATATATTCATACGCATAGAAAGGAAATATTATGAATAATTTATGTGAAAGATGTGATGGAAGTGGAACCGAGTGGTTCAACGGAGTAGAGTCAGAAGATGACTGTATGACCTGTGACGGAACAGGCACTCAAGAAGGATGTGATGATTTATTCAGGTCCATTCGGTAAAGTAGATTTTAGAAAATAAAATATATTATTTAGCTTGACAAAAGATGTTCCGTATGATACTTTAATAATATAAGAAAGGAACTTATTATGAAACTAGTATATGAAACGCAAATCGTAATAGAGAATAAATGTAAAGGTGGCAACATCTTTGTGTTCGATGTCTCTATTGAAGAGGCGCAGTCTGAAGACTACTCTCGTTTCTATAACGAGATGAACTTGCCAGACGGTAAAGATTATTGGGAATGTATCCGTTCCGAGTACCTCGTGGACGAATGCGATTGGGCAGAATGGTTGGATGATTGTCCAACATACCTACAGAAAGGAATAATTTATGGGTAATACACTAAAACTAAAATATCGAAAATATCTAGGTGAGTTTCATCTAAGACAAAACCGTGGTGCAAGAAGAACACGCGATACTGAGAAAAGAAAGACTTATCGTGCCGAATGGGCATACACCAGAAACATGGGTGGTAAAGATATGTTCGAATCTATTGAAGAAGCAGAGAAGTTTGCTAAAAGAATATACAAGTCTAAGACTTGGAATAAACTTTGGGAAGAAAACTTTAGGAGTTGGCAAACTGAAAATGTAGGAACTAGAAAACCTATCATACTTGCGGCACAAAGAGAGTCAAAAAGACTTGGTGGACATACAGATGGTCATAGGGTTACTCTTTATAAGAGTGGTCTTTGCAAGTATACTCTACTTCATGAACTTGCGCATTGCCTCGGTCATATGCATCATGGTCGGTCATTCCGTAAAACAGTCCTTGCTTTGGTAGGAACCTTTCCTAGGAGCAGACCATAAGAAAGAACTGAAGAGATGTTTCAAAGAACAAGGTCTCAAGTATGGAGACGCAAGGAAACCAAAAACCTTTGAACAATGGCAGAAGTCTTATACACACATGATGTTGTTGAGACATAGACAAAGGCAAGCAAAATGAGTAGAGAACTATATATGGAAAGAATCAAGAATGCCTATGAAGCATCGTATCGATGTGAAGGGGGTTCTTGGGGTCGCGGATATTGGAACAGTGTAGTTGAACAACTTCACAGGAACTATTGGCGAGGAATAGAAAAATCTAAAAATGATTTACACAGGTAAGAAGGTATGAATATATTTCACGTAGATACTGACCCAAAGATTTGTGCCGAACAGATGTGTGACAAGCACGTAGTGAAGATGGTAATTGAGACTGCTCAGTTACTATCAACCACGCATCGTGTTGTAGATGGTAAAGAGTATAAGGGTAAGACAAAGTCTAATCGTAATATCAAACGTTGGTTACACCCTGACTCAGAGATGGAAACAAAACTTTACAAAGCATGTCACGTCAATCATCCCTCTACTATTTGGACAAGAGAAACATCATCAAACTATGAATGGTTGTATACACACTTCATTGCGTTGTGTGATGAATACACTCATAGGTATGGTAAGGTACATATGACTGACACTAAGTTACGCAATACATTATCTCGAACACCTCGCAATCTTTTACAGGGTGGAGTGACTGAGTTCAAACAATGTATGCCTGACTACTGTAAACGCAAGAACCCTATTGAGGCATATCGCGTTTACTATATTAATGAAAAGAAAGATTTCGCTAGATGGACGAAAAGAAATATTCCATCTTGGTATATTAGTGCTTGACTTATTGTGTAAAGTATGATATAGTATAATATGTAACAACTAATAATAGAAAGGTTTAATATGAATTATAGTTGGGAAAAAAGAAGACGCCGTGAAAACAAGAAAGTGGTTGAGGACATGTTCTCTGGGAACTATGACAAAGACTACAAGAAAGGCATTTCATGGGGAAATGATAATAAATATGCAGACTCACTCGTAGGTGATATCTGTCGTAATACAAGAGCATACGAAAATGACTGGAATTAATATGACATACGAAGAAATAGTAAACACACTCCGAGAGGGTGTAGTAAAGTTATCCTTTACGAAAGTGAAGGATGGTGGCGTTCGTGATATGACCGCAACCTTGAAATCGGATTTGATACCCGAAGACAAGATGCCTAAAACAGACGCGAACGAGAAACTTCAGAAGAACCAAACTGCGGTACGAGTATTTGATACTGACCTCAATGACTGGAGAAGTTTCCGCGTTGATAGTTTACTAACCTTCAATCGCGCCACCGCATAATATGGCAAAGAAGAAACGTAAACTCAGCTGAGGAACAACGTCTTGCCGCGAGTGAACGTCTTGCGAAAGCACGACTTGCTCGTGGGCATGATGGCAGTGCATCGGTTCATGAGGATATACGAGACTTACCTGAAGACCATGCCTTGCATTGGAAGAAAGTAAAACAGTGGATAAAGAACTGTGAACTTGATATCAAAACAAAGGACATGCGTCTGAAGAGAGACTCAAAGAATTGGAAAGAACGTAACGAGTATACGAAACTCCAAGTCTATATTGCTAACATGAAGTCATATCTCAAAACAGGAATGTGGTTAGATATGTTTTATGGTGATGAGATGCAACATAAAACAAGATGGACTGTTCTCAAAAAAGGTTACCATGATAATGGTGAAGTGAAACGTGTCACGGGTCTTTGGTATGATGATATCGGAGTATGGGACAAAACAAAGAAAGAAGAATATGAAAGTTGATTTTATACAGGGTGGAGCAGATAGTCCTACCGACGAAAAAGAAGAAAGTAATTTCTTAAACAAAAAAATGTTCAGTAAGTTGATAGAAGATACCGTAAGGAAAATGTCTATGTCTTATATGGATGCCGTAGTATATCTCTGCGAGGAGATGACAATCGAGATTGAAGATGTTAAGAAATATCTATCAGTATCTATCAAAGAGAGGATTGAGGCAGAAGCAATGAACCTAAACTTTCTTGAGAAGTCTCACCCATTACCCACAACATAGGAGATAAAAATGTTATAAATACACTTGACTTTACAGTCACAATATGATATAATACAAACAATACAAAAAACACAAAACATACAAGGAAAAATATATATGTCTTTTGCTAATCTAAAATCTAATCGTACTGATGTTTCTAAACTCGCTAATGCCGCCGCAGAAATGTCAACCACAAAAAAATCCACAAATAAATATGAAGACTTACGGTTCTGGAAACCGACTGTCGATGAGTCTGGCAATGGTTATGCTGTTGTAAGATTTCTTCCTGCAGGGGAAGGTCAAGAATTACCTTGGGTAAGATACTTTGACCATTTCTTTAAAGGTGCTACAGGTCAATGGTATGTAGAGAAATCTCTTACCACACTGGGTGGACAAGCAGACCCTGTGAGTGAATACAACTCACGTCTTTGGAACTCTGGTATCGAAGAGGACAAAGAAACTGCTCGTAAACAAAAGAGACGACTACATTATGTAACCAACATTATGGTACTAAGTGACCCATCTAATCCTTCTAACAATGGTAAAGTATTCCTTTACGACTTTGGTAAGAAAATCTTTGATAAGATTATGGATAAGATGCAACCTGAGTATCCTGATGAAACTCCTGTCAACCCATTTGACTTTTGGAGTGGTGCTGATTTCCAACTCAAGATACGTAACGTTGCGGGATATCGTAACTACGACAAGTCTGAGTTCAAGTCTCCGACACCTCTATTAGAAGGTGAAGAAACTAAACTAGAAGCAACCTATAATACTATGCATGACATGAGTGAGTTTACTGACCCATCATCATACAAGTCTTATGATGACTTGAAGGCACGACTTGAAGTTGTGTTAGGTCAAGCAACTGGTTCTGGTTCTACTATGAAGAATGAATCATTACAGAGAACTGCCGAGACTGTTGGGTCTAAGTCAGTTGAACCTCAAGTGATACCGTCTGCACCTCAACCGAAGGTCGCGATGGCATCTGAGGGAGATGATGATACATTATCCTACTTCGCGAAACTCGCGGCAGAGGATTAGGACTAAGGGGAGACTTTCGGGTCTCCCTTTTTTTATCACATTCCTTGAATAAGACTACTACCATATCCTCTAGCAAGTCCAAATCTATCTTCTCTATTAAGTGCATCAGAAATCATACCCACGAGACTAAATCCACCACTGCTATTATGGATTTGACTATTGTCGGTTGTTGGAGCATTGACTATAATTGGTAGGTTCGTTCCTAACAACTGACTATTTGGTCCTCTTTCTAATAAATCTTCCAAGTTTTTAAGGCGTATTGCCTGTTTCTCCAAGTGTCTTATTCTGTCAATTTCTATCTGCTCAAGTCTATCATAAATTTCTGGGTTAGGTAATAATTTTAATCTACTAAACTCATCAAGTTCTGTTTGAGTTCTACCCGTCATATTAAATTTTGCTAATTGTCTTTCAATCCTCAAATCCCCTATACCTTCCCTACCACTTCTTCTTCCCTTTAGAAAATTTCTTGACATTTCTCCAATTCCACCTGGAAGAATAGTGCCTAATGTCGCAACAGTATCTCCTAAAACATTTGTAACTGGCGCAACTATTCCTTCATCAAATCCAAATAAAGTCCCTCTGACAATACCCATTTTTTTTATTGCTTTATCTTGTACTTCAAATCTTGCTTTTTGTTCTACAAACTTTGTATTAAAAGATGCTCTCTGTCTTTCTCTGAATGTTCCATTTTGAATTACGGCATCCATAATTTCTTTTTGTTTGTCTTGAAGTTTTTGACTTTTAAACAGTCTTCCTATAATACCATATGCCTCAGACTGAAAATTAATTGCCTCATCATTCATTCTTGCCATTAATGCACCAAAACCAAATTGTTCTCTAAATTTTAAAACATTCATTCTGGACTTCTGGTAAAAATTCATCTCCTCATCAGCAATCTCATTAAACTGTTCACCTCTCTTCTTTGTAGAGGTTATTTTATCTAACGCCAAACCAATACCACGCGCGGCAAAGTTCAACACAGGGGTACCTTTAAACTTATCTTTTAATCCCTGTTCACTTGCACCCATCCTGCGTGGTTCAATTAAATTTCTTTTTTCTTGAACCTCCTCATCACCTACGACTACATCTTTTATATTATCAAGAAGTTTTCTTATTGGTCCAATTGATTTTGAAAGTGCTAATAAAGCAAGACCTATTCCTACAATTCCTAATAAGAATAATCCAAAAAACTTCAGTGTTTTCATAGAGAAGAGTTTGAACTTTTCATCACTTTTTTTCTTATCTTTTTTCTGATTCTTGAAGAAACCAAATAATTTAGAGAACTTTCCATCAGTCTTTTTATCATTATTCTTTTTTCTCTTTTCACCTTCTGCAGTATCACCTTCTTTAGAGTTTTTGTCTCTTTTTAAACCTTTAAACTGTTTATCAAATATTTTTATTTGTGTTACTAATAACTCATTTGTTGTGTCAACCTTTTCCGCAGTTTGCGCGGCAAAAAACGCAGTTTCTCCGAGTGCCGCTTGTTGTTCATCTCGCATCTTTTCTGTTACATCTTTTAATGCCATATCTTTACCTTATTACTCTAAGAATTATTTATTCTTTTCTGCCTCTTCTTCAAGATGTGTTTCCAACAATGTCAAATAAACTTCTCTTTCCCAAGGCATCATATGATTGATATCAGTAAGAGAATAATTGAAATGTTGCATCAACGCGAAATTAGTTTGATAGTGATTAATTAAACTATCATGTGAGAGGCATACTAAAAAAAATCTGAGAGACCCTCCAATGTTAATTTGTTTTCTCTATTACAAGCAGAACAAGTCCACTCAATCTTTTTCTGTAGTGAAGGAGTACTATCAATAAACTCTGTAACTTTCTCAAATTGTTGAGTTGTCATAGAGTCAATAAACCCTGTTATTTCTTCTGAACTCCACTCCGTTATTCTTTCGTCTGGTGTGTTTATAGAAACTATACAATCCTTTACCATAATCATACCAAACTCTGAACCTGACATACCTTCTTTATAATTATTAATAAATGCTAGATAAGTTGGATATCTTAATTCTATACTTATTTCTTCGTTTAATTCGATAGTAGGACTCTTTGGATTGTCTTGAACAATTTCCACACTCGTCAAGTCAACAACAACTTCTGTACTTGCTTCACAACCTTCCTGTTGACATTTTGCGTTAAAGTTTGAGGTTTCTCCTACAGACCTTGCGCGTATTTGAGTAAACAAATATTCAACATCATATGTTGTTAACATTTTTGGGTTTAGTGTATCATATACACATGCAACAATAGTATCTATCATTGCCCTCATAGAAAGTTTTTCATCTTTAGACTCAAATGCCTGTAAAAGTATTTTCTCTTCTTTTACGAAATAGGGTCTGAAAGTTATTTTCTTTTTTGAAGAGGGTATCTCAAGTTCATATCTGATTGATTCATTTAATTTAGGTAGTGCCATAATATTTATTTTTTCTCCATAGTAATATTATATTAAAAGATTTTTCTTAGTATTCCACCAAGTAGTGCTTCGCCTAGTTGACTTCCTCGTGTTTTAAAGTTTTTGCTTTCCCAATTTTTGTAAGATAGTTGAACAGTAACTTCCATCAATCCTCCCTCACCTGTTGCGAGAGGTAATACATTCATTGATGTAGGAAAAGCATTTATAAGTTTACATTCATATACAACATCTTCTGGTAATATAGCATTGAGGTCAAACTCACCTTGTGCGAAATCTAGAGGTCCAAGTCTCGGTAATCTTCCCCTAATACTTGATGGTATCTTACCTGTATCAAATAATTTTTTCTTTGCAATAGGAAATGCCACACCTTTTTTGAGTTGTTGTATTGTTACAGTTTTGGTATAGTCGCTATGATAACCTATAGTTTGTGCTTCTTGATTAAACGCAAGATTTTGCCATTCTTCAAAATACGACCTTGTTTTGTAATCATTCAAAATATAAAAAGACATCGCAACATCTGCAACTATATATCCATACGCAACCTTTTCCACTTCAGTTCCTGAACGAGAATCAATCGTTGTTATTTGTCTTCCTGGAAGGTCACATCTAGTACAAAGTATTGTCATTTCTCTTGCATTATCATTAATAGGAGGCAACTGAACCCTGAACATATTGCCCATTGCCATACCACCACCAGATGATACCTCTGAAAGGAAATCGTCTATACTTACTGCCATATCTTAACCTATCATTTTTCTTGAATCTTTATACGCAGTAAGAGGATTAGGTATCTTAGCAAACTGAGCAATCGGAAGGAATGTTGCAATCTCCCATTCAGGGGCGGGTACTCTCGCGAACTGACTTTTTACATGGGCAGAAAGGTAATGTTTAAAACACGGTTTGAAATATCTCATACTACTCATACCTTTGAGTCTTTCATATGTAATATCAAACTTTGCGTTAGGTGATTTCTTACTTGTAGCAACTTCCATTAATGAGTCTAACATCTTTGCCCTTAGTACAGGGGGAAGGTAGTGAAGATTCAATCCATAGAAACCTTTCTCAGCAGGACCAACTACAACAACCAAAGGAAACTTATCGTAATAAGGTAGTGTATCTTTTGTCTTTGGGTCATAGAAGAACATCTGCATAGAACCAACGATTTCTTGTCCACCTCTTTCGATAGGGTCTTCTTGCATTAGGTCTTTACGATTGATTCCACGTAATGCCTTTGCACGTTGACGAAACCACTTACGTGATTCATCGGTACGAGGGTTCACACCCGCGCGGAATGCTTCTCTTGATAGTGTATCGAATATCTTACTCATACGTCTATTTATACTATTTTTTACGACGTTTGTAAGGTTTTATTGGTTTTAATGGTTTGGTTGACTTAGGTATAATAGACTTAAGAGGTTCGTTCTTCTCAGTCCATATCACAAACTCCCAACCCCTGTCCTTGGCATATTCTTCTGCCGCTTCCCATTTGTTCACGTTCTTAATATAAGTTAAACTCTCGGTAAGATATCTCTTTGTCCTTCTTGCCCCCTTGGGAGGTCTTGTCTGTCCATCGGGTTTTATCTCCACAAGGAATGTCTTACCCTGTTTAGTTGAAAGTTTCAAGTCCATAAAGTATCGGTGATACTTCCTATCTACTTCATATAGATAAGGTATAACAACTTCTTCAGATGACCATTTAATTATATTGGGGTTGTCGTCACACCACTTGAAGGCATGTCGTTCCCATAGAGAACGATAGATGACCTTGGTTGGGTCACCCTCATACTTAGATGGATTTTTTACTGAATATCTTCCAGAATATGCCATAAAAACCTTATAAATAGACTTGACGAATATAAACTATTTAGTAGGAAAATAAAATGGCGTTTATGACTCCACCAGACATTAACAAACCTAATGAAACTTTAGCAAACTCTCAGAATGTTTATGGGGGAGAAGGTAGTGAAGTTATAGTAACTGCACAAATAAATAGAGATATGCAAGACAAAGACCTAAGATATCCTCTTGATGTTGGAGAAACTGCAGGTTTAGACAGTTATATTGAATTTAGATTAGTTAACGAAGAAACTCTTGATATAGGTAATGTGGTTAAAAGTATTGTAGATACTGCAGTTGCTCTCAAGAATAAAACAGTTAAACTTGGTAAAGATGTCGGTGGTGCCTTTGTAGCGGGTGCAACTGAAGAAGAGATAAAGATAGGACAAGCGGCAATACGTACTACCGCTGTAGAGGTTGGAGGTTCCTTTTTAAATACTGGCAATGAGTTGCTAAACACAGTAAGTGCAGGTTTTCAGACAGGAGCAAACACTGCAATGTTTGTAGACGATGGTGAGGTAGTATATGTGGAACCCGAAACAAAAGGAAGAACAGTAAAACTTTATATGCCTCCTAGTTTTTCTTATTCTGACGGTGTAAACTATGATAATGTTGAATTGGGTGTTGGTGGTGCTATGAGTTTAAATGCTTTAACTAAAGATAGAAAAACAAGCGTACTAAAAGATGCACTATCATTAGGTGCAAGTACTATAGGTGCAATGGCATCAGGTAATTCTGAAATGACCTCTCTTGCTTACCAAAGAGTAGCAGGAAAACTTTCTAGTGTTCTAGGTGTTGAACAACTTGCAAGTGGTACGGGAATGGCAGTAACAAAAGCGGCAACAAGAATTGTTACTAGTCCTAATGTAAGAGTTCTTTTCAACAGTACAAATATGAGAAACTTCTCTATGACATTTAATCTTATAGCATCATCAAAAAAAGAAGCAGAAGAAATAAAAGAGATTGTAAAACATTTTAGAAAAAATCTTTATCCTATCGCAAAGGTAGCAAACTTTGGTGGTAAACCTGTAGAGTTGGGATTAAAATATCCAGATAGGTTTCTTATTAATATGATGTTTCAAGGTAAAGAAGTTTTCACTAAAATAAAACCTTGTTACTTGACAGGTGTTCAAACCGTTTACAATGCTGAACAAACAGGAATGCATGCTGACGGGAATCCTTACAAGGTTGATGTAACACTTAACTTTGCAGAATCACTTGCTATAAACAGGCAAGATGTAGAATATGGAGGATACTAATGCCTACTTCATATTTCAAAAACTTTGCTACTATAGGTTACAGATTTGGTGACAATGAACTTCCTGTTGCCTTCAAACAACTTTCTCAATATGTTTCTGTATTAGAAGAAACATTTAATAATGCTACTTTGTTTAATAAGTATACAGTAATCGCAGGAGAAAGACCTGACACATTATCGTTTAAACTCTATGGAACAACAGACCACTATTGGACATTCTTTCTTATGAACGAACATCTCCGTGAGTCGGGTTGGGCAATACCGTCTTATGATTTACTTGATGAAGCAAAGTCTCGTTATCCTTATAGAACTGTAACAACAAACACAGATGTCTCTGCAAACTTTCCAGTAGGTCAAGTCGTGACAGGAGCATCAAGTGGCACAACAGGAACTATCATTCGTAAGATACCTGATTTAGGACAACTTGTGATTGATACAGGCGCAGAACCTAATACCGACAAATTTAGTTCTACTGAAAACATAACCTATCAAGATACTGATGGTAATATACAATCTGCAGTTCTCATTGCAGAGTCCGAACAATATAATTCTGTTCATCACTATGAAGATGCTGATGGAGTTTATCAAGACTTAACATTATTTGATTTTGGAACAGTAGGTGCATCTTTAACGCCTGTTACATATAGAGATAGAATTGAATCACGAAACGATGAGTTGAAAGAGATTGTTGTTATCAAACCAAGTGCTATTGATGGAGTATCCCTTCAATTCAAAGAACTTATGAAACAAAGATTATAATATATAATGCAAAATAATAATCAAAAGGCACAATATACAATAACATCTGCTGTCATTCACGCGGATAGGTTTACTATTACGGGTAGTAAAAGTGAAACGAGACTTATAGACTTTGAGGTTTTTAGTAATTTAGTAGAACTTGTTATCTATGAATCTCTTGACAAATTATATCTTACAGGGCAAGTTTCTATTTTAGACAAACAAGGAATTTTTTCAACTATACAATTTCAAGGAACCGAAAAAATAACCTTTGCGATTAGTACTGCAGATGTAAATGATACTCCAATTATATTCAATAAAACTTTTATAATGAGTGAGATTATAAGTCAAACTAAACATAAATCGGGAAAGTCAAGTCTTTTTGTATTCAACCTTATAGACGAGCATGGTTTTCTTGGTCGTGTTTCTAAGATAAGTAAATCCTATAACGGAAGTCTTGAAACAATTATAAAAAGAATTTTACAAAACGAGTTAGGAAGGACAGTTGATATTGCCTATACAGGTGCTAAGAGTGGTGATGAAGAGTTTAGTATTCAAGGAGATATCACATGTATCATTCCAAATATGACTCCAATCACTGCTATAAATTGGTTGTGTAATAGAATAACAACAGATAATGGCACTCCTTACTTTGCGTATTCAACACTTAATTTACCCAATCAAAAGGGCGAGAGTGACGAATCACAATTAGATGATGAAGATAAAGAAAAAGGGTAATCTTATCAGAATTGGTAACTTAGATACTATGTTGACTCAAGAGGCATTCAATAATATACCGTTTGTATACAACCCCAACTCAAGAAGTGGTTTACAGGTCAAGTGTTATTGAACAACTCTTTAAAATTAAAAACATAAGTTTTGATAGAACATCGAACACATTGAAATTATTAGAACTTGGGGCAGTTTCATCAGAATACTCAAACACAAATTTAGGAACAGGTGAAGTATTCACAACAAAACATGTGTTGAGTGACCAACTTAGAAATCTATCAAGTAATTCTATCATAGGCAAGAATGAAGAAACCACACAGAATGTTTTTGATGAAGAATTATTATTGAAAGGTTCTAGGGTTGAGACATACTCTGCAAAAAATTATCATACCATTACCTCTACAGGAACATATGGTAATTTGAAAAGTTATCATGACGAGACAGACGAGAATAAATTTAAAGTAAAAATCTCTTCAACCGCAATTAAAAATGTTCTTCATAAAAATAGTATAACTATTGTTGTAGAAGGGGCATCACTTGCTATTGGTAGAGTTACTGTTGGAGACATTATAAATATTGTTGTTGTAAGTGATAATGTGGATGACGAAGGTAGGGGTGTACCTGATATGAAAAATTCAGGAAAACATTTAATATACGACCTCAAGCATACCTTTTCAGGTGAGATACATAATGCTACATTAACCCTTTGTAAATTGGAGTCTATTCAGTAATGTTAGAATATTATGGTGATAGCACTCGTTGGTTCATAGCAACAGTTGTAAACTCAACTCCCCCTGCAGGGTATGAAGGGCGAGTAAAGATACGCATACACGGATTGCATAGTTCATCTACACAAGATATTCCAGAAGACCATCTACCTTGGGCACAATGTGTTCTCCCCACAACAGAAGGTGGAGTATCGGGTATCGGTAAGATACCTCGTGTGTTACCTAGTGCATTAGTGTTCGGAATGTTTATGGACGGAAAAAGTTCACAGACACCTATTGTTTTGGGTTCACTTCCTAAAATAGAAAGTCCTTCTGAAATACAAAAACTTACAAAACAAAGTAGTGTTGAACAAGGTGCGGTTCTTGCAAGTACATTAGATATAAAGAATGCAGTACTTGATGTTCCTGATGCAACAATCAAAAACAACAGGATTGAGTTTTGTTTACAGTTTTTTCTTAACTTAGGATACAGTTATATTCAAGCAAAAGGTATTACCGAAAATCTTTCACAAAAAGGAATGGTTTCAGGATTTAGGGGAGAAGATGAAAGTGGTCGGTTTGGTGTTGCAGAATGGTCAGGAGAAAGATTTAAAAATCTAAAAGCATTCTCTGAATATTTTAAACGATTTACAACACAACTTGAATTTATTGCATTTGAACTAAACGGAACACAAAGGTCTGCCAACATTCGTTTATTACAGACAGATAGGTATAGTGGAGAAAAGGGTTCCTTAAATATATTTGCTAAATACTACTTGAAATTAGATTTGCTTCAATTAGAACAACTTGAAAGCAAAGGAGATTATAGTGAGTAAAATAATCAATAGTTTAAATACTGAACTAAAAAGAAAGTCTGATAAACTTGCTCAAAGAACTTTGATGCCTAAAGTTAAAAAGATTAAAAATCTTGATGGCGCAATTAGATATGCGTCAGGATTAGATGAGATTCAAGTTAATACTAATTTCAATGTTCCTACTTTTGGTGGTGCAAACAGATTAATAGGAACTCAACTTGATAGATTAAATATTCAAACACAATCTATAATAGGAAATAACACAGACGGAGAAGTTTTTGGTGGATTTGCTAAGTCAATTGGTAATACAGGTGGTGAAGTAGGTCTTGTTAAGTTTGTGAGTACTGCAGGGTTAGATAATGTTGTTACTCCAAACTTTAAAGTATATGCTTCTGGCGCACCACAAGCAATTAGTATAGCAAGTAAAGACATAGAGAAAAAGATAAATGCTCAAAAAGTAGAAATAAATACTTTTCTTGATAGTCTACCTCAAGTGCTTGGAAGACCTTCAGGTGGTTTCCTTGGTTCCATTCTCAAAGTTGCAGGTATAGCAGGAGGTTTAAATGGTTTGTTACAACAGATATCTCCTCTTGCAAATATATCAAATCAATTAAATAATATCAAAGACCAAGTTTTAGACCAAACAGGAATAAGCGGTTTTCTTGACCAAGTTAATGGTCTGGCAGATAATGTAACAAACTATGTTAATACTTCTCTAGATGCAGTTTCAACTTCTCTTGGAGAAGCAATCGGTAATCCTTTATCAGAATTAGATAATGCTTTAAGTATTAATATTGGAGAAGAAACTTTTAGCACTAACCTTGGTGGATTCGCGAACGATTTATTAGAAAGTGTTACTGGAGACCTTCGTTCTCGTACAAACAATTTTATTTCAGGAGCAATACCTGATGTTGAAATAGGAGGATTAGTTAGTGGTATTGTAAGTGATGATATTACGGAAAGAGTATCTTCCATTGGTAGGATAACTCAATATGACAATGTAGTAAGAGAAAACCTTACTTTATTTGAACCTTGGAGTGCTGTTGAAAATGCTTCATCTCCAAGGGATGCAATTTTTCAGATAGAAACGAACGGTAAGAAGAACGGAGCAAGTGCGGCAAATATTTCTTATGTGCAAGGTTTATATGCATCAATAATATCAAAGACCGAAAATAACACTTTCAACGCAGGACTATCTTCTGTTATTGCTATAGGTTCAAGTCCTTTACTTTCTGTCAATCCATTACCCCTTTCAAAGAAGTTTACATATGTTTCGTCCATAGAAGAACTTGAACTAGAGATATCAAGTAGACTTGTAGTAAGTGCCGCAAGAGATGTAAGTAGTGTTGTTATTCATGCAACCGAAACATTCACAAATAAGAATATAGGTGCAGAAGAAATAGATGCAATACAGAAAAAACTAGGTGAAGATGAAGTAGGTTATCACTATGTGATTAGAAGAGACGGCAGACTTCAACGCGGAAGACCTGTTGAGAAAGAAGGAAGTCATTGTCCCACAGGCAACTATGATAAAACTTCTATAGGTATTGTAATGGTAGGGGGTATTAATCGTGCCTCTACAGAACAGTCCTTTGAAACCTCTAGTGCTTCATTTACACGCGCACAATATAACACATTAGAACAATTCCTTCAAGTGTTTTATAATAACTTTTCTGGTGGAGAAGTATTTGGTCATAGTGATATTGAAACAGATGAACTAGACCCTTACTTTGATGTGAGTGAATATATACTATCGTTATTTGGTAAAATAAATTCTTCATCATTAGGTGTTCCTGAAATTGAAGGTGATTTTGAACCTACTGCTCCTGAAGGTATAACTGAAGAAACAGGAACAAATGCTCCAACAACTCGTGTTCAAGTTACTCCCGAAGAATTAAATGTTGCTCCAGACGAAGTTCCAAAGGATGTTGAAGTTGTGGTTGATAATGAATCTACGTTTAAAGTTATATATGAACCACAAAAGAAAAACTTCAATTTACCTGTTGACCCTGATGCTTTATTAGATGATATACCAGAAAAGTTACAGAAACTTGCGAATTATATGAAAAGAGATATAAGAGTTACAAGTGGATATCGTGACGAAGAACATAATAGAAGGGCAGGTGGCGCAAAGTTCTCTCCACATTTATCACGAAAGGCAGTAGATATAAGTAGAAGTGATAGGGCACCAACAGTAGGAGGATGGAGATACACATCGTCCTTGATGAGTGATGCCCAAGTTGCTGATTTAGTGCAAAAAGCATCCGAGTTGGGATTTAAAGGTATTGGAATATATGATGGTTATTTGCATCTTGATACTAGGTCAGGAAAAAAATGTTGGGCAACATCCAAAATATTGAGAGTTTCTTCTATTCCAAGATTTGCACAGATAGCAACAGTTCTAAGAAATAATGATTGGGATAATGTATGACAACTAAAAATGACAATTATAAAGCAAGAACAGAGAAAGAAGGTTTAGGTCTTGGTTCTGAACTATCTGTCGGTGTCCCTGATAATGGAATGCAGAATGCTTCGGGCGATTATCCTAAGAGAGAATATAATTTTGGTTCTTCGGTTAACAAAGCAACAGTTGGAACCAAGGTAAACAAACTCTATACAGGTGGTGGTGAGATTGGTGTTCCATTGAACATACCAGAACAGATGCCTTCTCAGTATCCATTCAATCAAGTAGATGAAACTCCAAGTGGACATGTCATTGAGATGGACGATACTCCAGGAGGAGAAAGAGTTCTTATTAAACATCGTAAAGGTTCGGGCGTAGAGTTACGCGCAGACGGTACGGTTGTAATATCTGCATTGAATAATAAGGTTGAGGTGACAGGGGGAGACCAAACTGTTATTATTGAAGGTCATGGTAATCTTGTGTATAACGGAAACCTTAATCTCAAAGTAAGTGGTGACTATAATGTTGAGGTTGGCGGTAACTATAATGTAGATGTTGCAGGTTATTCTCAAAAGACAATCGGAAGTTTCTATTCCAAAGCGGTTATAGGAGATGTCGCGCAAAAATATATGGGAACTAAAACAGAAAAGATTCTAGGTAATAGTCTCACTCTTAGATTAGGTGACGATGACTATGTTGTTAAAGGAACAAGGAATGATGTTACTGATGGTAATCATGAAATTTCATCTGGTGAAAACTTACTCATTTCTGGAGAAAAAACTGCAGAGATGATAAGTAGAAAAACTTCTATTACAGGGTCAGATAGAATAAATGTTCAAGGGTCAGAAGGTATAATTGGTGGTGCGTTCGTTAGGTTTACAGGACAAACTTACTCAGGTGCACTCAAGAAAAGAGTTTACGGTGGTGGAGATAATTATGTTACAGGAGGAACACCAAGTGTTGATTCAGATGGTAGTGGAAACATATCAATCTCTGGCATTGACAGTGGTTCTTCAGGTGTTTTATCTTCAAGTGATTCTGATGGTGCAGGTAATCTTGCAACAACATATTCTTCAGGAGATGACTTTGCTTCAAGTTCGGATTATGAAACTGCTATATTTCACGGAAGTCTTCACGGTGTTGCAAAGAAAGCACAAATGGCAGACAATGCAAATAAATCTATTATGGCAACAGTATCAATGAATGCGGTTTCTTTAAATCCATTATTTGCAATTGGTGGTTTGAAAGCATTACCAAAAAGTTCTTTATTATCCAACTTCAACTTAGAAGCAGAAGATGTTCTTCATACAACTGTTGAACCCGACAATATTGCTAAAGTTGCACTAGGTAAAATACCTCAAAATAATGAAACAAGCGCACATCTAAAAATTCAACCCATACAAGCAGTAAGTATTGACCCTGATGACTATGTACGAGACCTTAGTTATGGTAAAGAACATTACAATCAGACATTCTTAAAAACACCTAGAACTGCAGAAATAAGAAGTGCGTTCAGAAATAAAGAGACAAGAGAGGATGGTATTTTAGGTGCTACTCTTGTTGCGGAAGGACTGTTAAATCGGAACTATAATTCTAAGGTTCCAAGTGCGAAATTAAGTGGAAGGGTTGTTGGTAAAGAAGCAAGTTCAAAATATGGTTATACACCGATAGGTAATTCTATAGAGAATAGAGGAAAAAGGTTTAGAAAATGAATGTACTCCCTGACCCAAAATATAATCCTGACTTACACGGTTTTGTAACTTCGAAAACAAGACTTGAACGTGGGATAACTATGGCAAAATTCTTAGGTGCATATGGAGACAAAACATCTTTGAATCATATAACAAATGAATCTGTACGCAAACGGATTGCTCGTAACCTAACTTTACATGCAAGAGCAATAAATATGGTGAACGGTAATACCAATAGATTTAATGATGTAAGAATTATTGTAAGTGAAGGAATCTATAATAGACAAGCACTCTCAGATTTTGGTAGTTATGCGATGATAGAAAAAGCATTTGGAGAACTTGTATATTATCAAGTCATAGATACTGATGGTAAGATTGACTTTGAGAAAACATTTGATGTTGCAGAGTATTGGAAAGACCATATAAAATTTAGGGAACTTGTATTAGATTATGATGAGTATAATACAGACGGAAGTTTAACAGCACAGATTGGATTGACAATGCCAATTGTTCCAACCTCATATGATATCATTGATTCTGAGTTTAAACAAAACATAAATACAGTGTTTAATAATAATATTTTTACTAAAAACGAACTTACTGAAATAATTCCAAGATAAACCAATTAAAAACATATAAATAGAACTATGACAAGAAGAGCATACTCACAAGAAGACGCAAACTTAGGAACTAACTCAGTTCCTATAGCACGAAAGCGTGAATATAAGGATATAGACCTGACACTCGCGGTCAAACCAACGAGTGGTGATATCTATAAGAAACTTGATGCGGCGGCAGTTAAGCAATCAGTAAAAAATCTTATCATGACGAACCAACTTGAAAAACCATTTAAACCTAGATTTGGTGCTAATATAAGAAATTTACTTTTTGAATTGATTGATAATAATTCAGATGCATTAGTTAAGAAAAGACTTTTTTCTGCAATAACAAGGTCTGAACCAAGAGTAAGAGTATTAGATATCCGAGTATCCTATACTGATAACTATAGCAATACTTTGGATACAACAATAACATTTAAAGTTTTGAACTCACCAGAGGTGTTTCAAATAACTACAAATCTCGCAAGGTTAAGATAAAATGGCAACAACAATAAATTCAACAGACTTAGATTTTGATTCAATAAAAAATAATCTTAAGACTTCTCTTCAAAATTCTGGAGAGTTCAATGATTATAACTTTGAAGCATCGGGTCTGTCAAGTATATTAGATGTACTTGCATACAACACACACTATAATGGTCTTATCGCAAACTTTGCATTAAACGAATCCTTCTTGAGTACTGCACAACTTAGAAGTTCTGTACTTTCTCTTGCAGAAGGTATCGGATATGTTCCGAGTTCAAGAACTTCACCTCAAGCACTCGTAAACCTATCATTAAATTTGAGTGGAGTATCAGGTAGACCTTCAACCATTCAAATAAACGATGGGTTTAAATTTAATTCAAGTGTTGATGAGATAAACTATGTGTTTCAAACACGAGAAGATTTAACTGCAACTGATGATGGTAATGGAATATATTCTTTCAAAGATGTATCAGGAAGTGCTGATATAAAAATACTTGAAGGTACACTAAGAACTAAAACTTTCCTTGCATTGAAATCATTAGACAATCCTATATATGTCATACCCGATAAGAACCTAGACATATCAACTACTATAGTGAGGGTTTTTGAATCACCGTCCTCTTCTTCCTTTGTTACATATGGTAACTTACAGAACGCAAGAACAATAAACGAAAACTCTACATTGTATATATTAAGAGAAGCACCAAATGGTTTTTATGAATTATCTTTTGGTAATGGTGTTACATTAGGTAAAGCACCTTCTGTTGGTAGTAAGATAGAAGTAGAATATCTTTCTAGTGCAGGAACACTTGCAAATACTGCAAAGATATTCTCACCACAAAACTCAATAACAATAAACTCTGTGAACTATCCTGTAACGACATCTACTGTATCAAATGCTATTGGTGGTAATGCAAAAGAAACTATAGAGAGTATTCGTAAAAATGCCCCATTCCAATATGCATCACAGAACAGAATGGTAACTGCAAGTGACTATGCTTCATTGATACTTAAGAACTATTCTACTTTCATAAGTGATATACAATCCTTTGGTGGAGAAGATGCTCTTGAACCAGAATATGGTACAGTATTTGTTTCAATACTTTTCAATGATGATGTTGATGCCGCAACGCAACAAAATATAAAAGACGAGATACTACAATTATCAGACGAGTTGTCGGTAGCATCATTCAGTACTAAGTTTGAAGACCCTATCACAACATTCGTTGAAGCGCAAACATTCTTTCAATTCAATGATAACCTTACTACACTCGCAAGAAACACAATACAGAATGATGTAAATAGTGTTATCACAACTTACTTTACAAACAACACAGGTAAGTTTAATCAGTCATTCAGAAGGTCAAATTTATTATCATTAGTAGATGCTACAAGTTCTGCAGTATTATCTTCAAGACAAGATGTAAAATTACAAAGAAGGTTTACACCAACTTTGACTGCAGTACAAGACCATAAGTTAAGATATGCCGCACCCCTTGCAACACCCGATGATATTCACTACAGAGTTACAAGTGACCAATTTACTTTTGGTGGTAATGCATGTATATTGAGAAACAAATTAAACACAAACAAACTAGAAGTGTTTGATACGGCACAAAATGTTGTTGTAGTAGATAATGTTGGAGATTACTCTGGAGACACTATCAATATAATAGGTCTAAGAGTTGATGCAATATTAGGTGGAAATGGTTTCGTTAAATTAAGTGCAACTCCTGCAAACCAGAGTGCTATTGCTCCACTAAGACAAGATGTTATTAGACTTGACGGAGATAAGTCATTCACTTCAATCGTTGATGTAGCAGATGGGGTTATTAGTTAATGCCTCACAATAACGATAATACTCTCAAGGATTTAAACCGACGTAACCTTGCGTTCGGTAAGTATTCTGTAAAGGAAATTCTTCCAGAATTTTTCCGTACAGAGTATCCTAAACTAATTACATTACTTGATGAGTATTATCATTTTGAGAAGTCAGGTGATTCTCCTTCTAAACTTGTCGATGAACTCTTTCTCAGTAGAGATATAACACAGAATGACCTTGACTTACTTACCTTTATTGAAGATGAGTTATTGTTAGGTCAGTCTTTCTTTGAGGGTTTCCAAGATAAACGCGCGGCATCAAAATACTCTAATGTATTGTTTAGGTCAAAAGGCACAAAGTATTCTATACAACAATTCTTCAGAACATTCTTTGGTATAGACCCCGATATTGTATATACAAAGACTCAAGTATTCAATGTAGGTGATGATATTGGTGCTGAGAGTCAGAAGTTTATTACTGACAACAAGTTGTATCAGAAACACGCAATACTTATCAGGTCAGAACTTGAGCAGAATACATGGAAAGATGCTTACAAACTCTTTGTTCACCCTGCAGGAACATTCTTAGGTTCAGAGATACAAATAGTCAGTAGTGTTGTTGATACAGTTATTGCTCCAAATGTTATTATCCAAGAACCCGCACCAATCGCGGTATCAAGTGTTGCTAATCTATCACCACTCGCGTTTATTGACCACACATCACTTGTAAATGATTTCAATACTGACTCTTCAGGAATACTCAGTAGGATAAGACCAGAACTTGCTAATCCAAGTGAGTTCTCAACGTTCACATTACAAGAGATAAATAATCAGTATGGAAGTTTGCGTGAAGCACAGATTGCATCATCACCAACCTTTGATGATTCAGACCAAGACTTCTCAAACAACTTCTCATTCGAAACACTAGACCAAGGAAGACATGTATTTTATAGTTCAGACTCTGACCAATATTTATTAAATCTTGGACATCTCGGTTAAAAAAGTATATAAATAGAATAAAGAATTAGGATAATATAAATGGCAAAACAAACATTAAATAAGGGAAGTTCTGCGAACGACGGTACAGGTGATACACTTCGTGCAGGTGCGCAAAAGATTAATGAGAACTTCACTGAACTCTATGGTATATTAGGAGGTAACTCTCTTAACTCAGGTATCTCTTTTGATGCAACCACAAAGGGTCTCATCTTTGAAGGTTCTTCTGCCGATGACCACGAGACATTTCTTGTTCCTACAAACGCAACTGCAGATAGAACGATTACTCTTCCAAACCTTACAGGAACAGTATCTCTTATTACGGCAACAGAAACACTCACAAACAAAACACTTACGACTCCTACATTAACTAATCCTATATTAAGTCCTACTGCAACTACTGCGGGTAAGATAGAATTCTTAGAAGGTACAAACAACGGAACAAACAAGGCAACTCTGATTGGACCTGCTTCAACTGCAGACGTAACCATAACCCTACCCGCGACAACAGATACATTAGTTGCTAGGACAACAACAGATACACTTACTAATAAGACACTTACGACCCCTGTGTTAACAGCACCCAAAGTTACAACAAGTATAAATGACGCGAATAATAATGAAATAATAGAGACCCCTGCAACAGGAAGTGCAGTAAATCATTTCAAACTTACAAATGCCGCAACAGGTAATAATGTTACATTAGAAGCAACAGGTTCAGATACTAATGTTGGACTCAATGTTACGAGTAAGGGAACAGGACTTGTTACAGTAACAACAGGTGTTGCGTTTTCAGAAATAGTACAAACTGCAAATGGTGCGGTATCTCTTGTTAAGACCGTAACAGTATTCAATAAAGGTTCTGCTCTTGCCGCAACACTTGCAAACGGAACAGTTGTAGGACAACTAAAAATACTTACAAACAAAGGTGCAGGGGCGGCAACAACAACTCCTGCAAACTTTGGGGCGGGAACAACAATCGCAATAGCACAACACAAGACCGCAACATTATTGTGGGACGGAACTAACTGGCAAATACAATCAACTTATGGTGGAACGGTAGCATAAAATGGCAATAGTAACAAATAAATTAAAAAGAGAGATGGTTCAATTATTATTGAATAATTTTAATGACTCTGCATCTAATCATTACTTTATTGGTATTGGTAAATCAGATGAATGGAACTCAACTGACACTGCACCCACTGCAGAAAGTCAAGATGTTGAAGGAAGATTGTTTAGAAACTCACTTCAGTCTGTAAAGAAAGTTGCAGATATATCTTTTGTTGTTCCTCGTTACAATTGGAGTTCAGGAACAATATATTCACCATACAACGACAAGCAAGTTGGATACCCAACACAATCTTATTATGTAATGAATGACAACAATCAAGTTTATGTTTGTATACAACAACCTAAAAATAACGAGGGTGTAGGACAACCTTCTACAGTACAACCTTCTGGTAATACGACAGGTACTACATTTATAACAGCAGATGATTATGCATGGAAGTTTTTATATTCTATCTCTGCATTAGATGCCTCTAAGTATATTGCCGCTAACTTTATACCTGTTAAGAAACAAATAGGTTCAGGAAGTCAGGCATCAGATACAGAACAACTTGCCGCCCAGAATGCCGCAGTCTTTGGAGAGATAATAGGATATTCTGTTGAGTCTGGTGGAGCAGGATATGGTTCTACTCCGACATTGACCGTTGTTGGTAATGGTACTAAGGCAAAGGCAACTGCAACTATAAGTGGTGGTATTGTAACAAGAGTTGAAGTAGATGATAGTGCATCAACACTCACACTAGGTTCAGGATACACTAATGCTATCGTCACACAAGCAGGTGGGTCACCCACTAAACCTGCAAAGATAAGACCTATATTTGCATCTAAAGGTGGTATGGGTTCAGACCCAAGACAAGACCTAAGAGCAAATGGTATTATGCTTGCAATAAAACCAGACGGAGCAGAAGGTAGTGGAGACTTTATAGTAGGAAACGATTTCCGTCAAGTAGGTCTATTAAGAAATGTAACTGCTGATAGTGACAATGGTACATTATTTACAGGTGCAACAGGACTTGCATTAGACCAATTACAGTTTGCTTCTGTATCAAGTGGGTTCACTGCAGACAAAACTATAGTAGGTGGAACTTCAGGTGCAAAGGGACTTATAGATAAAGTAGACTCAACAAAAGTATGGTATCACCAGAATGATGATACAGGTTACACAAGTTTCGGTGCGACTGAAGCAGTAACTGAATTAGATGGTAATGGTGCAGGTGCACTTGATAGTGCGGGTGCATATCTTGTAAGTTCAGAGGTTTCAAGAATCACTGGAGACTTATTATATATAGATAATAGGGCGGCAGTAACTCGTGCCGCAGACCAAAAAGAAGACATTAAAATAGTAATACAAATTTAGGACAGTAACCTCATGACAAACACATTTACCTCAAATGTCTTTTCTTCTACTTATAAAGACGATTTCCTTGATAGTGATAACTATCATCGCATATTGTTTAATAGTGGTAGAGCGTTACAGGCACGAGAACTCACCCAAATGCAGACAATTATCCAAGAGGAGATTGCAAGGTTTGGTAGAAACATATTTAAAGATGGTGCGGCAGTAAACCCAGGTGGTCCATCTATAATGAATGACTACGAGTTTGTTAAACTTAATACAGAAACAAACACATTACCCGTAGACACATCAACACTTGTAGGAACAGAATTTACAGGTGCAAGTTCAACGGTTAAAGCAAGAGTTGTAGAGGTTGTTGCCTCAACAGGGTCAGACCCCGCAACACTTTATGTTCAGTATACAAATACTTCAGGTGGTGCAACAGGTGCAACCCCTGTTCGTTTCGTTGCAGGTGAAGTTGTTGGTAACGGAAGTATAAACCTTACAGTACAATCAACAAATACTGCAAGTAACCCTGCTATAGGTGTCGGTTGTAAAATTAACAATGCGGCAGGAGACTTCTTTGTAAGAGGACACTTTGTATTTGTAAAACCACAAGGACTTATACTTTCCAAATATTCAAATAATGTTACTAAGGTTGTTGGTTTCAAAATAACAGAAGACATTATAACTGCAACAGATGATAGTGCTTTATACGACAATCAGGGTGCAACACCTAATGTGACAAGTGCAGGTGCAGACAGATATCGTATCGCACTTGTTTTAACAACACAAGACTTAATCGCATCAGATGAGAACTTTGTATTCTATTGTAAAGTAGTAGATGGAAAGATTGTTGACCAAGTATCAGGTACAGATGATTACAACAAAATAAATGACCTTCTTGCAGAAAGAACAAAAGAAGAATCAGGAAACTATATTGCTAATAGATTTAAGTCAAACTTAAAAGATAGTGCCTCAAGTCACATTCTTGGTATATCTGATGGTATTGCATATGTTAATGGTTATCGTGCAGAAAACCCTGCTCCTATATCTTTAATAATACCAAAACCAAGAACAACTACTACAATCAATAACGATGTAGCACCTATTTCATATGGTTCATACTTTATATGTTCTACACTCAAGGGTAATTTAAATGTATCTGCATTTGCTTCTGTGAACTTATCCACACATGCAAGTAACCCAAGTGGTAGTGTTGTTGGTACTGCAAAAGTAAGATATGTAGAAAAAGACGGAAGTAATCACAAAGTATATCTCTTTGATATCAAAATGAATAGTGGTATTAAATTGAGTAGTGTTAAGACAGTTGGTACAGGTTCTGCAGATGTTGGTATTATTGCTTTAGAAAATAGTAAAGCAGTTCTCAAAGAAGCAAATAAAACGAACCTTGTATATACGACTTCCAAAGCAAGACCTTCAAATATTACTGATGTATCTTTTGAGGTACAAAGAATTAAAACAGGGACATCATCGGGTACAGGTACACTTACAATAGGAGGACTTGGTACAGGTGAGACCTATACTAATACAGGTCAAGTGATTGCAACTGTTGATTCTTCAGGTGCTGTTGTTACTCCTTCAAGTATAACAGGTGGTTCTTCACTTGTGTTTGCAGGATTACCTACATCAAGTGCGATGACATTCTATACAAAAGTAAATAAATCAGCACCAAGTGTAAGACAAAAAACACTTAGTGCTACTTTATTACATAGTGCAGTAATTGAGTCCGATGGGACAGGGGTAAGGTTCATAGACTTACACGCAACAGATTTACATAAAGTAAGTGCAGTATACGCCGCTGATAGTTCAGATTTATCTTCAAGATTTAGTATTGACAATGGTCAACGCGCAAGTCATTATGCAAATGCTCGTTTGGTTGTTCAAGACGGTGCAACTCCACCTTCAGGAGATGTGATTGTAAAGTATCAACACTTCACACATGGTGCAGGTGACTTCTTCTCAGTCAACTCTTATGATGGTCAAGTAGACTATGAGAATATTCCAACTTACAATGTTAACTCAAGAACTTCAGTAAATCTCAGAGATGTTATTGACTTCCGTTCTTCAGTAGACTCTGCAGGAACATTCACAGGTTCAGGGGCGGCATTAAACGAGATACCAACTAATGGCGACACTTTCCAAGGCGACATAACATACTACTTACCAAGAAAAGATAAAGTCGTTATTACAACACAGGGTATAGTTAAAAATATTCAAGGCGATGCAGGATTTCAATCACAAATACCTCCAACACCAGAAAACACTCTTGCATTATTTGAACTAGAGCATAATGCATATGGACTACATGATAGTGATACTGTTGTAAGACCTATTGAGGCAAAACGATTCACTATGAAAGATATCTCTAAGTTAGAAAAAAGAGTAGACAAACTTGAAGAAGTTACTTCATTATCACTTCTAGAGGTTGACACGAATGCATTACTTGTATTAGACTCTGCAGGTAATCCTCGTAGTAAGTCAGGTTTCTTTGTGGACAACTTTAGAAATCGTGCATTTGTAGATACACAAAACTTAGAGTATCGTGCCGCGATTGACCCATCACTTGGGTTTATGTCGCCTCAACAAAACACCGATAATGTTACACTAAGATATGACTCAGACTTATCTACTAACACTATACTTAAAGGTGATACAGTATATATCAACCATACTCATGTTTCTGCAATCGCACAAACTAAAGTTTCTGGTACAGAAAATGTAAACCCATTTGGTGTTATAACAGGAATGGGTAACATAACATTATCACCTACTTCAGATGAATGGCAAGATACATTCTTCCAACCAGAGAATGTAATCAATCAAACTGCCGAAGAAAACTTAGGAGACCTCAATCAGGGGTTGACCTTTGGTACTAATGGTAACTTTGATTGGTCATCAAATAACTTTGTTCCTGTAACTGGATTTGGTCCCACAGTAATGAATATGTTAAATGGTTGGAACGGCACTACAATGTGGAACAGTCTTGGTGTTTCTACATTTGGAACAGTTAGAACTTTAAGTGGAAGACCCACAAACGCAAATCCTGTATTTGCTCAAAGTAATGTTTCAAGAGACCCCGATACACTAGGTCTTGGTGGTTTCTCAAATCGTATTGTTACAGGTAATAGAACAGTAAGAGAAATTATTGAGGACAGAGAAGTTTCTTTAACATTCATACCTTTCATTCGTTCACGAAAATTATTCTTCAAAGCAGAAGGTTTAAGACCTAGTACAAGATACTATCCATTCTTTGATGGTACTGCAGTAGATAATTTTGTGAGAGAAGAAACTTTTGCTAGGTTCTCAACATCTACAAGTGGTGGTGTTGAATATGGTAATGAGTTTAGAAATAATACTGCTCACCCACAGACATCTTCAACACTTGTATCAGATGTGAATGGTACTATAGAAGGTTCATTCTTTATCCCCTGTCAAGACGGTGAAGACGGCATAAAGTTCCGTACGGGTACACGAGAGTTTAAACTCCTTGATATAAACAAAAATGATGAGGCGGCGGCAACAGGTCGCGCTTCAATTAATTATGTAGCACAAGGTACATTATCAACTCGACAACAGACAGTAACATCAACTCGTATCACACAAATACGACCAAACATATCAGTACAACCAAGAGACCCTCTTGCGCAATCTTTCAGAGTTATAGACCCTGCAGGAATGTTTGTTACAAAAGTGGAATGTTTCTTTAGTACTAAGGATGCAAGTATTCCAATCGAAATGCAAATAAGACCTCTTGTGAATGGTGCGCCATCTTCAACAGAAATTCTTGGAAATGCTATTAAGTTCTTGAATCCATCATCTGTCAACTTACCTGCAGGACAAACTTCTGCAGAGGTACTTGCCGCACCAACAACATTTGAGTTTGATGAACCAATCTTCTTGAATCCTAATACAGAGTATGCTATTGTTCTTCTTGCAGAGTCAACAGACTATAATGCATATGTTGCAGAGACTTATGCCTTTGAACTTGGTTCAACAGAACTTCGTATTAATCGTCAACCTGCTATGGGTTCACTCTTTAAGTCACAGAATGGTTCTACATGGGAACCAGACCAAACAAAAGACTTGATGTTTAGAATATACAAAGCATCATTCGATACTACAGGTGGTAGTGCTGTATTTGAGAATACAGATGTTCAAGAAGAACTCGTTGTGAATAATGGTTTATATGCGGATAGTGGAGATGCGACGATTGTTGCCCTTATACCAAATCATGGGTTCTCAGTAAACGATAAAGTTAATGTGTCGGGTCTTACTGCAGGAACACGATACAATGGTATATTAGGTTCATCTATAAATGGTGAAAACACGGTTACTCATGTAGATGGATTTGCAATTAAGTTTGAAGCAGATAGTGCCTCAACTTCTGCAGGTGCGTTTGGTGGTGCAGTTGTTAAGACTGACAAACAAGTTCAGTTTGATGGTGTCATACCTAATATCACTACTCTTATTCCCGACGATACAAGCGTATCATTTGGTGCGAAATTTACTACAGGTAAATCTCTTGCAGGTGGTGAAACAAAATATCAGAAAGATACCTCATACACAAATGATTTAAGTATCGGTGAAGAAAACTATTTTGTCAAACCTAAGTTAATTGCTTCACCTACAGAAGAGACTGCAGAACTAGGTTCAGGTGTTCGTTCCACAACATGGAAAGTTGACTTGAGTACAACTCGTGCAGATGTATCACCTATCGTAGATGTTCAGAGAGTTTCTCTAACAACCCTCAGTAATATGATTGACAATCAAGTTGCAAGTTCACCAACTGCGGGTGAAGAAAATGTTCCATTGACCTATGTTGCAGAGACTACTGCTTTTGGTGGTTCTTCTCTTGCAAAACATATAACTTCAGTACAAGTATTAGAAGAAACTGCGGTTGGACTAAAAGTAATAGTTGGTGCATTAAGACCTAGTGGTTCAAACTTTGACTTATATTTCAGAACTGCAAACGATGGTGAAGATATACTTGAGAAAACTTGGACACTTCAGACACAAGAACAATCTGTTCCTGCTGATAATAGAAACTTCCGTGAATATCGTTTCTTAATCGGTGGACAGGGTGGTGATGTTGCTGAGTTCACACAGTATCAATATAAGATTGTGATGCGTAGTAATAACTCTTCTGCGGTTCCATTATTCAGAGACTTCAGGTCTATTGCAATGGCAGTATAATGAAACCCAATCTGATAATGGTAGAAAATGGTGTAGGACTTGCTCGTGATGTGAGAACAGGTGGGATTATAAACATAAATAAAGAAGAGATACGAACTGCTCGCGAGAGAAAGAAACGAAGAAAACAAAAGGAAAACGAGTTCGAACAACTCAAGACAGATGTCTCTGAGATGAAACAACTCTTAAACACTATAATAGAGAAACTATAATGACCGCTAAACCAACACAATTTGATATATCGTCTACCTTCTCTCAGTTGGTAACAGACTTCAATACAGTTTCACTCGACTTAGGTGGGACAGGTAGATTAACCACAAATCAAGACTCAGATGCTGTTTCTGCTATCAATGAGTTAGAGGTTGCGATAAGAGGGACATCTAATAATCTTGCCGCAAGTGATATAACAACTACTGCAAAAAATCTTGTGGGTTCCGTAAATGAACTTGATGCCGAGTTAGGTACAATCACTGCAGGGGCAATGGGAACAACTGCATCAACTGTATCTGCCGCAGTTCTAGAACTTCATGGAGAAGTAACTACTGCGACTACTAATATTGCTACAATCAATACAAAACTTGGAACAGTATCTGCGGGTAACATGGGAACTTCTGCGAGTACAGTCGTTACTGCGATTGCAGAACTAGAAGCAGAGATTGATACTCTTAATACAAAAGTATCTCCTGCAACTTCGCTTACAACAACTGCCACAACTACAGTAGGTGGTATTAATGAACTTGACGCAGAAATAGGTGCGGCATCTCTTGCAACATCTGCAACTACTGTCAAGGGTGCAATCAATGAACTTCACGGTGAGATTGGAACTGCTATAAGTGGAAACCATTTAACTGCAGGCAATATAGGTGCGTCATTAAATTCTCTTGCAACTAAAATAGGTAGTGTTACTGCAGGCAATATGGGAACAACTGCTTCAACTGTTGTTACCGCTATAGCAGAACTAGAGGCAGAGATTGATGTAATCAATAGTCAGGGTGCGGGTCCAAGTAACACTGCAATAGGTACACTTACTGACCTAACCACATCTACACAAGCAAATCTGGTTGCCGCAGTAAATGAAATAGAAGCAGTCTTCGACGCATCTACACACGAGATATCTGCAGGAACAAACGCATTCGATGTTGTTTCAGGTGCATTCACAATAGACGCAAGTGGAACCATATCACTTGATGCCGCAACTACTGCGTTGACAGGAAACTTGGATATGTCTACAGATACGGGTCGTTTACGACTAGGTGCAGGTAATGACTTATCAATCTTTCATGATGGTTCTAACTCATATATCCAAGACAATGGTACAGGTGATTTAATACTAAGAGGTAGTAGCAATATAAAGTTACAATCTGCAGGAGGGACTACTCATGCTAACTTTAACTCTTCAGGAGCAGTAACTCTAAATCATGCAGGTAACGAAAAGTTTATATCTAAATCTACAGGTGCGGGTATTACGGGTCAACTAGATTTATCTTCACACTTGGATATGCCAGATAATGCTATCATTAAACTTGGTACAGGAGACGATTTACAAATCTATCACGATGCTTCTAACTCATACATAAAAGATGCGGGTACAGGGGGACTATATCTACGTACAAACCTATTAAGTATACAAAGTGATGATGGATTAGAAACATACGCAACATTTACTGATAATGGTGCTGTTGATTTATACCATAACGCAAGTAAGCGGTTTGAAACTACTGCCACTGGTATAGATGTGACAGGAGAACTGACTTTAGATACTGATGCCGTAATAAAGGGTGGTTCTTCTGCCGCAATAACCTTTGCTGGTGCGAATGTCACTATGGGTGGAACTATAACACCAAGTGTTTCTCTTACCACAAGTGCATCGACAGTTGCCGCCGCAATAAATGAGTTGAAAGCAAGTATCCCTATAGTATATAATGCCGCAGGGTCTGCGTTGAACTAGGAGTAATTGATGTCTCGATTACCATTAAAATATAAATCAGGAAATGATGTTCAGGAGATAACAACTGCTGAACACAACTACCTCGCATATCTTGCAGGGTTAGAGTTAGAAACCGTTTCAGGTACTTATAGTGAAGCAGTGCTTGGTTCTCTTGGTAAGACAAATCAATCTAATGATTTGAATGTTGGTTCTTTTACTAATACAGAATACACAGGTTCCAATGGTGATGTAGGTGACCACGGAACTCTTACTATCACAACAACAACAACTCCAATATATCAACAAGATGCCTCAGTTTCTATTCATGCTGATTTCCGCAATCCTTTGTATCAAAAACAAACGAGTGGACAACAGGAGATACAAGAGTTCAATGATACAGACCAACAAGATTTGGGGGAAACTCTTGCGGGTATCATATATACAAATGATTATCCAGGAACATTTAAATTAGGTTCATCTGCACCGAGTAGTGATTATAGTGTTGCAGTTGCAAATGTTATGACCGACACTCGTACAACAGGTGCTGATATTGTTTACAATATTTATCAAAGACACACAATGTCTGCCCCAACCGAGATTGATTTGATGGCAGTCGCAAGAGGTTCTTCTTCACCTTATAATGCAAGTTCAGGGACTTATAGAGGTCTCATAATAATGGCAGATAGTCATAGGTCAAAAACTGCGAAGGGTTGTCTCGATAGACATCTTGCATCTATTACTAGTACTAATCTACCAATAGGTTCATATCTAATCAGAAGTTCTTCTCAGGGTGCACCTTCTGAAACAGGTACTTGGGTTGCAAAAGGAACTGCTATTGATACACGAAATGCAATCGCAGATGCTAACTACACTAATACATTTCAGGATGGTGCTTTTACTAAGACTATCAATTCAAACTTCTCAGGAACATATACAGGTACATATACAGGAACAGGTACTGTAACATATAACAATATTAGTAGTTCAAACAGATGGGAAAGAGTTTCCACTCAAACTCCTGCTATTGGAGATGGTGTTGAAGTTTATGTTGGTGGTTCACTCGTTGCGAGTAGTGTTAATGCAAACGCAACAACTATTACTGCAGGGAATGGTGTTGTTTATAATCGAGGAGATTTAGATAGTATTCAGAGTATAACAGGTTCAATCGGTAATAGAACAACTACAAGTTGGTATGAGTTTTCTGCAGTAACAAGTACGAACTATACAGGAACTTATACAGGATTCTATGGTGGAACTAAAACAACTACATCTACTCCTGCCGCATCTACAGGTACATTTGTTGGTGACACTATTCAAAATACCACAGAAAATATCGAGACATACACTCTATATGTAAGGACTGCATAAAAAACATATAGATATACTTGACTGTGGAGATATATGATGCAACGAACTTGGTTAGATAATGCCTTTTGGGAAACCCCCAAGAAACTCGTTCTAAATTGTATTAGCGAACATACCGACGAAGAAGGTAGGATTATTCGCAAGACAATGAAACTCAAAGAGAAACATCCCCAGTTCAAAGAGTGTATAGACTTCCTTGGAGAAGATGTTATTGAGGCATCCACCGAGGAACGTAGGAAAAGAAAACTTCTTGAAAGAGAAATAGAACTCGAAAAAGAAAATGAACTTGGTAAGGCAAAGAAACTAGAAGTACTCTTCAAGTATAAACTAGAGACTTTCGAAATCCCCGAAATAAAATCCGCAACAAATCGTAAACTCAAATCAAAACTTCGTAGGTCAAAGTCTATACCCGAAGTCAATCTCTATGCTATGATGATACTCCAAGAAAGTCTGAAAGATGAATAAGGGATTTGTTGTTGTTGCATCAAGAAAAAACAACTTCTACATATATGCCATTAATCTCATAGAGTCCATCAAGGACTTCTATCCCGAAGCACACGTCACTCTTGTTACGGAAGAAAGATTTATTGATGGACGAGAAGACATTGCTGACAATATTATATTTTGTGATGACCACTATCGTGCAAAGTTATGGGGTATGGCAAACTCACCTTATGATGTAACAATGTATGTTGATGCAGATATGGAATGTGAACACGAAGATATAATGACCGTATGGGACAACCTTAGCGAGAATGATATGGTATTTCATGAACTTACAGAAGAGAGGTCTAAGTATTATACGATAAGACATTTTGATATTGAGAATAAAGAGAAAGAGGGTTGGTTCAGTCTATGTGGTGGTGTGTGCCTGTATAGAAGTTCCAATCCTCTTGTCAAGGAGTTTATGAATGAGTGGTATGAGTTATATGATTTACAACACAGTAATCTATGGAGACCCGATTGTTTCACTAATGATGAGCAATGGAATGGACTAAAGAAGTTTGACCAGACTACGCTTTGGTATATGGTAAATACTATGGAAAAGTATAAAGACCTCAAGATAGGTTTCTTTCATGATGACATTCGTTGGAACTACTTTACACAATATCAGTATGAGAACCTAAAATCAATTGAGAATAAACCTGTCATACTCAGACATTATTCAGGTTGTCTTGAAAAGGATAAGGCATTAGTGTGAGAGATATACCTATAAATAATCCATATGTCAAGGAGGCATTGAACAACTTCCTTTGGTATTACGAGAATAAAGAACTTGTTATAAAAACAATAAAGGTAGATGGAGAAGAAAATAAAAGAAAAGACTTTACATCAAAGGAATATTGTGATAAGATAGTTTCAATGGGTAGAAGTCATAATGGATATCCAGAAAGTATATACACATATCCTCTTAAAGAATCAAATATAAAGGACAATACGCATGCGGCAGAACTCATTAAAAGATACAGTGATTACAATACAGAATTATGTTCTATTCTTTGCACTAAGAATAATGCTTTAGCAACAATGTATCCACCTAATGGTTTTATTGGGTGGCACAACAATGCTAACGCAAGTGCTTACAATCTTATATTCTCGTGGAGTGAAACAGGGGATGGTCTCTTTCAATATATAGATGGAGAGACAGGTGATAATATTATAATGAAAGATAAAAAGGGATGGCAATGTAAAGCAGGATACTTCGGTTCATATGAAGAACATCAAAGTAAACTTGTTTATCATTCTGCGGAAACTGATTGTTGGAGAATGACTATATCGTATATGTTCAATCGAACCGAGATGAGTTCTAATATACAAGAAGAGACCATAGAGGAGATAATGTATATCTAACCCTCTCCAGTATTCTTAAAGTTTTACCTATATGTAGTACTACTTATACAAATGAAGATTTATAGAATTATTATATGTATATCCAACCTTCCCTAAAGAGTACTTTAAGTATACCATACTTTTATATTTTTGTCAAGCATAAAATATATTTTATTTACTCTGATATAGGGTTTCAAAAACATATAAATAGATGTAATGATTAAACAAAACGGAATTAGAAAATGGCACTAGTATCACACGAAGATATTGTAATAAACCAAGGCACAGATGTCGCGATAGAAATCCATCTCGTTCACGATAGTGGTAGTGTTTATAACTTAACAAACAGAACAGTTACCTCAAAAATGAAGAGAAGATATGCTGACTCAGCAGGAGACCCTGCTACAGTATCTTTCAACTCAGTTATTGCGACACCTCCAACAGATGGTATCGTAACACTATCCCTAACTAACGCAGTCACAGATGCCCTTGAAACAAGAGGTCGTTATGTGTATGATGTAGAACTTTCTTATCAGGATAGTGATAGTAATACAATCATAGAAAGAATTCTCCAAGGAGAAGTAGAAGTTTCACCCTCAGTAACGAGATAGATTAATATGCCTTCAGTTATATACCGAGACCCAAAGATTAAAATAAATGCTGTTGTCTATAAGGACACCACAGTTAGAGTAAAGAAACTTGTAGTAGGGACTCCTGTAAAAAGAGTTACTTCAGGTGCATTTAATATTGATAACCTTTCAGGAGTAAGTACTACAGGAAAAACAGCAGGTTCTATACTTGCATACAATGCTTCCGATACAAAATGGTCTACCACAAACTTTGCTACAGGTAATAACATTTCTATTACTTTTGATAGTGCCGCAAACACATTTACCTTTGGTACGAATGCCGCATTAACGAATGTAACTTCACTTGACGCAACGACTACAAGTACAGTACGCGGTGTATTATCTGTAACAGATGCAGGAGGAGATGGTTCTCTTGCGTACAATAATAGTACAGGTGTAGTAACATATACTGGACCAAGTGCAAGTGAAACACGCGCACATGTTTCTGCCGTTGATGGTGGAGGTGATGGGTCATTTACATACAACTCTGGAACAGGGGCATTCACTTATACTGGACCAAGTGCCGCAGAAGTTCGCGCACATATAACCGCAAACAAAGGTTTAAACATAAGTAGTGGTGAGTTGAATATTGACTCTGCTAATGTCAAGGGAATGTTCTCAGGGGGAACAGGGGTTACTTATAATAATGGAGTAATATCCATAGGTCAACCTGTAGCAACAAGTTCAGATGTTACCTTTAACGATGTTGTTATATCAGGTGACCTTACTGTATCAGGAACACAAACTACTGTCAATACCGAAACATTATTACTTGCAGATAATGTAATTGTTGTTAACTCAAATGCCACAGGTACTCCATCCGAGAATGGTGGTATTGAAGTTGAACGTGGTGACGCAACTAATAAGACCTTGATATGGAACGAGGCAATCGACAAGTGGACAGTAGGTTCAGAAACATTCGTGGCAGGAACATTTGAAGGTAATCTTACAGGTAATGTAACAGGAACTGTATCAAGTATCTCAAACCATACCACCGCGAACTTAACAGAAAACACTAATCTTTATCATACTACTGCTCGTGCAAGAGGTGCGGTAAGTGCAAGTGGAGACTTATCTTACAACTCATCTACAGGTGTATTCTCTATTGATGTTGAAGACGCATATACTAAGGTAAACTTTGATAGTGACTTGAGTGCCGCAAACACAGGACAACTTCCAGAAGGTTCTAATCTTTATCATACTACCGCACGCGCACGAGGCGCAGTATCCGTAACGGACGCAGGGGGTGATGGTTCACTCTCATATAATAGTAGTACAGGTGTTATTACATATACAGGTGCAAGTGCGGCAGAGGTTCGTGCTCATTTTAGTGCGGGAGGAGACCTCTCTTATAACTCTTCAACAGGACAGTTCTCGTTTGATGTTGAGAGTGTTTATACTAAGGCAAACTTTGATAGTGATTTAGGTATCGCAAATACAGGTCAACTTCCAGAAGGTAGTAATCTATATTATACAAATGCGAGAGCAGATGCTAGAATAACAACTGCTTCAGTGACCGCTACAGGGGCGTTAATGGACAGTGAGTTGACTGATTTGGCAGGAGTCAAAGGTGTCACTATATCCACACTACAACCTAAACCATCTGAAGGTGCGTTTGCTAATGGAGATAAAACTAAACTTGATGCGATTGAATCAGGGGCAACAGCAGACCAGACAGATGCAGAGATAAGAACTGCAGTAGAATCCGCAACAGATTCAAATGTATTTACAGACGCAGACCATAGTAAACTCAACGCAATAGAAGCATCCGCTACTGCTGACCAGACAGATGCTGAAATAAAAACTGCGTATGAGAATAACTCAGACACAAACGCATTTACAGATGCAGAGAAAACAAAACTTTCTAACATAGAAGCAAGTGCTGATGTTACCGATACTGCCAATGTAACCTCTGCGGGTGCGTTGATGGACTCCGAAGTTACTGACTTAGCAGGAGTTAAGGGAGTAACCATATCAACACTTCAGGTCAAACCAACAGAAGGTGCTTTTGCGGATGGAGATAAAACTAAACTAGACGGAATAGAAGCATCTGCGGATGTGACGGATACTGCTAATGTAACTTCAGCGGGTGCGTTGATGGACTCCGAACTAACAGATTTAGCAGGTGTTAAGGGTGTCACAATATCTACATTGCAACCTAAACCCTCGGAAGGTGCGTTTGCTAATGGAGATAAAACTAAACTAGACGGGATAGAAGCAAGTGCAGATGTGACGGATACTGCTAATGTGACAGCGGCAGGGGCATTAATGGACTCTGAGTTGACTGACCTAGCAGGGGTAAAAGGAGTTACAATTTCAACTCTCAAGTAAAACCCTCAGAAGGGGCGTTTGCTAACGGAGACAAGACTAAACTTGACGGTATTGAAGCATCAGCAGATGTCACGGATACTGCGAATGTAACTTCGGCAGGTGCGTTAATGGATAGTGAACTTACTTCTATTGCAGATGTAAAAGCACTAGACCAATCCGTTATATCAGGGGCAAGTCCAAACTTCACAACAACTAATATGAGTGATGCAACCAATAAAAGGTTCATGACAGATGCTCAAGAAAGTAAGTTAGACGGAATAGAAGCAAGTGCGACTGCAGACCAAACCGATGCAGAAATCAGGGCGGCAGTAGAAGCGGCAACAGACTCGAATGTATTTACAGATGCTGACCATTCTAAACTCAATGCGATTGAGGCGAGTGCTGACGTTACAGATACTGCTAACGTTACTGCGGCAGGTGCTTTGATGGATAGTGAAGTAGATGCTGATATAAAAACATTATCACTTCCTGCTAACACAACAATATCTGCATTCGGTAAAACCTTAGTAGATGATGCTGATGCCGCTACCGCAAGAACAACATTAGGTATTGATGCTTCTGGAACAGATAATTCTACAAATGTTACTCTAGCAGGTTCACTTGATTATATAACTATATCAGGACAAGAAATAACTAGAAATGCTATTAACTTGTCTACAGATGTAACAGGAACATTACCTATAAGCAATATGGCGGCAACAGCATTAACAACTGTTCAGACTGCCGCTAATGAATCCGCACACTTAGCATTAACGGCACAAGAGGGTGACGTTGTAGTAAGGTCAGACCAAAATAAAACATATATGCATAATGGTGGTTCTGCAGGTACAATGAACGACTATACATTACTCGCAACTCCAACTGATGCCGTAACAAGTGTCAATGGTAATACTGGTGTTGTAACTGTAACAGAAAACGTTACCACAAACTTAACAATCACGGGTACAGATGCCGCAAGAACTATAGTTTCTTCGGACGGTACAAATGCAGTAATCCCTGTTGCTACCGATAGTGTATCAGGGGTGATGTCTGCCGCAGACCATACTAAGTTAAGTGGAATAGAAACTAGTGCGGATGTTACCGACACTGCTAATGTAACCTCAGCAGGTGCGTTGATGGATAGTGAAGTCACTAACCTCGCACAAGTAAAAGCATTCGATGCTTCTGATTATGCGACTTCCGCGCAGGGTACAAAGGCAGACTCCGCATTACAAAATGTGGTAGAGGATAGTTCTCCTCAGTTGGGTGCTAACCTTGACTTGAATTCAAATGATATTACAGGTACAGGTAACATATCAACTACAGGTGACTTTACTCTTACAGATACAACAAGTGGAAGTGCCGCAGGACCAGAACTTACTTTACATAGAGACATAACAGGTGCAGACGCAAACTACCTTGGACAAATAAAGTTTACTGGTGATAACGATGCAGACCAAAGTAATGTTTTTGCTAAGATTACAGGTAAGATTAGTGATGCATCAGACGGAAGTGAAGATGGTCTTATTGAGTTTGCTCTTAAGAAAGCAGGAAGCAATAACATAGGTGCAAGACTTACAAGTACAGACTTGAAACTTATAAACGGAACAGGATTAGAAGTTGCAGGAAACATAACTGTAACAGGTACAGTAGATGGTAGAGATGTCGCAACAGATGGTACTAAGTTAGATGGTGTTGAAGCATCAGCAGATGTAACCGACACTGCAAACGTTACTGCCGCAGGTGCGTTAATGGATAGTGAACTCACTGACCTTGCGGGTGTTAAGGGTGTCACAATATCTACTCTACAACCTAAACCCGTCAGAAGGTGCATTTCGCGAATGGCGATAAGACCAAGTTAGATGGTATTGAAGCATCTGCCGATGTAACCGATACCGCAAATGTAACTGCGGCAGGAGCACTAATGGACTCCGAGTTAACAGACTTAGCAGGGTGTCAAAGGTGTTACGATTTCTACACTTCAGGTAAAACCATCGGAAGGTGCTTTCGCGGATGGTGACAAAACTAAGTTAGACGCAATAGAAGCATCTGCTGATGTAACCGATACTGCTAATGTTACTGCCGCAGGAGCATTGATGGACAGTGAGTTAACAGACTTAGCAGGAGTCAAAGGTGTCACGATATCTACCTTGCAACCTAAACCATCTGAAGGTGCTTTTGCTAATGGAGATAAGACTAAGTTAGATGGTATTGAAGCATCTGCGGATGTTACTGACACTGCCAATGTTACTTCAGCAGGAGCATTGATGGATTCAGAGTTAGCATCTATTGCTGATGTGAAAGCATTAGACCAATCTGTTGTATCTGGAGCAAGTCCTACATTCGGTACTGCAAATATGACCGATGCCTCTAACAAGAGGTTTATGACTGACGCACAAGAAACTAAACTTGATAGTGTTGAATCCTCTGCTACTGCAGACCAAACTGCCGCAGAAATACTTACTGCGATTAAGACAGTAGACGGAGCAAGTTCAGGGTTAGATGCTGACTTACTCGATGGAGTACAAGGTTCTTCATATCTTAGAAGTGATGCTAATGACACCTTTACAGGTAACTTAACTGTAGCAGGTAAAATTGGTCTTGGTGATGCAGATACTGTTGCAGACCACGAGTTACATATTCAAAGTGCTTCACCAACCATAAGACTAGAAGATACAGACGGAAACCAAAGATTTGATATTACACAAAACGGTGGCACTACTAATGTTGATTATGAATCAGGTGTAATCTTTAAGAAAGCAGATGCTACAGAAATATTCAGAATTGATGGTGCGGGTATAGATGTAACGGGTATTATTACTGCTACAAGTCATATTGATGTGCCAGACAATTCATATCTATTGATGGGTACAGGTGACGATTTACAACTCTATCACGATGGTAGTAACTCATATGTTAGAGATGTAGGAACAGGTGACCTTTACATTGATACTAACTCAGGAATACATCTGTATGCTAATGGCAGTGAAACTATGCTATATGCACAACCTAATGCGGGTGTTCAACTATTCTATGATAATGTCAAGAAAATTGAAACGGTATCTTCTGGGATAGAGGTATCAGGTACTCTTCAAGTTGAAGGTGCTACAGGCGAAACTATAAGACTACACAGAGATGACACTACAGTAACAGGTGGCAATTTAATAGGACAAATTGCATTTTCACACAACGACGATACTAATAGTGGTGATGGTGTACTTATAAAAGGTGTTGCTAATGGCGGTACAGGTAATTCTACCTTACAAATCCATACAGGAACGCCAGGAAGTTTAACTGAAAAGATTAGAATTTCTGATAGTAAGGTTGAGAATAAAGTTGACCTAGAAGTAACAGGTGATGTAACTGCAACAGGTGCATTTAAAACAACAGCGGCGGGTACGGGTCAACAATTATTTAATGCAACTGTTGATTTAGGAACTAATACCAGAGGATTCTCACTGGTTAGTCCTGCTAGTGATAGCGGTAGTACGGCATTTAAATGGGAAACAGGAAACTCTATACTATGGGAACTTGACACTGCTGAAGCAAAATCAATGTTCCTAAACTCAGCAGGTAACTTGGGTCTAGGTACTTACTCACAAAGTGTCAAACTTGATGTGAACGGTACTATAAAGTATACAGGTTTAAGGGGTACAGGTTCTGTTACAGTAACCAATATACTTGACGAAGACAACATGGCAAGTAACAGTGCTACTGCATTGGCAACACAACAATCCATCAAAGGCATATGTAGATGCTAATGCGGGTGGTGGTAGTTCTATGACGGATGCAGAAGTAAGGGCGGCAGTAGAAGCGGCAACAGACTCTAATGTATTCACGGACGCAGACCACTCTAAACTAAACGGAATAGAAGCAAGTGCTACCGCAGACCAAACTGCGGCACAAATACTTACTGCTATAAAAACAGTAGATGGTTCTGGTTCAGGATTAGATGCGGATACAGTAGATGGAAAACATACAAGCGCATTACTTATCTCAGACTCTACTAGTAACTCAAATTTAAATACTGTTCAACAATCTGGGGTTTGGCGACTCGGAGGAACTCTCACGAATGGTCCATCGGGTGCGGGTGGTTATGGTACATTGCTCGTTGCTAATAATGTAAGTGATACAGGTTTCCAGATGTATGTTGATTTTAGTGGAAACGCAAATGCGTATATAAGAGGGGGTAATAGTTCTACATTCGGTGGTAGTGGGTCAAACACTTCTTGGGCGAAACTGTGGTCAGACCAAAATGACGGTTCGGGTTCAGGATTAGATGCGGATACAGTAGATGGTGTTCAAGGTTCTTCATTCCTCAGAAGTGACGCGAATGATACTGCAACAGGAATTGTTACTTTTAACGCTGATACAGTACACAGTCAGATAAGATTTACAGGAGTTGGTGGTAACTCTAATGTTAGTAATGACAGTTACGCTATTTATCAAGAAGCAGGCGCTTGGACATCACCATACCCAGACCTAGTTATTGGATACCACACAGGCATAAAGATTGGTGGTGCTACTGGTTATGGAGGAATTCGTTTCTACGATAACAATCCCACTAGTGGTTCAATAATAGCGTCCATAGGAAATGGTGATAATCATTTCCGAGGTTACCATGAAGGATATTTAAGACATGGAGGTTCTACTGATTACAAAATCTGGACACAGGGTAACGATGGTTCTGGTTCTGGATTAGACGCAGATACACTTGATGGAGTACAAGGTGCTTCATATCTTAGAAGTGATGCAAGTGATACCTTTACAGGTACGTTATCAGTAGTAGGTGCTATGTCAATAGAAAATTCTGGTGGTTATGGTAATATAGAGATTGGTGGTCCAAGTGGGGCATATATTGACCTCAAGAAACCATACTCTGATGACTATGATTTGCGTATTATGTACGATGATACTGCCTCACTTAAAACACCAGGAAACTATGTATCTGTAAGTACTGCTTCTGGTTATGTTCATATTGGACCACAGAATACTTCTTACTCTCACTTCTCAACAGACAGAGCAAAGTTCTACTTCAATAAACAAATTAATGTTGATACAGGTATTATCACTTCACACAACGAAGACTTAAAACTACAAAGAGCAGGGTCTACTACCAACCAACTATTGATTGCTAGTGGTTCAGCAACGTTTGGTGTTGAACTTAATGCACCTTCTCTTAAGTTAACATCGGGAGGTGACGCATCACTCTCAAGTACGGCACATGTTCTTCAACTTGGTCCAACAAGTGGTACAAATATGGCGCTTGATGGTAATGAAATCATGGCAAGAAATAATGGCGCGGCAAGTTCCTTAATATTTCAAAACGATGGTGGTAATATAAGTGCTTGTTCGGGTGGTGGAACCACAACGTTTGGTGGCAACTTAGTAATTCCAAATATAATATATCACGCAGGCGACACAAACACTTATCTGCAGTTCCAAACGGCAGACCAATTTAGAGTTGTAACAGGTGGTGTTGAAAGACTTGAAGTTAATAACTCAGCAGTAACTGTAGCAGGTGTTTTAAGTGTTGGTGCCGCTATAGACTTAATAGATAATAAAGTTCTAAGATTTGGTAGTAGTGATGATGTAGAGTTTTTCTTCAGTGGTTCACATATGTATACTGATTTAAATACAGGGGATTGGTATATTAGAGACGGTACAACCAATAGATTCTTATTTAATGATAACGGAGATTTCCACGCTGACGCAAACATATTTGCGTATTCAACTTCGGTAGGTTCTGACAGAAAACTAAAAGATAATATAGAAGTTATAGAAAGTCCATTAGAAAAAATACAAAAACTAAACGGTGTTACTTTTAATTGGAAAAGAGATGGTGAAGCATCAGCAGGTGTTATTGCTCAAGATGTTCAAAAAGTTTTACCAAGTGCTGTAAAAGAGGTCAAGCAGTTAAGTAATGAGGGTGAAGATTCCACAAGACTTAATGTTGACTATAACCAAATAATAGGTTTGTTGGTTGAGTCAGTAAAAGAACTGAAAAAAGAAATCGAAGAACTGAAAAAAGGTAAATAATGGCAGTTCCATCGTCAGGACAAATATCTTTAAATGACTTCCATGTTGAAGCAGGGGGTACATCAGGTTCTGCCTGTACTCTAAACGATGCAGATATTAGAGGATTGATTAGTAAAGGTTCTGGTGCGGCAATGAACTTCAACGAATGGTATGGGGCGAGTGGTTCAGTACATACTACTGCGTTCGTTTCAGTATATCAGGCATCGCAATACACCCCAAGTAGTGGATTTTTGGAGAGTGGTGGACAAGGTAGTATGACAGATAACACTATAGCATCATATGGTTCTGGTAATCAAACTACTATAAAAATAACTCAACTAAGAAACTATGCAGGAACATTAATATTTGGTTTAGAACCTTCTTCAGGAACTTATGATGCGGGTAATTCTGGTTGGACTACATTAAATGTTTACTACGGTCAAACAGACGCAAGTGGAAGTGCAGATTTATCTATTGCCAGAACCTCTATGAATTACAATGGTAATAGTAGTGGTGCTACTTGGTCAATTAATGGTTCATATGCAACAGGTACTGTTTTTGGTGAAAGTAATACTAATAACTTCTTGGAACTCCTGTAATGACATTTACTTATTCACATATCACAAGAGACTCAATACTTATAACTACTATGACGGATTCTGATGGTAGATTGGTTGAAGTTCCTTCTAAGTTAAATGCCGACAATAGTGTTAACGAAACTCTTTCTAAGAAGTTGGCAGAAAGTATTTATTATCGAAACACTACGGTTCAAACACAAGTAAATCATATCGCTTCAATCAACGCAACTCAAGTAAAAGATACAACATACTTGAATGGTAGTGCGACAAGAACAGACTATGCGGTGGGGACTACTCAGGGTCAAGCAATCGTTGCGACATTAAACGATGACTTCTCAGGGGAAGTCTCTTCTTTTGATAACAACACTATGAACCTTGTCGGAGAATATACTGCGCAGAGACCACCTTATAATGTAAACAACAATATCTCGTTCTATAACTTTGATGCTCCAACCGATACTATTAAGAATAGTTTTGGGGCAACCTATCAGGAATATAGAGATTGGTATGGATTGAAGTTTGATACTGTAACGAATGATGTACTCGCAAAGTTTGTGATACCCGAAACAGAAATGAAGAGAGTTGATGTCGATACCTATAATGAGATAAACGCATTACTACCACCTCATAGTTATCAATTCTATGCCAGAATACACGACAAGTCAAGTAATATAAATGAGAATGTAGATGTATATTTTCAGGCAGACCCTAGTGTCATGAAGTCTTGGTGTACCACAAACTCGTACACCTTTCCTTATGATACAACTGACAATACGATTGAACCAAAGTTGTTTATATGGGGATGCGTCTACAATACAACATCGGAGACTATAACGCATGTCAAAGCATACGCAAGAACAACAGTATAATAAAGAGATATTTGAGGAAGTCGATAAGAAGTTCTGGGAAAAGAATGAAAAAGAAAACCGATATTCCGAAGGTATTTTTAGTATAAATAAGAGTAAAGAATAAAGAGAAATAAAATGGCAATAACAAAAACAAGTGTATTAAGTGAAGTGGTGGTAACACCCGCAATGGATTCATCTGCGGCAGATACCGCAAATGATAAACACCCTGTAATAGTAGTATCACATTTTGATACCTATACTGAAGATGGTGTAGAGGGTGTTGCGAAACACAGAAAAACAGAATTAAAGAAGTTTGTTGAGGATGGCGGTGCCGCTACTGATGTAAGTGGCGAGGATGCATTCGTTCAAACAATAGCAACTGCTATTTGGAGTTAAGAAATGGCGAAACCACAGTCAAGGAACCAACTGATAGATTACTGCCTTCGTAGGTTAGGTCACCCTGTCATTGAAATTAATATTGATGACGAACAGATAGAAGACCGACTTGACGATGCGTTACAGATGTTCATGGAATACAATAGTGAAGGTAGTTCAAGGATTGCTCAGTTTGTAGAGATAACTTCTACAATGATAAGTAACGGATACATAGATTTAAATACGGCATTTGGTGGTGCATACAACGATAGAATACTTAGTGTCAATCGTGTATTTCCTATTAACAGTGCAACATCGTCTGTAAACTTCTTTGATATAAAATATCAGATGAGATTGAATGACTTAACAGACTTACACACAGGTATCGGTGACCTTGCCTATCTAGAACAGATGGAACAGTATCTCTCTACAATTGATTTGAAACTCACAGGTCACCCTCAAGTAAACTTTAATCGTATTGATGCGAAACTCTATATCCAAGGCGACCTTGGTTCAGGGGGAGAACTCATTGCAGGAAATAAGATTATGGTAGAGATGTTTGTATCTACCGCAACTTCTCTTGCAAATGTATATAACAATATGTTTGTAAAAGAATATACGACTGCATTACTGAAACTGCAGTGGGGTGAGAACCTTGTCAAGTTTGATGGTATCACATTGCCAGGTGGTGTTACACTAAACGGTAGACAGATTGTGGAAGACGCAAAACAAGAAATAGAAATCATAAGACAAAGACTATATAACGAGTATGACACACCTGTAGATTTCTTCGTAGGATAGACAATGGCAACGAGTAAGTATTTCAAACACAATGTAAGGTCAGAACAGTCCCTCGTAGAAAGTCTAGTGATTGAATCACTTCAGTTCTATGGACAAGACCTATACTATCTACCAAGAGAGATAGTCAACAAGGACAAAGTATTCCTTGATGATGTACCTTCACGATTTGGTGAAGCATACAAGATTGAGATGTATCTTGATGGTAATCAGTTTGAAGGAGAGGGTCAACTCTTCCAGAAGTTTGGTATTGAAATAAGAGATACTGCTACCTTTGTTGTTTCCATAAAGAGATGGAAAGAACTGATTGGTCGTAAACTCACAGAGAATAACTTCAGACCTCGCGAAGGTGACTTGATATATCTTCCGATGTCCAACTCTATATTTGAGATAATGAAGTGTAACAACTATGACCCATTCTTCCAACTTGGTCAACTCCCAACATACAAACTTACTTGTGAGTTGTTCGAGTACAACGACGAAGACTTCGATACCAACATTGCGAATATAGACAACATCGAAGCAGATGGTGCGTTCCAATATAAGTTGACATTCGGTGGGGACTCTGCCTCTGGTTTCATAATAGGTGAAACAGTAACACAAGCATTCAGTACATATTCTATGAAGGGTGAGATTACTCGTTGGAGTGACTCTGACAATGTTATGCATGTTGCTCACGCAGGTTCAACAGACGGAACTTTCAAAGAGTTTGGTACGACTAAACTTGTGACAGGGGCAACAAGTAACAAGTCTGCAACACCTACTCTCGTTCAGGAACTACAGAAAATACAAAACGATGCGCAGAATAAAATCTTTGATGACTTTGAGTCAGACTTCTTAGACTTCTCAGAGAGTAACCCATTCGGAGATATGCAATAATGTTTGGTGGTCATTTTTATCACAAGAGAGTTAGAACTGCGGTTTCCGTATTCGGTTCTCTGTTCAATAATATTAAGGTGATTAGAACCAATGCGTCTAATCAAGTTATATCTCAGGTAAAGGTTCCCCTGTCATATGCACCTAAAAGAAACTTCCTTGCTCGTATAGAAGATATGGCAAATGGAGAAGGTGCAGAACGTAAGGTCGCAATTAAGTTACCACGTATGTCATTCGAGATTACAAATATGGTATATGATGCAACTCGTCAGTTACCTAAGATGAATACATTGTCAACAGCAATCGCAAATAGTGTGGTGACAAGACAGAAACTCTATGCCGCGACACCTTATACAATATCTTTTCAGTTGAATGTATATGCAAAGAACCAAGATGATGCACTACAGATTGTAGAACAGATACTCCCTTACTTCACACCACAATATACTGTGACAGTAAAACCCTTTACCGACATACCCACATTACTTGAAGATGTTCCTATCAGTCTCGGTAGTGTTGTGATGCAAGACAACTTTGAGGGTGCGTTGGGTGATAGAAGGACAATCGTATATTCACTAGACTTTGATATGAAGATACTATTACATGGACCCCTGTCAGATGACGGACAGAAAATCATTCGTGATGTTCGTACAAACTATTTCTTACAGGGTGCAGACTCAGACGAATACCTACATACTACTAAGTTACTTCCTACACCTAATGGAGTGGGTGTGGACAGTGACTTTGGATTTACATTAACCTATATGGATAGCGATGGATTGTAATGAGTGAAGAAAAAACTATTAAAGCGGATTATGAATATTCGCGTGATACATATTATGAGTTGATAGAAAAAGGTCGGGAGTCATTAGACTTGATGATTGAAGTTGCGCGTGAGAGTGAACACCCTCGTGCCTTCGAAGTCCTATCAAATATGATAAAAGGTATCGCAGATGTAAACGATAAGTTGATGGACTTGAATAAGAAGAACAAGGACATCAATAAAGAAGAGGTTGTTCAGGATGCCAAGACGGTAACTAATAATCTTTTTGTGGGAACAACAACAGACCTACAGAGACTGATACAGAATGAAAGTAAAGTGATAGATGTTGAACCAGAGGAATGATACTTACCTCGGTAACATAAATGTTAAACGAGATGGTGTCCAACATAATTTTACAGAAGAAGAAGTAAAAGAATACGTCAGGTGTTCTAAAGACCCTGTTTACTTCTGTAAGAAATATCTTAAAGTAATATCCCTTGATGAAGGACTAGTCCCGTTTGACTTGTATCCATACCAAGAGAAGATGTTCGAACACTTCAATAATAATCGTTTCTCTATCGTACTTGCCTGTAGACAAAGTGGTAAGTCAATCAGTTCAGGTCGGATACATATTATGGTATGCTTGTTTTCATAGTGAGAAGACTATTGCGATACTTGCAAACAAAGGTGCGACTGCAAGAGAGATGTTGTCACGGGTCACACTTATGTTAGAGAACCTACCTTTCTTTCTTCAAACAGGATGTAAGGCACTCAACAAAGGTTCGATAGAGTTCAGTAATAACTCTCGTATCATTGCGAGTGCGACCAGTGGTAGTTCTATTCGTGGTATGTCAGTGAACCTATTGTTCCTAGACGAATTTGCGTTTGTGGAAAGAGCAAACGAGTTCTACACTTCTACCTATCCTGTTGTATCTGCGGGTAAGGATACTAAGGTTATCATTACCTCTACCGCAAATGGTATTGGTAATACGTATCATAAGATATGGGAAGGTGCGGTACAGAAAGACAAATGAGTTTATTCCGTTTACCGTAAACTGGCATGATGTTCCTGGACGAGATGAGGAATGGAAACGACAGACAATCGCAAACACATCCAAACTTCAGTTTGACCAAGAGTTTGGTAACACCTTCTTTGGTACAGGTGATACTCTCATCAATGCCGAGACATTGTTGTCATTCCGCGCAAAACCACCCGAACGATATGCCGAAGGTGGCGACCTATTGGTCTATAATGAACCTATCAATGGTCACGAATATATCATGACCGTTGATGTGGCGAAAGGAAGGGGTCAGGACTTTTCTACCTTTACGGTAATCGACATTAGCAAAAGACCTTTTTCACAGGTTGCTGTTTATCGCAATAATAATATATCTCCGTTTCTCTTCCCTACACTTATATATAAGTATGGTAAACTCTACAATGACGCATATGTAATCGTAGAATCAAATGACCAAGGTACAGTAGTTTGTAATGGTTTGTATCAGGATATGGAATACGACAACATTCATTTGGAGAGTGTTATCAAGGCAGACCGTATCGGGATTGAAATGAACCGTAAAGTAAAACGACTTGGGTGTACCGCAATCAAAGATATCCTTGAACATAATAAACTAGAGATTGTAGATGAACATACTATACTGGAGATATCCACATTCACCTCAAGGAAGAACTCATATGCCGCGTCAGATGGCAACCACGATGACTTAATGATGAACCTCGTAATGTTTGGTTACTTTGTATCAACCCAATACTTCTCAGATATGACAGATATAAATCTAAAGGAGATGATGTTTGCAAATAGAATGAAGGTAATAGAAGATGATGTACCTGCTGTAGGGTTTATTGATGATGGACTTGATGATACGCCACAAGGAGAAAAACCCAACTCTATATGGCAAACTGTAGATGAATGGTAATAATCTATAATATATTGTTTGTATAAATAGAAGTATTGAAACAAAAAACGTATTATGATAACTTATAATTAGATAACTATAAAGGAAAAGTAATGGCACTTTTTACACCCTCTGCTTCCCCTGCTGTAACAGTTAAAGAAATTGACCTAACGGGAACCGTCCCTAATGTTCAAACTTCAACTGGTGCAATAGTCGGGAATTTCGGATGGGGTCCAGTTGGCGAAGCAAAATTAGTCTCAGATGAGACAGGTCTTGTTACTGCATTCTCTGCACCCACAGACGATAACTCGGTAGATTTTCATTCTGCCGCATATTTCTTACGTTATTCCAACTCTTTGTTTGTTGTTCGTGAACAAGATACAGATGCAAGGAATGCCGTAGCAAACCACAGTACATTAGGTACTCTCACAACTCAAGCACTAAACACTCTAGACGCATTTGAAAATGCAACGATTGATTCATCGGATGGTGTTTTCCTTGCGAAATATCCAGGCGTATTAGGAAACTCATTAAAAGTTTCTATGATTGGTACTCACTCAGACAGTAGTACAAAAGCATTTGATGCATGGACATATAAGTCAAACTTTGACGCAAAACCTGCAACTTCATCTTTCGTATCTGCATTAGGCGGTAAGAATGACGAAGTACATATTGCGGTCATCGACGAAGATGGTCTTATTTCAGGAACTGCTAACACAGTACTTGAAACATTCCCATTTGTATCAGTTGCAAAGAACGCAAAGAACTCAGAAGGTTCATCAATATACTTTAAAGATGTATTGAAGAATCAGTCTCAGTGGGTCTATGCAGGTGTTGGACATAGAATCGGTAGTGCATCTGTTGATTCATCAGACTTCATCGGTGCTCAATGGGGCAATAATGCCACAACAGGCGCAGAAGACTTTGCCGCATCATTCCCTGCAGAACTTGCACAATCTGATTGGTCACTTAAAGGTGGTGTTACATCTGCTTCATTAGGAACAGACGATATTCTTCGAGGATACGACAAGTTCGAAGACGCAGACAACATTGAAGTAGACTTCTTGATTGCTCCACAATCAGTATCAACATCAGATGCAACAACAGTTGTGAATGACCTTATCGCTTCTGCAGAAGCACGTAAAGATTGTGTTGCAGTAGCATCACCTTCACGTACTGCAGTTGTAACAACAGGTACAAATGCCGCAGTTCTCACATGTAACAACACATACACCAAGTCAACTTACTTCGTACAAGATAATAACTTCTTGAAAGTATATGACAAGTATAACGATAAGTACATCAAGATACCTGCCGCTTCATCAACCGCAGGACTTATGGCGGCAACAGACTTAGTTGCGGCACGTTGGTTCTCACCTGCAGGTTCAAGACGTGGTAGATATCTCGGAATAACAGATATCGTTCTTTCTCCTACAAAGGCAGAGAGAGATGCGTTATACAAAGTAGGTATCAACCCAATAGCAAATATTCCTGCAGAAGGAGTTATGTTGTTTGGTGATAAAACAAATGCTTCAAGACCAACAGCATTCGATAGAATAAATGTTCGTAGGTTGTTTTTGGGTATAGAACGCGCAATAGGTGCGGCAGGAAGAAACTTAATGTTTGAATTCAATGACGAGTTTACTCGTGCAGAGTTCGTGAACATTGTAGAACCATTCCTACGCGAGATTAAAGGTCGTCGTGGACTTACAGACTTTAAAGTCATATGCGATGCATCTAACAATCCTCCTAGTGTCGTTGAAGCAAACAAATTTGTTGCAAACATCTTCATCAAACCATCACACTCAATCAACTATGTAACACTTAACTTTGTTGCTGTTAGAACAGGTGTCGAGTTTGAAGAAGTCGTTGGTACGGTTTAAGGAGATATAGACAATGGCAATATTAGGCGTAGATGACTTTAAGTCCAAACTCAGAGGCGGGGGCGCACGTCCCAATCTCTTCAAAGCAACTGTTAACTTTCCTGCATATGCAGGTGGTGATGTAGAACTCACTTCCTTCTTATGTAAGTCTGCTCAACTCCCTGCTTCAACAATAGCGGCACTTGCTGTTCCATTTCGTGGTAGAACACTACAGATGGCAGGAGACAGGACATTCGAACCTTGGTCACCAACTATCATTAACGATACAGATTTCTCAATCCGTAACGCAATGGAAAGATGGATGAACGGTATGAATGGACACTCTGCTAACACAGGTATCACAAACCCTGTTGATTATCAAGCAGACCTTATCGTTGAACAGTTAGATAAAGACGGTTCTACTTTGAAGACATACAACTTCAGAGGTTGTTTCCCAACAAGTGTATCAGCAATCGACCTTTCGTATGAAACGAATGACGCGATTGAAGAGTTTACTGTTGAATTCCAAATCCAGTATTGGGAATCAGGAACAACTTCTTAATTAGTTATAGTTAATCTGATTATAAGTATATGAATAGGGACGGGGTTATTCCCCGTCTCTTATACCGAAGGGAACTTAGAAATAGGAAAATATAATGGCAGACGACAATAGTATTTTAAGACTATTTGGATTTGAACTCAAAAGAGCAAAATCAAATCTAGAAAATGACAAAGATAAGAAATTAGAAAAACTGCGTTCTGTAGTTGCACCTGTCGATGATGATGGTGCAGGTTACATAACCGCGTCTGGTTCACATTACGGTCAATACATTGACATGGATGGTGGACAGGCAAAAGACAATCATCAGTTAGTGATGAAGTATAGGGGTGTAGCAACTCACCCAGAAGTAGATGCCGCGATAGAAGATATCGTGAACGAATCAATAGTAGGTAGTGAACTTGAGTCACCTGTATCACTAAACCTAGACAAAATAAAAGCACCCGATAAAATCAAGCACGACATGCAGGAAGAGTTCACAAAGATATGTTCTATGTTAAAGTTCAATGATTTGGGACACGACATATTCCGTTCATTCTATGTAGATGGTCGAGCATATTTTCATTTAATCGCAGACGAAAAGAATTTAAAGTTAGGTATCCAAGAGATACGTCCTGTTGACTCATCAAAGATAAGAAAAGTAAAAGAAGTATCATATAAAAAAGATGTTGCTACAAATGCAAAAATCATTGATAAAGTAAATGAGTTTTATATATTCCAAGAACGTTCAGGTGGTACTCAGGGTGTAAGACTTTCGCCCGACTCAGTATCCTATGTGACATCAGGGTTACTTGACCCAAGTAAGAAACAGGTTGTGTCTTATTTACATAAAGCATTAAAACCGATTAACCAGTTAAGAATGATGGAAGACAGTCTGGTTATTTATCGTCTCGCGCGTGCACCCGAAAGACGTATATTCTATATTGACGTGGGTAACATGCCACGTAATAAATCAGAAGCATATATGAAAGACATAATGTCTCGTTATAGAAACAAGTTAGTCTATGATGCAAACACAGGTAATCTCAAAGATGACCGTAAGCATATGTCTATGCTAGAAGACTTCTGGTTACCAAGACGAGAAGGTGGTAGAGGTACAGAGATTACTACACTTCCAGGTGGAGAGAACCTCGGACAGATTGATGACATCGTATACTTCCAGAAGAGAATGTATAGGTCATTAAATGTTCCGTTAAGTAGACTAGAACAAGAGAGTCAGTTCTCCCTTGGTAGGTCTACAGAGATTAATCGTGATGAAGTCAAGTTCCAAAAGTTCATTGACAGATTGCGCAAAAGATTTTCAATGTTGTTCACAGGTATATTGAAGAAGCAACTTCTTCTTAAAAACCTTATAACAGAACAAGATTGGGAAAGTTGGAAGAACGATATTCAAGTTGACTTCCAAAGAGATAACCATTTCACAGAACTAAAGAATGCAGAAGTATTACAAAACCGTATAAATGTTCTTGACCAAGTGTCACAATATGTAGGTGAATACTTCTCTCGTGAATGGGTTATGAAGAATGTCATGATGATGAGTGATGACGATATTAACGAAATGAAAGACCAAGTTGAAGGCGAAAACTCCGTCGAAGATTCAGAAGAAGATGAGGAATAAAAAAATGAGTAATGAAGCATTAGCACAACTAATAGACCATATAGGTGATGGTGAACTAAATAAGGCACAAGATATGTTTAGTTCTATATTACAGGACAAACAATCAAGTGCATTAGAGTCACAGAGAGTATCTGTTGCAGGACAAATCTTTAATGGAGATGTTCCAGATGCCGATATGGAGATATCTGACGAAGAAATAGTCGCAGAAATAGAATAAAATAGTTAATTTTATAAAAATAAATTTGTATAAATAGAAGTATGAAAACTTATAAAAACCTCATAACAGAACTTGCGGGTCGTAAACCAGAAGGAAAGGTTGTCTTCAAAAAGACAATCAATAAAATCCCTGTACTTGTGACTCAAGGAAAAGATGGTTTTGTTGCGTATGTTGATGGTGACCACTTAGACCACTACGACAACTTAAATAACGCAAAGAAGGCAATCGACAAAGTTATAAAGGAATTGACCTAATGAAGTTAATTACAGAATTTACAGAGAACGAAACACTAAAGTGTCTCGTAGAGAAAAAAGAAGATGGCGAAAAGAAATACGTTATAGAAGGCGTTTTCGCACAAGCAGATAAAAAGAATAGAAACGGACGAGTTTATCCTAAACCGATTATGGAAAAGGCAGTAAACAAGTACGTGGAAACCCAAGTTAGTAAGAAACGTGCGGTAGGGGAACTTAATCACCCCGAAGGACCAACTGTTAACTTGGATAAAGTTTCTCACCTAATCACCGACCTCAAATTAGAGGGAGTTGATGTGGTAGGAAAGGCACAAATATTGGATACTCCAATGGGTAAGATTGTTAAAGGTCTGCTCGATGGTGGTGTACAACTAGGTGTGTCAACTCGTGGTATGGGTAGTCTTGAGAAAAAGGGTGACGCAATGGTCGTGAAAGACGACTTTATTCTTAGTACGGTTGACATCGTACAAGACCCATCAGCACCAGATGCTTTTGTTAATGGTATAATGGAAGGTGTTGATTGGATTTGGGATAACGGTGTCCTTAAACCTCAAGTAATTGAACAAATGGAGATTGAAATTAAGAATGCTCCGAAGACTGTCTTATATGAGACAAGTGTTCGAGAGTTTAAGAATTTCCTCTCGTTACTAAAATCTAATATGTAAAGGAGTCATTATGACTGAAAAACATGAAGACCTCGACGATGTAGTAACAGACGAAATCGTTGAACAAACTCTCGAAGAGATGGACGGTAAAGCACCTGCTCCTAAAGAAGACCCCGACGCAACTTCTCCCGAAGATGCCGTTGCTTCTGTGGATAAAGTAGAAAAAGATGCTCCTGCTCCTATCAAGAAAGTCCACCCGAAAACAAAAGCGGGTATGATTAGTGCAATGACTGACAAAATGCTTAAAATGACCAAAAAGGACATGGAAGAGATGTATGGCAGTTACAATACTGAATCAGTAGATATGGAAGATAGTGAAGTTGTTGTTGAAACAACTGTAGATACTTCTGCTGAGTTAGACGCACTAGTTGAGTCTGAAGCAACTCTTTCCGAAGAGTTTAAGCAAAAAACCGCAATACTTTTTGAAAGTGCATTAAAATCTAAGTTGTCAGAAGAAGTTGACAGATTAGAAGCACAATACAAATCAGAGTTAGCAGAAGAAGTATCTTCAACTAAATCTGACCTTGTTGAAAAAGTGGACAACTACCTGAACTATGTAGTTGAAACTTGGATGGAAGACAACAAACTTGCAGTGCAGAATGGTCTGCGCACAGAGATTGCTGAAACTTTCATGGAGAAAATGAAAGACCTCTTCACAGAGTCTTACATTGATGTTCCAGAATCTAAAGTTGACCTAGTTGATGAACTTGCTGAGTCTGTAGATGAGTTGGAAACAAAACTCAATGAACAAACACAGAAAGTAATCGACACTACAGTAGAACTAGAAGGATACAAGAGAAACACGATTATTCGTGAAGCATCTCGTGACCTTGCTGAAACTCAAGTTGAAAAACTTAAGTCACTCGTTGAAGACGTTGATTTTGGAAGTGAAGAAATCTTTGCTGAAAAAGTAAACACAATCAAAGAGTCATATTTCAGTAAAATAATCAAAGAAGAAGTAAGTCAAGACATTGCAGAAGACGCTGACCAAACGGTTGAAGTTTCTGACACGATGGGTTCTTACCTCTCCGCAATTCGTAAAACAGCATTAAAATAAGGAAGTATCACAATGCAACAATCATACGACAGACTAATAGAAAAGTGGGCACCAGTCCTAGACGAAGGCGTGGCAATCAAAGACCACCACAAACGTCAAGTTACTGCCGCTATTCTAGAAAACCAAGAGCGTGCTTTACAAGAAGAGCGTTCAGCACTTAGCGGATTCTTAACAGAGAATGCCGCCGCACCAGGAAACTCCACATCAGGCGTTTCAAACTTTGACCCAGTATTAATCTCATTAGTACGACGTTCAATGCCTAACCTAATCGCATACGACGTATGTGGTGTTCAACCAATGAACGGACCAACTGGTCTTATCTTTGCTATGAAAGCAAGATATGGTAAAGGCGCAACAGGTTCAAGAGAAGCACTATTCAACGAAGCAGAAACACGTTTCGGTGGTGATTCAGGTGGAACACATGACTCAGACAACGCATCTGGTTTCAATGGTATTGATTCAGAAGGCGCACGTCTAACTGCACTAGGTGCAGGTGGTATGCCAACTGCTGATGCTGAAGCATTAGGCGCAACAGGCGGTTCTGCTTTCAACGAAATGGGTTTCACCATTGAGAAGCAAACTGTTACTGCTAAGTCCCGTGCATTAAAGGCAGAGTATTCATTAGAACTTGCTCAAGACCTTAAAGCAATCCACGGTCTAGATGCTGAAACAGAGTTAGCAAACATATTGTCAACTGAAATCCTCGCTGAAATCAACCGCGAAGTTATCAGAACAATTAACTCACAAGCAAAAACTGGTGCACAACAGTCAAACGTAACTGCTAAAGGTATATTCAATATGTCTGCAGATACAGATGGACGTTGGAGTGCAGAGAAGTTCAAAGGTCTCGGAGTACACATCGACAGAGAAGCAAACGTTATTGCTAAAGAAACTCGTCGTGGTAAAGGTAACATCGTAATCTGTTCATCAGACGTTGCTACTGCTCTCGCCGCCGCAGGAACTCTTGACTATTCACCTGCTCTTGCATCAACCCTACAGGTAGATGACACAGGTAACACTTTTGCAGGTGTATTAAACGGACGTATCAAAGTATACATAGACCCATATGCAAGCACAGACTACATCACTGTAGGTTATAAGGGTTCAAACCCATATGACTCAGGCGTATTCTATTGCCCATATGTACCGTTACAAATGGTTAAAGCAGTGTCTGAAAATTCATTCGCTCCGAAAATCGGGTTCAAAACTCGTTACGGCATGGCGTCTAACCCATTCGTAGGTGCCGCACCTTCAGATGGTTTGGCAACAGTCAAAACTAACCAGTACTACAGAATCTCAAAAGTGACTAACATCCTTACATAGATTACTGTTAAAAAAATGAGAGTTGGGTTAACCAACCAGTTTTTAGGGAGACTTCGGTCTCCCTTTTTTTTGTCTAAAAATAAATGAAAAAAAGTGAAAAAAGTACTTGACATTCTCTGTTTTATATGGTACTGTAAGACATAATAAGAAAGGAAATATTATGAAAGTAAATAGAAAAGATATCGAGAACAGGAAAATGACAAGAGAGTTTTTTGATTATGTTCTTAGTTTCTATGGTAAAGGTGGTCTTTATGACTTCGGTGCCAAGTTAGATGATGTAATCACTGCAACGCAGATTTACCTCAACAAAATCTTGACGAATAAAAATAAGTTTTATACTTGGGGTGATGGCGATAGTCTTGACCGCGAAAGAGTTCGTGACATCTTGTTAGATGAAGACATCTTCGGTTACGAGTGGAAAACAAATGCTAAACTTCACTTAGACTTAACAAACTAAAAAAGTGCTTGACATTCTCTGTCAAGTATGGTACGGTAACACATAATAGAGAAAAGGAAAAAAATATTATGAAAACGAAACTTACGAATATGTAGAAGAACCTACACTTGAAGAACAGATTGAGGCATCAGTCAAAGAAGGAATAACTTTAGGACTTTTTAAAGACCTTTCTGATGACCCAACTTTCTTGAAGTTCAAGGCAACAGTTGATGAGATAGAAAATACCTCTAGAGACGAACGCATTGCGGACATCGAGGATTCTTATGAAGAGTTCTTGGCAGGAGGTGCGTAATAATGGCATTAGTATTAGGATACACTAAAGAGAAAGAGTTCGTACAAGAATGTTTCAATACTCGTTTAGAGTTCGAAAACAGATACCAAGAACTCGTGGAGAGATTTGGTGGACTTGACTTTGAGTTTCTAAAGGAATATGAAGTCAGTGGTTACAACTCAAAACTTATAAAAGACATGAATACAGAAAGAAAAATCAGAAAGGAAAATGTATAATGAAAGCATATGAAGTAAAACTAAAGTTGAACACAAGGAACGAGGATTGGAAACGATTTGCAACCGCAAAGGAAGCAGTCAAGTTTATCCTAGACGAGAGACACACCGAAGGGTTCACGGTCTCTGGACGTACCTATGATGAAAAGTTCGAAGAGTTAGAATGGATTGAGAAAGGTCGCATTGTAAATGTGTGACTTATTCTTGACCTATATAATTATAAATGGAGTTGATAATGTTTGAGTTTTTTCTGGGATTAATGATTGGTGGTTTTGGAACCATATTGTTTGTTTTTATGACAAGTGTTGATATTGATTGTGGCGGGTATACTGCTATGACACCTGAAGAGGAAGATGAAGAGAGAGAAATGTATCTCAGAGGTGAAGACTAATGGGAACTAAGGCAGGAAAGATTTGGGGAAACACAGAACTGATACACGCAAATGGTGTATTAGAGTTTCATCGTATCAACTTCAAAAAGGGATACAAGTGTTCCGAACATTTACACAAACATAAATGGAATGGTTTCTTTGTTGAGAGTGGAACTATGATTGTTCGTGTATGGCAAGACGGAGAACAGGATGGTCTTGTTGATGAAACAATACTAACTGCAGGAGACTTCTGTCAGGTAAAACCTGGAAAGATACATCAGTTTGAAGGTGTTCAAGATGGTGTTGCGTTTGAACTCTACTGGGCAGAGTTTGCTCATGATGATATTGAAAGAAGAACTATAGGGACTTCTATTTAATCTCGAACTCAGAGAAAGCAAAGGAAGCACTGAAAGTTAGATACGATGCATCACCTGATGTAGAGTTAAATGTTATTGCACCTAAGTCAGTAGGAATACAATCTCTATATGTTATTTGTCTTATTGAGTTATTGTGACTTGAAAGGATAGACAAGGTTATATCAGAATATGTTGGTATTGCGGTTCTTCTTTTTTCTGCAGATATTTGACCCACGTTCACACCACGTTGCATCCAATCAAACATCTCTCTATAGGAAGTCATATTTTCGTCAAGGAGAATACTGAACTCGACAGAACCAAATGTTATTTTGTCACCAACCAAAGGAACAGAAGATAATCGTCTTACAGAAAGGGGAACAGAGTTAACTGCCATAGAAGGGTGAGATACCTCTTGAACAAAATACTCTAGATTGGGATATCGTGTTCTATCAATACTAATACGGAAACCCGTAGGTTGTAAGTAGTTCACATTAGATGTAAGTTCTACATCTTTCAATTGAGTTTTAAGTGTTGCAGTATTCTGTGGCATTTTAGTTCCTATATCTTCTACTTCTATTTATATAGAAAATACAGAGATAATTAAAATATATATAGTAACATAAGGAATATATTATGATAAATTTAGAATCCATATTGGCAGAGTGGAAAGAGGACTCCCTTATAAAGGAGGGTCAACTTGACAAGAATAGTATGGACACTCCCAAGATGCATGCCAAGTATCTTGAGTATCTATCCCTAACCAAACTACGATTGAAGAAGGCAGAGTTTTCTCAGAAGTCTCTGTTGAAAGATAAGTGGTTATGGTACAACGGGAAGATGGACGAAGAGACTATGAGGTCAAAGAACTGGTCACCCGACCCGTTCAATGGACTCAAAGTATTGAAGGGTGACCTAGAGAAATACTACTACGATGCAGACCAAGAGATACAGGACAGCGAGATACGCATTCAGTATCTAAAAACTATTGTTGAAACCCTTGAGAGTATCATGAATAATCTCAACTGGAGACACACCACGATTGGTAACATCATCAAGATAAGACAACTTGAGGCAGGATACTAATGAGTGTTGAAAAGAACGCAAAGGCATTCGCAGAAGAAAGAGTTAACTTCCTTATAGATAATAACTACATTGATAAAAATCGACGTGAAGAAGTATTCGAATCGTTAAGATATAAGTTTATAGAAGAAGATGCCAGAGACAAAGAATACATTGCCAAACACAATAACCGTAGGACTCAAGAATCATAGTATGATGTTGGTTGATGCGGAGGCGCATCAGATACCAGAACTACGAGAATACTTTTCTTTCTTTGTACCCAACTATAGATATGTCCCTGCCTACAAGAACAAAAAGTGGGATGGCAAAATCAAGTTATTCAATCAGGTCACGCGCGAACTCAATGTGGGTTTGTATGAACACTTGCGTAAGTTTTGTAGTGACCGAATGTATCCCCTACGATTACAGGAGACCGACTATGGACATCCTGCTCAGAGAAATAAAGTAGACCACCAAACCCTTGTGAAGTTTCAAGAGAGTTTGAAGTTACCCTTTCCCCTACGCGATTATCAGTACGAAGCAGTGTCACACGGCATCGAGAAAAAACGCGCGATTTTATTATCCCCTACAGGTTCGGGTAAATCCTTTATCTGTTATAATCTGATACAATGGTACATGGATAACTATGGCGACAAACAGATACTGATTGTTGTTCCTACAACAAGTCTAGTCGAACAACTCTATAAAGACTTTGATGAGTATGGATTTGATGTAGAAGAGAATGTGCATCGTATCTATAGTGGTAAGGATAAGAATACCGACAAACCTATTATCATATCAACGTGGCAATCTATTTACAAGTTTAGTCGAGAATGGTACGAGAACTTTGGTTGCGTAGTAGGTGATGAGGTACATCTCTTCAAGGCAAAGTCTCTTTCGGGTATTATGAATAAGTGTGTGAATGCTGAATATAGATTTGGTATGACAGGTACACTCGATGGAACCTGCAACAAATAAACTTGTGCTTGAAGGATTATTTGGTGTAACGAAAAGAGTGACGATGACCAGAGACCTACAGGAGAAAGGTACACTTGCAAAATTAGATATCTCCATTCTATTATTGAGGTATCATAATGATGTGTGCCACTGGATGAAGGGTAAGACCTATCAAGAGGAAATAGATTATATTGTCACGAATGAGAAACGCAATAGATTGATTACTAATCTAGCGGCAGACCAGAAAGGAAACTCACTGGTGTTATTTCAGTTCGTAGAAAAGCATGGTAAACCATTATTCGATATGATACGCGACAAGGTAGGCGAGAGACCCGTATATTACGTCTCAGGAGAGGTAGATGCAAAAGACAGGGAACAGATAAGGGGAATCGTAGAGAAACAAAAGAATGCTATCATTGTTGCGTCACTCGGTACATTCTCTACAGGTATCAACATAAGGAACCTACATAATATTATATTTGCATCTCCAAGTAAGTCTCAAGTGAAAGTGTTGCAATCTATTGGTAGGGCATTACGAATGAGTGATGATGGTAGTGTTGCTAAACTCTATGACATTGCAGATGACTTTCATGTGAAATCTCATAAGAACTTTACACTGAAACATAGTGGTGAAAGAATTAAGATATATAGTAAGGAACAGTTCCCATATAACATATTTAAAGTGGACTTAAAGTAGGACTAAATAATATTATGAGTAAAGAGTTATACGAAACAAAACAATTTAAACTTACATCAGGTGAGGAAGTTATTGCTGAAGTTGTCCAATGGAATATGGATGACGAGACAGAGATAGTTGTCCGTAAGGCAATGAAACTTGTCATGGGTGAAACTGAAGGTGGTAGTTATAGATATTATTCCTTTCGACCTTGGATGGTATATCAAGAAAACTTACAGGACTTTATTATATTGAACGCGGCACATATTGTTGGTATTGCTCAACCTGTTGATTCTATATTGATACAATATGAAGAAGCACTTATTAGTATGCAAGAAATGTTTGAGAGTAGAGAAACCCAAGCAACCGTAACAGGTAATGGTGATGTGAATGAACTGACCCAGAAGTTAAGAGAACATTTAAAGGACATTGAAGAAGCAAATGATGATGAAGGAAACGACGACAATGTGCTTCCATTTATAGACCCAAAGACATTACATTAAATATGTATATCCAACCTTCCCTAAAGAGTACTTTAAGTATACCATACTTTTCAGAATATGTCAAGCATAAAATGAAAATAAATATTTGCTTGACTTCTGCACCCCGTTGTGATAGAATAGTAGGTATAGAAATAAAACTATAACAGGAATTAAAATGAATAAAGTGAAACCAAGAGATAGACCACACTACGTTAATAACGCGCAGTTCTCACAAGCAGTGGTTGACTATGTTACTATATTAAATGAAGCACGCGATAAAAAGGCAAACCGACTTCCAAAGGTTCCCGACTATATCGCATCCTGTTTCCTAAAAATATCTGAAGGTCTTTCCCATAAATCAAACTTCGTGAGATACACATATAGAGAAGAGATGGTAATGGACGCAGTGGAGAACTGCCTCAAGGCGATAGAGAACTACAACCTAGAAGCGGCAACACGAACAGGTAAACCAAATGCGTTTGCTTACTTCACACAAATATCTTGGTATGCATTCCTACGCAGAATAGCAAAGGAAAAGAAACAACAAGATATCAAAATGAAATATATCAATCAATCTGGTATTGAGAACTTTCTTGATAATGAACTTGGTGATGCTCAGAGTGCCACAGTTGCACAAGCATTCGTTGACCAACTTCGTATTCGTATTGATGAGGTAAAGGTCAAGGATAGTGAGTGGAAAGAGATTGTAAAGAAACAACGTAAAAGACGTACAGTCAAAGTTGATAGTGACCTATCGGGGTTTATAAGTGATTGATAATTTTGTATATCACGGTAAGTCTTTGGACATTATGCATTGGAACTTACACAATCTCGGTGACGCTGAAACAAGACGAATACACAAAGACAACGCAACCTATAATGAATGGATAGACATACAAAGAGAACTACTCGTAAGGGAGATTACGAATATGACCGAATATAATACTTGACTTATTGTGTCAAGTGTGATATACTAAAGGTTATATAAGAAAGGCAAACTATGAAAATCGCAATACTGAATGATACTCACGCGGGTATACGAAACTCTTCGGACATCTTTATGGATTACCAAGAGAAGTTTTATCGAGATGTATTCTTCCCCTATCTAAGAGAAAATGGTATCACTCAGATACTTCACCTTGGCGACTACTATGATAATCGTAAGACCGTCAACTTCAAGGCACTGGGTCACAATCGTAAAATCTTCCTAGAGAAACTTCGTGAGTATGGTATCACGATGGATATCATTCCAGGAAATCACGATGTATACTACAAGAATACTAATGAGTTGAATGCTTTGAAGGAACTTCAAGGTCACTATATGAATGAAGTTAATCTTGTTATGGAACCAACAGTGTTGGACTATGAAGGATTGAAGATGGGACTTGTCCCTTGGATATGTAAAGAGAATGAAGAACAGTGTCTTGACTTTATTGCGAATTGTAAAGCAGACTTTATTGGTGCGCATTTAGAACTACAAGGTTTTGATATGCAGAAAGGTATGCCTTGTCAAGATGGTATGTCTCCCAAACTCTTTGAGAGATTTGAGACTGTATTGTCGGGTCACTTCCATGCCAAGTCACATATGGGTAACATACATTATCTTGGGTCACAGATGGAGTTCTTCTGGAATGATTGTAATGATGACAAGTACTTCCACATTCTTGATACGGAAACAAGAGAACTGACTGCTGTTCGTAACCCTGTCACAATCTATGAGAAGATATATTATGACCACGAGAAGTTAAACAAGTTTCAAGACCTATCACATCTTGATGAGAAGTTTGTGAAGATTATTGTGGTGAACAAGGGTGATGCATATGAGTTCGAAAGATTTGTTGACAGGGTACAGGCACAAAAGATACACGAACTCAAGATACAAGAAGACTTCTCCGATTTCATTGGAGACAATGTAGATGACGCAAAGGTTTCTGTAGAGGATACTGAACAGATTGTATATGATTATATTGATGCTGTCAATACTGACCTCGATAAGGGTAGGATAAAGAAAGAGATTTCTGATTTAATGAAAGAAGCACAGAGTATGGAAATAGTATAACTTTGTGCTTGACTTATGTTATCCATTGTGATATAATGGATGTTGAAAAGGAAATTTTATGATTTATTTTGAGAAACTGCGGTTCAAGAACTTCTTGTCTACAGGTAACAACTTTACTGAGTTGAGTTTGAGAAAACTCCTACGACATTAGTTGTAGGGCAAAATGGTGCAGGTAAGTCTACTATGTTAGATGCCTTGTCATTTGCCATCTTCGGAAAACCTCATCGCAAAATCTCTAAGACGCAACTCGTAAACTCAATCAATGGTAAAGGTACTATTGTAGAGGTGGAGTTTCGCATCGGTTCGTCCAACTATAAAGTTGTCCGTGGTATCAAACCCAACAAGTTTGAGATATGGGTCAATGGCAATATGGTGAACCAAAATTCTCATGCACGCGAATATCAACAAATGCTTGAGAATAATATTATCAAGTTGAACCACAAGTCCTTTCATCAAATAGTGGTTCTTGGGTCTTCGTCCTTCGTCCCGTTCATGCAACTCTCTGGAGGCGCACGACGCGAAGTGATTGAAGACCTACTTGATATAAATGTTTTCAGTAAGATGAATGGTATCCTGAAGGAACAGACATCTATACTCAAAGATAAGATGAACAATAACGCACATGAAATCAATCTGGTCGACACTAAGATACTTGCTCAGAAGAAATATCTTCGTGACCTTACTACGATTACATCGGCACAAAAGAAAGAGAAACAGGATACTATCAATAATCTTCAAGAGGATATACGAGTATTGAATGAGTCCAACGGAAGTCTTACTTCTGAAATAACAACAAACCAACCTACCCTGAATGAAGAGTCCACCAACGTATCGAAGGACATTACTGAACTTGATAAGTTTATGACGCAGTTCCGTACTCAACAGAAGAACGTAGTGAAACAGGCAAAGTTCTTTTCTGAGAATGATACTTGTCCTACTTGTGAACAGGATATAGATGCCGATACGAAACAACATCACCTATCCGAATGTAAGACCAAGGCAGGAACTATCAAAGATGCACTGGAGATGGGTGAGAAGAAACGTACTAGTCTTGACTTATTATTAGAACAAGTAAATACTAAGTTGAATGAAGTAAGAGAGTGGCAGAGTAAAGTCAATGCCAACACTCAAGAGATTGGTCGTATCAATAATAATATCAACAGACTACAAAGTGAAATACAAGAGATAGAAAATAATACTGGAGACCTTACCGAAGCAAACGAGGGTCTGGAGAAACTAAGAATAGAGAAAGAGGGTTTACAAGAAGACAAGTTTAAACTCGCTGAACAAAACTCATACAATCGTGTCAACGCAGAACTACTGAAAGACACGGGTATAAAGACAAAGATTATAAGGCAGTACTTACCTGTTATCAATCAGTTGACTAACAAGTATTTACAAATCCTTGACTTCTTTGTTCACTTTGATTTGGATGGGAGTTTCGCTGAGACTATCCGTTCAAGACATCGTGACGCATTCTCCTATGACTCATTCTCTGAGGGTGAGAAACAACGTATTGACTTGTCATTACTATTTACATGGAGACAGATTGCTAAGATGAAAAACTCTGTAGCAACAAACCTTCTAATCCTTGATGAGACTTTTGACT